CTGAAGGGCCTCTGGAAGAGCGTCCAACTCCGCTGGGCTAAGGCTCAGCCCGAAGGGTCGGCGGCCCGCGCTCTCGCAGCTCAGCTGCAGGGGCACATCGAGAACGGCAGGGTCTCTGCTTCGGCGGAGACGTTGGCCCTGATCGATGAGCTCCGAGCTGAGGCGGCCGGGGCCGAGAAGCGCGAAGCTAAGGCTGCGGCCAAAGCTAAGCGCTCCGCTGAGCAGCAGGCGGAGAGAGACTGGAAGATTCTCTACGCCCGTCTAGCTCAAGCGGGTAAGTCCCCCGCGTTTCGAGCCAAGCGACGAGAGATCGTGGCTCTGATGAAGAGCCGCCAGCCTCTTGTAGAGCGCTGCGAAGCCGCACGCGCTGTCCTTGGTGACAGCGAGTGAGGCGGCCAACCCGCCCCTGGGAAGAGAGCATCTTCTCTTATCAATGGGGAAGATCTGGCAAGCCCCCTAGGCCAAGAAAGCGCTAGAGGGTATTATACCTGCAGCAGTATCCAGCCTAACGATTCCCCTGAGAGGGTTTCAGGCTGAGGCTAAAGCTATAGCTGCTGCGGGTTATTTTTTAGCTATCTCCATCCACTCCAAGTACACCTTGTAGTTGGTAGAGCCCCTCATGTCGGTAACTTCTTTTTTACCTAGCACAATGCTGCCCTCTACTCCCCTCGCAAGAATATTCTCGTACTCTGGGCAGCCATCAGGTCCGATTATAAAGACTCTGGCTCTAGGGATAAGGGTCGTTTTTTTAGCTGACTTTCCTAGAGCCTTCATCGAATGAGGAGTATGGGCGCTAAAAATAGGGTTAGCTTCAGGATTAAACCCGGGAGGCGGGTCTTTTATCTCTGGGAAAATAACAGGATCAGAAGCTGGTCGAGTTCTCTGCTCATGGCTAGAGCGTGATAGCTCTCCTATAAAGTCTTCGCTCATCGAGGCGCACCTTGCTGTCTACTCTGGTCAAGCCGAAGCTGTTCCATACGTTGTATAACCACACTATACATGACATAGTCTTCTGCTTGTAGTGCGCTAAGCTGCGATCTACGAGTTCCGTCGTCCATATTAAGGAACTCCATCGCTAACCCTTCAGCCTGAGCAATAACTGCTTGCTGATCGTAGTTAAGTCCAGGTGGCTGTCCCTGTTGCGCCATAGACTTAGCCTGCTGGGCCAGATCTTGCTGCAGCTTCTCCATCTCAATCTGAATCTCTTGCTGCATGCGAGCGTCTGTAATCATCTCGTTCTTAACGCGCTCTTGCTCCTCCGGGAGGTCAATAGAGTGTGTCTCAGCCACAGTCGTTTTGCTGACCACCTGCTGACCGAACAGCTGCATGATAAGCTGCTTCTGCTGAATATCATCAACCATCTTAAAGTCGCCAAGCTCCACTTCTACCTCGGGCCAGCCCATGTAGAGACCCAGGCTATCAGCTACCCATTTAAGGAGTCGATTTATCTGGAATACAGAGCTTTCTAGCTGGTTCTCGAGCATCCTGAGAGTGACGCTAGAGCCGGTAAAGCTAAGCCCTCCATATACAAACTCCTTAGGGAAGCCCATAGATGCAATGATGTTATCTTCAGCTCTTTGAATCTCTGAATCAACCATCAGAGCGCGGCCTTCGCCTCCCACTTGCTGAACACTCACAGCGATGGGCGACATCATTATGTGGTTAGGGTCCTTGCGCCACTCCTCTAGGTTATTCTCTAAGTCATCCATAAACGAAGAGATACTAATAGTAGTAATCGGGTCAGCTGCTCCAGAAGTAGCGGCGGGGCTCATTACCCTCATAGGTACAATACGCTCTAGCGCGATAGCCTCGTTAGCTTTGCGAAGAACCATAGTATGGTGAAACAATGGGATAGCCGCTGTCAAAAGAGGGTAGCCCCATCCGCTCTTAACTCCAGCAGGAGCGTCTGCTCTCATGTGGAAGATCTTGTTTCTACCGAATTTGTAGAGATCTTGTCCGCCGCTCTTGCAAGCCTCTAGTATGCTAATAGGAGTAGTCTCAATAACATGCCTGTTACCGGATTGGATTTTAGACTTAATATTATGAGGAATCTTAAGGTAGTACTCGCTCTCGTTAGTGAGCTCGTTATGTGAGATGCTAATAGCCTTCGGGTCCCATCGTATTACATGCACTCTACGAGGGTCTACAATAAGCTTATCTTTTACAGTAGCAATGCCTTTAGTTCCGCAGTTATCGCACTCCATACTGAATGAAGTCTTAGAGACGTCGAACTTGTACTTAGCGTGATCTACCGAGTAGCTAGAGCTACAGTTGTTGCAGATTAAGTACCTTTTGAATGGTAAGTGCACAGAGCAGAAGCTATTACCGTAAACGTGCAGGTCAATGCTGGCCTGAATGAGCACGTTCTTAATGCCTACTGCTTCCTCTAGCGCTTGCTTATACTGTGATCTTAGCTGGTCGCTATCTGTAGAGTAACTAATCTCAGTAATAGGGTACTCTGCGTACTTGCGGACTCCGGCAAATATTTGGGCAGAGTTGTAGTACAAGTACTCAGTCCACCGAAAGAGTTGCTTTAGGTTCTTCGGAGCGAAATCATGCGCCCAAAGTCTAGTCGGATCCCCATAGGGTCCTCCTGCGTATCCTACAGATCCTATGTCTGTAAGTAGGTCTTGCATCCCCTGCATGATTACTCCATATGGTGGTATAAGGTTATGTATGATTACTTTAAATTTTACCCGTACTAAATCAGGTATAGACCTGTTCTGGTGCTCTGGCGCCAGATACGATTCTACCTTAAGTAGGGTCTATGGCTCTAAGTTTAGCTCTGGAAACTGGCTCTTTCCAGCCTTCTCTCCCTTTTACGAGTGGGTGCTAGAAGACCTTACTACAGTGGTAGGGGAGAAGCTAGAAATCTCTGCTGAAGCGCAGACGCACATAGATGCGCAAAAAGAGAGAGAAGATAAAGTGCGAAAGGGAGACCTGTTCGGCTTTACTCCTAGGTTTAAACCTTATGCTCACCAGGCTGAAGGCCTATCTCGGATCATTTACCAGCCTAGGACCGCTATATTCTGGGACCCCGGGATGGGAAAGACCAAGCTTATGTGCGACCGCATACTATACGAGCGGTCTAAAAACCCTAATGCTCGCGCGCTCATCCTGGCCCTAAGAGTAAACCTCTCTACATGGGTAAAAGAGATGAAGACCCACAGCCAGGGCAAGGAAGAAATACTTCCACTCATAGCCAGCTCTCCAGCTCAAAGAGAGAAGCGTTTTAACAAGCTACTAGATAAAAATCCTGCAGGCATAGTAGTAACTTACGAGTCTGCCCGAGTGTCCGTGCCGCTGCTAAAGCGCTTTGGCTATTCTATCATCATAGCTGATGAATGCCACAAGATGCAGAGCCACCGGAGCAAGCTTACTGTAGCCGCGCTAGAGCTAGCTGCAAAAGCCACTTACAGGTATATTCTTAGCGGAACACCTACGAAGGGTAAGCCGACAGACATCTGGGCAAGCTTAAAGTTCCTAGGAGACTTCTTGGTTCCAAAGTACTGGGACTTTGATACTCTCTACGTAATGAGAGCTCATTGGAACAGGCATGTCATCACTGGGTATAAGAACCTAGACAAGCTTAATGAGTTAGTAGAGAACATTGCCGATGTTCGAACTTCAGAAGAAGCTCTAGATCTTCCTGATAGGACCTTTCAGGTAATAGACGTAGAAGCTAGCCCATCCCTTCGTAAGGCCTACAACTCCATAGCTAAAGCTGATGAGTTTGTAATACTTGAAGGTAAGAAACTAATGGTAGAAAACCATCTTACCAAGCTTGGGAAGCTATCTCAGGCAAGCTCAGGGTTTGTGTACAGGAGCTTAGAGGACCCAACAATATGCGACGGCTGTCCTCACATGCAAAGGTGCGTAGACGAAGCTATCCAACCGTACACTTCTAAGTGCCAAGTGGAGAAGCGCTCCCCTGGTAAGGAAACAATTAAGATTACACGTGGAGGAGCTGTAGTAGACAGCTGTATGGAGCTGCTAGCTAGCCATGTGGAGAGCGGTAAGAAAGTTATACTATGGGCTAAGCACAGAGAAATGCTAGATAGTCTATACACAGAATCTTGCTCTCTACTCGGAGAAGAGGCTGTCGTAAGGTACGATTCTACAACAGCTAATCCGGGAGAAGCGGAGGAGAAGTTCAACACTGACTCAGGCAAGAAAGTTATAGTAGCCCAGATAACAATGGGTATAGGTGTTACTTTCAAGGCACCCATAATGATCTACACTGAGCTAAGCTTTAACCTAGCTGACTGGCTTCAGAGTCTGGATCGCAACTGGGGTATACGTGCCAAAGGGCTGGGTAACATACTCGTACAGGTCTTGACTATACCCGGTAGTATCTATGCCCAGACATATAATCTGCTTCAGAACAAAGTAGATGTGGCAAGCCTCATAAAAGATAAGCCTAGCTGCTCTACCTGCCCCAAAGTGCTTGACTGTATTGCGGGAGGAGTACAACCCTACGACAAGGACTGCATCCTGGATAAAGCAGTCCCGGTGTCTAAGATCAAGATAGGAACGATATGACCAACATCGTTGTTACGTCTGTCAACTCAGAAGAGTTTGACTCTATTAAATCCCCTAAACTACCTAGGGGCTACCTAAGCGCATCTCAAATTCAAAAGTATCTCATGTGCCCTGAGGACTACAGGCTGACCTACATCGAGGGACGCAAGTTCAAGCCTAACTCTAAAATGGTTCGAGGCTCCTCTGTTCATAAGATGGTAGAAAAGTCTCTCCTTATGCTCAAGGGTAAGGGAGTAGTTCCGGAGGAAGAGGAGGTCCTAGATCTTTCTAGGGGCATAGTAGAAGGAGTCTTACAGAGCCAGGAGACAAGCGAAGAAGTAGACATGGAGGAGCTTGTAGACTCTTCGCAAAAATCTTTCAGAGCCTGGTATAAGGAAAGGATACATTCTGTTGTACCTATCTCGGTAGAGCAGGAAGTACTCGCTACTATTAATGATGTTCCCGTTAGAGGGTTCATCGACTACATAGACGGTGCCGGAGGCTCCCCGACCGTAGTAGATCTTAAAGTAGGCAATAAGAAGAGAGACCCTTGTAACTCTCTTCAGCTCGGTTTATACAGCCTGATGACGGACATCAAGTCCGTCGCATATGACACTATCCTACAGCCCACTAAAAAGCTGCCTTGTAGGATCAATTACGAATCTGCGCAGTACGCCGAGAGGTACTCCCAGCATATAGGAAGGATCATAGAGAGGGTTAATGAAGGAATCACTTCAGGATACTTCCCGCTATGCCTTCCAGACAACTGGGCCTGCAGCCCGGCGTACTGCTCACACTACGAAAGGTGCAGAGGATGAGTCGTTCTCTCGTATCCGGTAATATTACTTTCCTCGATATTGAGGAGATCTACGGCCCTCCAAGCAACAATCCTCGTCAGACATACTCTGAAGAAGGCATGGAGGAGCTTATTAACAGCCTTAAGGCTCAAGGGCAGCTACGCCCAGTAGTAGGACGCATTCGATGCGAGCACGATCCTGCAGACTCTGAGGGTTTCGCGGTTGTCCTTGAAGACGGCCACTCTCGCTTGGAGGCGCGTCGCCAGGGTAACTACGACAGAGACGGAAAGAACATCCGTCGAGAGGACATCAAGGTCCTCATTGCGCCCTCCATCGAGATGCGCGCGCAGGAGCTGTTCGATGAAAAGTTCCCAGACGGTATTGACGATGTAGAGGAGCTTAGCCGGCAGCTCTCCTTCTGTGTGGAGGAGATTAAGAGCTCCATCGCCAGAGAGTCTCACGCGGTAAATACTATCCGAGAGAAGTGGGACGTCTACGGTGAGGCAGTAAGCCTTGACGCTCAAATTAAGATGCAAGAGGTCCTAAGCCCAGACCTAAGCCGAGACGAACTGATGCAGAAGGTCGCAGACGCTAATGGTACGCGGGTAGACACCCTGCGTATTCGTCTAAGTCTTCTAGACGAGGCTAAGACGCCTAAGGACATTCAGAGCGCGCTAAAGAAGGGCGAGCTGAGCCAGTCACAGGCTCTCGTGCTGCGACGGGTTAGCGACGAAGAGACTCGTAAAGACCTCACTGATCGCACCTATACAGATGACCTCTCAGTCGCAGCCCTTAATAAAGAGATTAAGAAGCTCGAAAAGAAGGCTGAGGCAGAGGGCAAAGACCCTGTAGTAACAGGCAAGCGTAAGAGCCGTAAGAAGCAGGACTCTTCACTTAGAGACGAAGAGATGCTCCTCGCGGCCATCTCTGATCTGCAAGGAGTGCTTGAGGCCACTGACCCGGACTCTGAACCTGATGAGTATGAGCGCACTATCGGCGCTATTGCTGCTCTCCAGTGGGTTCTTACACCGGAGTCAGAGGAAGATATCCACCTGGTAATCTCTTCTACAGCGGAGAAGATTTACGCAGAGGACCCAGAAGAGGACCCAGAAGAGGGCTCGGAGCAGGCTGAGGACTCTCAGGTAGAGGCACCTGAGGACGACTCATCTGAGTAATACTTAGACCACTTCTCTAACTTAGAGCGAGCTACCTCCTTAACCTGGCGTACTCGCTCTGAGCTGAGCCGTAGGTCTCGGCCTATAGACTTTAAGGACTCCTCCTTGCCAGTCTTTATGCCGAAAGAGCGCTCTATTACAATGCGCTCCCTATTGGTCAAGAACCTAAGTAGGGTATCGGTTTGGAGCTTAAGGAGAGCCTTCTGCTCCTGACTCTCTACCTCGGTCTCAGGGCCATCTATTGTCGAAGACATATTCACGTCTTCTAAGGTCTTAATGTAGACCAGGCTGTCCGGGGAAGATTTCAACTCCTCGGTAAGCTTAGCTTTTCTGCGGGACTTTATAGGAGGCTTCACAATCTTGGAGTCTTCTACGGCGTACTTTCTGATGTACATCAGAATCCAGTACCCGGCATACGTGCTGAACTTGACGTCTTTCTCAGGCTTGAACTTTGGTAAAGCTCGAATAAGTCCTTCATTTCCAGCACTTATGAGTTCCTTTAAGGTCTCTGGATTATTATCTTTCCAGTAACCTTTGGCTATGCTAAAACATAGCCTCAGGCAGCCCTCCACAAGTCGGTGGCCTGCTGAAGAATCCCCACTCTCATACCGGCGAAAGAGAACTCCTTCCTGCTCCTTTGTTAGTAAAACAACGTGGGACAGGTCCCGATAGTACTCTTCCAGTATGAAATCATCCATGGAGACCTCGTGAGTAACGAACTTCAAAACAATGATAACAACAGCATTAGCGCTGTAAATGTCAAGACGGCTGCTCTTCTTCGTAAGATCATGCCCGCACAGCATTCAGGCCTCGGGCCTGGGATGGGGCGACCTAAGAGTCGGATTACATCCCTCGGAGAGCTCAAGCCTCGTCAGCCGAGCTCCAGAGATCCCCGAATCCCTGCAGATTCCGCCCCCTTCGATTTGTATACTACAAGTGGAGAGTTCTGGAAAGGCTCTGAGGGTGTGCCAGTAAGCATCGTGCATATTCACAGAGAGCAGGCCTACTGGTCTCAGGATAATCAGAGGCTATGCTCCTCTATGAATGGCATGCAGGGTCGCTCCGCCCAGGGAGTTGATATTCACCCTAACGGCCCGATCCGTAGCTGTGCGGAGATCGACCAGTATGGCCGTCGGCGTGTTACATGCCCCTTCGGTAAGCCTAAGGATGCGGGTAACGGGTCCTGGTCCCGCCCCGATTGCGGCCGGATGGTCAAGGCAGTCGTAGTAGTCGGGGACTGCGAGGACCTTGTTACTATTACCTTCAAGGGTAGTAGCTTTGATACAGCCGACTCCCAGCTCATGAGCATGCTCATGGACCAGGAGAGCCTATGGTCCCGGCAGTTCATCGTCTATACAGAAGAAGGCGCTAGGCCTACCTACTGCGTAATGAAAGTGAAGCAGGGTGCTCTCAACTCTGAGGAGAACAAGGCTATCTTCGCTAAGATCTCAGAAGAGTATAGTGCAAAGTACGAGGAGATGTGCTCCCGTATCTACACTATTAAAGAGCCGCGTGAGGCTGCTCCGGCCCAAACTGAGCCCGTTACCTCCACTCTGGATTCTGACGAAGATCCAGAGTTCTAGAAAGGAGGGAGCGTGGCTCCTTTTTTTAGTCCCCAGGCTAGAGCCCTCAAGCCCTGGAGCAACTCTAAGCTAAGCACTTTAGAAAAGTGCCCATATAAGTTTAATCTACAGTATGTAGAAAAAATCAGAGAGTCCGACATACCAGAGGACCTCACCGCAAAAGTAGATAGGACAGCTACTAAGTTCGGCTCTGCTGCGCATAGGCTATCTGAGCTTGTAGCAGAGGGCAAATCCCTTGACGATGCTTTTGCTCAGACAAAAGAAGAGGAGCAGCTTACTAGGCAAGAGACAGCGCTGCTAGACACTCACAGAGACACTGCCACCATCTTTGAAGATAGGATCACTAGATTCAAAGATAAGTACAGTATCGCTGATGATAGACAAGAAGTAGAGCTGGCCGTAAGTCCGTCCCTCACACCCTCAAGCTACTATGACTCAGGCGCCATGCTCCGGGGTAAGATAGACAGACTAATGATCTCCGAAGATGAAAAAACAGCGGTGGTCATTGATCTTAAGACGTCTAAAAGAGCTACTCTGCAATATGCGGGACCTCAATTAGACTTCTATACTACTCTAATTTTTGGCGCCTATCCAAAGGTGCAAACTGTCAAGCAGGGCTTGTACTTCCTCACTCTAGGGCAGATGCTTTGGGCCCCCACAGCCAGAAGAATCTCCTATAAAATGGACGGTGAGAATAGTATAGTAGGGCGGGTCAACGGCGCGGTGAACGAATTCTACACTCAAGTAGTGCCTGAAATCCGAGTGCATACTCTATGTAAGTGGTGTATTTACAGGGAGATATGCAAGAAGGAGAGGAGGGCTCGTAGGGCTGCAGCAAAGGCCTAGGAGAGAGAATGAAGACCGGTAAGGTTTGGAAAGAACTAGGTCCTGAAACATGGGCCTCAATACTAGCAGACACTAAGTCCACATCTATTACTACAAGTGGCGCAGTAGTAAAAGCCACATGCCCCTACCCGGACCATCATGATAACACCCCTAGCTTCTACATCAGAACCGACCTAGGTTTTGCTAAATGCTTCGGGTGTTCTAAATACTGCTCTAACCCTGTACAATTTCTAGCCGCCATAAAAGGCGTATCAGATGCAGAGGCATTCCTAGAGCTTAGGTCTCACGGGGCTAAGCTGCCTCAGAGCCTAGGAAAGAAGATCCGAGAGCAGGAGACTCGTAGGAAAATAAACGGAGAGATAGCTCTAGTGGCTAACTCCACGTTAGTATCTGCTGCTAAGAATAGGAAGAACCCTAGGTGGTCCTTCGCACAGAAGACTCTAGACTTTCTGGAATCTAGAGGCATACAAGCAGACCCTGCGCTTATCAGCCAGCTCCCTATCGGAGTTCTGCCTCCCTTTAGCGAGATAGAAAGAAGCTCCGAGCTTACCTGTAAGCCAGGTATAATGGAGTTCTTTAAGGGCTGGCTGCAAGATAGCTACAGTAACTTTGTAGGAGCCCTAGTCTTCTTCTACTATACAAGCCCCACAGAGATCTCCGGGTTTAGAATCAGGTATGAGTTCCTCAAGCCTGCTGTGTACAAAGACAAGCAGATCTTAGCTATAGGCCCAAAAGGGGACGATACTGAGATAGGGTTCTTTGGGCTGGGTAACTTTGCAGCAAAGATCGGTGGCAATCAAAGGGCTAAGAACCCGTGGAAAGCCTCTGATGCTCTGGTCGTAGAGGGAGAGTTCGACCTTCTATCCATACTTGTCAAATATCACACAGTAGAGAAGGTTACCTTAGACCCTATCCTCTGCACTCAAGGCAGCCTGATGTCCAACCTGGACTCTGCTAAAACCTTGGGAATAGACAAGTTATACCTCTGCCTAGACAATCACCATAAAGACTCCGGTGGGCTGCTAAGGCTAAAAGAAGTCCTCTCGTCTACAAGCCTAGACTGTTACGTGTTTGATTGGACTCTGGATGTAAAAGACCCTGACGAAGCCGTGTCGTCCCTAGGGTGGGACGTAACTAAGGAGGCGATGTTCTCCTACGTCCGAGGAAAGAGAAAGAACTTTACAAGAGCTGTGCGGTGGTGCGTAGATGTAGCTAAAGATGCTATAGATGCGTGCGACCCGGATGATCTTAGATCTATTCTCTCTGAGACCTCTGCTATAGGAAAGTGCCTGCTTAATCCTTTGGATAACAGAGCGTTCGTCTCCACTGTAGCGGAGGAGACGGGGATCTCTAAAGCTTTACTGACAGAATCTATCCTGGGTAGAGCTGAGACAGAGAAGGGGTTTATCTATCGAACTGCTATGGAAGTTCGAGAGATATACGAGTTCATAGGTTTAGAGTTTGACAGCTCTCGTACTAACCTTCTCGTATGGCAAAAAGAGCACCGAAGGCTTAGGTCTATCGATGTGACTAAAGGCCTAGGAGACCTTATTTCTTCCATGTCCACAGACCTGGGCGCCCTTGTTTGCTGGGCGGAAGAAAACTTAGGGCTGCCTGACTTTGTTAAGTACACGGGAACCGGGGAAAAAAGAGTAGAGAACTCTCTCCTGCGGCAAACTCAGCTTCAAGAGTCGTACCTAAGGCTGTCCTTAGCTGAGATCCTAAAAGTTACTCCTATGGCTGGGAACTTAAGAAAGTTCGGCCAGGGCGCTCACTACGTAAACACTGGAGATAGTAGCTCCGACAAAGTCTTTAAATGGGTAGTAGTAAACGGGGATGCGGTATATGTATCCTCTCCGGTCACGGGAGAAGATCTTACTTGGCAAGAGTACACAGAGCCTACCCTGGGAGATATCTACTTCGATCTAGATAAGAGGGCCTACTGGTCCGAAGAGCTCTCTACTGTGGCCGACTTAAATAATGCTTCCACGGAAGAGCTCACAATCTCAGAGTGCTGGGAAACTGTCTTCAATATGCTGAAGGACGGGTGGACTATAGAAGAGGGCGACGCTGGTATGGAATACCTAACGAACGCCTTCTTCGTAAACACGATTAATACATGCGTAGGCAGGCATCTGTACACTATTATAAACGGAGAGAGGAGCACGGGTAAATCCTCCCTCGCAGAGCTTCTATGCAGCTCCAACTATGACTGGAGGCTGCTTGAGTGCGTGCACAGCTCTGATACTTACTCATCTGCAGGCGTTAGAAACTCTATGGACGGCAGAGCCGGCGGGTACTTCTGTGATGAGTTCGAGCTAAGCCATAAGAATCCTAAGAGGTCTAAGGCTGTAACAGAGATCCTAAGCGATCAGAGAGGCCTAGTTCAAAAGTCTGAGCACGTAGTACAGCACGGGGCACCTGGGGGCGGTCAGCGTAGGTATGTACTTAAGTACCAAGCTTGGGCGTGCGCTATCGAGTCTTTAAGAGACCCTGCTGACATCAGCCGATACGTAAAGCTAAAGACCAAAAAGATAGAAGGAAAGACCTCTCCCAAGAAAACAATCTCTGATAAGTATGGAGTAGAGGTTGTACGTAAATGCAGAAGGTTCTTAACTCTAGGTGTATACAAGTACGCTCCAGAGTTCCTTCAGAATATAAAAGAGCTTAAAGACGCTTTCCACGGGGATGGAACCTCTACCGAGGTAACCAAGCAGATGAAAGAGCTGCAAAAGCAAGCAGGAGGGCCGGTCCCCGGCCGCCTACTAGAGTCTGCTATAATCACAGCAGCCATCGGCAAGCTTGCTGGTAGGAACCCTTTTAAGTACATCTCAGAGTTCGTGAGGAGCCAAAAGACCTCTATTAGCGTGATGACTGACTCTGTTGAAAGTCGAGACCTACTCAGTGATATCCTCTCTAGTTCTGTGCGGTATCAAGAGATTGGTAATGTTACCGGAAAGGTAACCATACGCCATCTACTGACAGACAGCACTGACAGGGAGCGTTTGGGGAGCTTAGGAGTAGGGTTAACCTATAAGGCCTACATGGATAAAAGGTCCTCTAAGAAAGTGCACCACTACCTAGTGATCGAGTGGAACACTCTTCTCCTTAACCTACTAAGGCCCAATAAGCCTCAAGAGTACGGCAGGTACGAAACTGCCCAGAAGCTAAAGGCACGGCTATCCACAGACCCCTGCGCACTAGAGTGGTCAGACACTCTAAGAAAGCGCCTTGGGAGCAAAAAGAAGTTTGTGAAAGTCGGAGTTAAGTCTAGCGATATGACTATCTACGACCTTACACCTATGTTCGAGGACTGGGAAAATGATGATTAAGCCATCCTCTTGTATGGGGTGCCCCCTATACGAGAGTAAATGCTACGAGCCTGGAGGTATCTCCAGCAACTGTAAAACAGTGATCATGTCGAGCTGCCCTCCTAGCTGGGGGGGCCTGTTCACAGATAAAGGCGCTCAGCTTCTGAGAGGAGTAGTATACAACCTTATCCAGGAAGAGAGAGGTCAAGAAGTACAGCCGGTAACAGAGATGGCCGCATCTCTTCAGTATATGTACACTACTTACTGCCACTCAGAGTCTCTGGTAAAGAAAGAGATAGAGTACTGCAGAAACACACTAGGAATGCAGAAGCTATGTGATCTCTCTCCCGACATGATTATCTGCCTGGGAACAGAGCCGGCTGTATTCTTCCAGCTTCCTAAGGTAAACCAGAGAGATCTTCGTGGTAGGGTAATGGAGTACACCTTACCCACTGGGAAGAAAGTAAGCTTAGTGTTCACCCTAAGCTTGCATTATCTACTTGGCAGTCCCGGAGTGTACTCGCTTATAAAGGGAGATATCAGCCGAGCAGCTAAGATCCTAAAGGGCCTCCAAATGGAGCCCGTTGATCCGGAGAAGTTTAGGGATGTGTATGATATTCCTTGGACTCTCGAAGATGTAAAAGAGGCTTGCGCGGAGTACAGCTCCTACTCAGATGGAAAGCCAGTCTCCCAAACTCTTATGAGCTTAGATACAGAGACTAACACTCTCCATGCCTGGTGGCATGAGAGCAAAATCATCTCTGTCTCTGCAGGCTTCGGAAAGGGGAAGGCTCTTAGCTTTATGGTAGAGCATAAAGAGGCTCCTTACTCCCTAGAAGACGTAGCCCCGCACGTATTCAAAGTAACTATGTCTGACCACCCTAAAGGCTGGTGGAACTATAAGTTCGACTTGAATATGTTCAGACACTCTCTTGTAAGAAGGGTAGAGGCCAGAATGACTCCCGGTCTTCTATCGGACATTGAGAGAGAAGTCGGAAAGCCTTGGTCTCAGATAAAAGAAGCCGGAGGTGTGTACAACACTCGTTGGGACGGGCTGCTGGGAGAGCATATCCTAGATGAGGATAAAAACGGGTGGTACGGCTTAAAGACAGCTGTAGCTGACTATAAGTTTGAGCTGTACGGTTATGAGGACATGCTATCTACAGAGTTTAGTAAGATAGAGACTTCGGCTAAAGAAAGAGTGCAGAGCCAGCTAAGCTCAATGTCCTTAAAAGACTTGGGAGTAGCTTCACCTAACTACGCCGACAGCGTTACTCCCTCTACTCTCAAAGAAGAGTATGAGAGCCTAAAGTCTGGAATGAAGAGAAAGCTCAAGAGGGCCAAGTCAAGAGGAGAAGAAATTAAAACTCTTCGACTGCAAGACAAGATCTCTGAGGCTCAGCAGGAGTACAAGTCGCTTAAGTCGAGAGTAGATAAGGCTACCAAAAAAGAGACTGAGAAGTTCTACGTCAAGAAGCCTAAGGTTGCCGGAGAGCCTACTCTTTACACGTATGAAGACCTTCCTGCCTCTACTCTTCTCCTATACGGCGCTATAGATGCTGATGCTACGGCTGAGATATGCCTAGAGCAAAGAAGAAAAGTAGCTAAAGAAGACCCTAAGAGTGCAGCCGAGGCGTCTTCAAGAAAGAGAATGCTGAACCTAATGGACCGGCACTACCTGCCTCTTACGGAAAGATTGGCCCTTATGCAGGTAGAGGGCGTATTTACTGACAAAGCTCACATAGAAGAGCTCAGGTCTCGGCTGACTAATGATATAGAAGCCGTGGACTCTGAAATTAGGTCTAAGCTAGCGGAAGACTTTCCAAGCATGGATCTGACCTCTGTTAACCTTAACAGCGGGTCTCAGCTAGGTAATATAATCTTCGGATACTATGGCCTTCCAGTCCTAGAAGAGACAGAGAAGGGCGAGCCTAGCCTCACGGATTCGGTCCTGCAGAGGTATCACAAAGAGCACGGTAACTCTGTCGCTATGCTCGTCTCCAAGTACAGGAAGCTGAACAAAGCCCTGTCAGACTTTGTAGAGAAGCTAGACTATCTATCTGGCTACGACTCTAGGCTTCACGGCAATATACACCTTAACGGAGCTAAGACCGGCCGTACCTCTTCCTCTGACCCTAACCTCCAAAACATCACTGAAAGAGTCGTGATCACGGAGCCGGATGAAACCAAGTCAGAGTATGTTATTAAGAAGATTATTACAGCTTCACCTATAACAGACCCAGATAACCCAGGGTGGTCCTTTGGTCTTCCCAGAAGTTACTTCATGGATAAGTATAACTGGGAAGAAGGCGAAAAGCTTGTTGTAGTCGATGCAGATCTTAGTGGGGCCGAGGTTAAAGTAATGACTCGGTTTGCGCCGGATAAAGGGCTAATAAAAGCCCTGACCGACGGGTTCGACGCCCACAGCTGGATAACCTCTGAGATCCACGGGATACCATACGAGGATATACAGACAAAGAGAAAGCTGGATACGGAAGAGGGTAAGCGCTTGGACAACCTGCGTGGCGGGACTAAAGGCGTTGTCTTTAAGATTCTCTACGGAGGTGAGCCAGACGATCAAGCACTAAAAGAGCTAATCTTTCAAAGATTTCCCGGCATTCCTAAGTACCTAGAAGAGGTCCGTAGGGCTGTGCATAGGGACGGTAAGGTGTTTACCCCTAATGGTAGGGCTAGAAGATTTCCTCTGGTTAAAGTAGATAGGTGGGTCGCTTCTCGTAATGAGCGACAGGCTATCAACTATAACATTCAAAGCTACTGCTCAGACATTGTCCTTAACATGCTCGTTAACCTGGCTAACAACATGCATGAAATTAGGGGCCGAATGATGCTTACAGTGCACGACTCAGTGGTTTTTGAGTGCCCTGAGTCTGAGGTTAGTAAGCTTCCTGACTTTCTGCAGAAGCACATCACAGAGCATATCTCTAATGAGTTCCCGGATATTCCAGTGCCTATGACCTTTGGGTACAAGATAGGATGGAACTACGGTGATATGTACTCACTAAAAGACTGGATAAATATGTCAAAAGATAGCGAACCTACTAAAGGAGTGTAGCTATCAAGATAGTACTTCCAAAGTCTAAAAAGAGCAGCTGTAAGCTGACGGGCTTCTTCAACGCCCTCTTCTTCTGGGTCACTATTATCGTGACATTCAAAGAATGGCTTAAGCATAAAAGCATTCAAGAAGCCAACTCTGCAGTGGTTAAGATTAACGGCAGAGAGATTAAAGCGTCCTCAGTCGAGATAAAAGATGGGCACATATACGTTGACGGAGTGTATGTGTGCCCATCTAAGGTAGAGAGCGTCTCCTTGAAAGATCCTAATAAAAGTTGAGATCTTTCATCATGACCTTAGCCGCCACCCATGCGAATACTTGAGCGTGAAAGGCGTCATCCGGGTTAGAAGGACTATGAGTCCAAATCTTCTTTCCTGATGGGGTAGTCTCTTCATAGAGAGCCAGCATGTCCTTAAAGGCCATTCCCATCAAATCCCTAGAGAGGTACTTAACTCTCCGCTTCTTAATAGTCATCATATAGTTGTCTATAAGGGTGGTCTTATCTGCTAAGTACCTATCTACTCCATTCCACTTGAGCGGAGTTGCACTGGATCCGTATTGCAGCTGAGCCACCTTGGCTTTGCCGCTCACTTTTTTAGCTAGCAGCGAGTTAGCAAGGGCGCCCTCTCCCGCGTCTCCTACTATAAATGATGCTCCAAACTTGCTCATGTGCTTAGCTATGTCTTCAACTACTTCTACGGGGTTTTGATCTGGGTATATCTTAAACCACCTAGTTGTTACACTCCCTGCATGGTCTACCCCAAAGATCCATGCTGCAGTTCTAGACTTACCCTTAGTTCCTCCTCCGCTCCAGTCTATACCTCCGACTGTGCACATGAAGGGCCCTACAGGGGGCTTTTCAAATGATGCTAGGCCGCAACACTTATTGAGGTCTTCTATGGATAGCAGCCTAGTACCTAGAGAGTCACTTACCCCTAGTACCTCGTTCTTGAATTTAGACTCAGTGTACAGGTTCAACTTCTCTAGTATTCTGCCCCACCTGGTCTGGTCTTCTATGTTCTGCGGTAGTATTAGCTGAGGTACGTGGAATCCTTTCATCCTAAAAAAAGCGGGGTCGTCAGGGGTGGCGTCCTTAGGTATAGGGTGCATGTCCACCCAGCGCCCTTCTCTTGGGTTCACGTACTTGGAGCAGTGCAGGCACTCTATTCCCTTCTTTCCTATACCCTTTGTGGTTCTATAAAAGCTGTACTTACCGCATCCTGAGCACTTTACGCACCATTCGCTCTGTGTAGAGTTGTCCCACAGAAACTGTATAGTGTTCTCCATGGTAAGAGGGGTCCCCATATAGCTTGTGTATGCAAATGGAGAGTTAGCCAAGCACTCGTTAATAACAGGCACTACCTCATCGTAGATAATGTTCTGTACCTCATCGTAAACCACTCTATCCGCAGATATACCTCGCGCACGATCTGGATTATCTGTGGCATAAGAGAATAGAAGTTCGGAGCCGTTAGCTAGGATCTTCAGAAATACGTTGTCTGAAGCTCCCGCTGCGAAAGCCTTAATGTCTGGGCTATGCCTGAGAATCTTTCCTACTCTCGTGGTAGAAAAGGTTGAGGTCTGCTTCAGCGATGGGGATATGTACAAGGTCTTAAAGAAGGGCGTACATACCGCATCAACGATGCTAAAGCCCGCGGCTGATACGGATTTACCCACCTGTCGTCCGCACATCAAGATAGAGCTTCTATAATCACCAGAGTACAGCTGGTGGTAAAACGGGTAGTCTTGCAGGCTAAACCGAGAGCCATCTAGCCATAGTAAATTCTCGGCAACACTCAGTCTGGAGCTAGTAATAGTTATGTCCAAGATTGATACCTCATCTAATAGAAACGGCGCTATTGCCGAATACTTCCAGTCTATGGGGATTCTTCCTACAGGGGTGAGCACCCTGGCACCGATGATCTACATCAGCTGGAAAGCTGGGCTCGTACCAATGTTGGTTGGTGCTGCTGGCTCAGGCAAGACAGAGATTATCAAACAACTCTGCAAGGTAACAGGGGCAGACCTGCTACACATCTTCGTAGCACACGTGGGGTCCGAGGAGATCAAGGGCCTCTTCTTCCGTAATGAAGAGTGCGATAAGACCTACAAAGTCTTAGTAAATGAGGAGATCCACGACGCCGTAAAGAAGGCTACTGACACGGGGACTCCTCTAGTAATCTTCCTCGACGAGCTGAATCGCGCAAGCGATCAAGATAGCCTAAATGCTATCTTCAGCATGATATCTAAGAGAGGTGTTCCGGGTATGGACTTCCCGGACAACATCCACTTCGTGGCGGCGGGTAACCCTCCCACAGGTAAGTACTCTGTGGCGCAGATGGCGGACGACGCGTTTGTTCGTCGCCTGCTATGGATGGGTGTTACGGTGGACCCGGCCTCCTGGCTAAAGTATGCAAGAGGAGAGAAGCTCTCCGTTAATCTCCCTGCGCCAAAGAAAGGCTTTGAGCTTGTAGAGCTGCCCCTTCACGCTAAGGTACAGAGCTACATCCAAGCTAGGCCGGACGACCTCTTTTCCGAAGCTATGGCCAATCAGGGCAAGCCTCACCCTAATCCTGCCTCGTGGACTAGGGTATCTAACGTAGTAAAGACCCTTGAGGCGCACAAGGTCAAGTCTCCTCAAGTATTTAAGACCCTCATCTCCGGTCTGATTGGTGATGCTATCTGCAATGGCTTCTACGCTAGCTATATCGATGGGCGCTTGCACATCCCACCAGAGGATATTCTCGAAGGAGATTGGTCCAAGGTAGAGAAACGCCTGCGCACTATCAGGGAAGAGAATCGGCATGATCTTATGGGGGAGACGATTAAGGCCGTCTGCTTCAAGATCAAACTTGATAGGCCTGATGCTACCCCGGAGCTTGCTGGAAATCTGGTGTCCTTCCTCGATCAACTCACGGAGGACCAGCAAGGGACTTTCTCGTCTTTGCTAGGAGTGTCAGACATTCCAGAGAGCGAGAGACTAGCTTACCTGCAGTACAAGAGCTCCCTCACAAAAGAGATGCAAAAGGACAGCAGATTTATTAAGATCTCTACCAACCTTCTGGATCTTCAAGGAGCCGAATGAGCTTAGTAGCACACTTTCCGGGGGGTATGACCCCTAGGCCTCTACAAGTAAAAGCTTTAGAGGCTATAGAGCAGGCCCTAAGAGGCCCTAAAAAGCACATAGTCCTTAGGGCTCCTACGGGAAGTGGTAAGTCTGCTATCGCAGCTACCGTTTCCCGTTTTTTTAAGTCTCAAGGGGGCGCGTACCTGCTGTGCTCTCGCAAGTATTTGCAAGAGCAATACCTTAGGGACTTCTCTAGGCTAATGACTAACTTTTGGGGCAAGTCTAACTATACCTGTCCTATTATAAACAAGAGCTGCTCAGGGTGCCCTGCGGACCAATCTAAGTCATCCGCAGACTATGCGATGTACCTACGCACCAGGTGTACCGACAAGAAACTGGGCGATAAATGCCCGTACATAGCAGCTAAAGATAGGGCGCTAGAGGCGGCCACTTCTCTTCTTAATTTTGAAGCTTTTATTTCCCATAACCTCTACGGCAAAGAGTGGCCAGAGCGTGGGGTAATAATTGTAGATGAGGCGCACAACTTCTGCGACCGTCTGGCAGAGCAATTAGCTGTACCTATACCTAAGATTGCCTTACCCAAAGTAAGGAGTGCTACGTCTCCCGCGCGGTCTATCACTAGCCTAACTGCTTTAAGAGACTACTACATACAAGAAGTAGACAGGAAAAAAATGTTGGGGCAAGCTCACTCAAAAGAGCAGCTGTACATTAGACTATTAGAGCAATATCCTCGCGTTGACTCTTGGGTAGCGGAGGAGGGAGCTATAAAGCTCTATAAAGTAAGAGATAGCATTAAAGAGCATCTCAGTAGGATGGCTAACAAGGTTATATGGATGTCTGCATCCATAACTAACAGTCAGTGCCTAGAGATGGGCTTAACCTCGGTCAACTCGGTGGTAATAGATTTACCGAGCGAGTTTGACCTTTCTGACCATCCTATAAAGTATAAGGGAATGTTGCCTATCCCTAAGGCTTTCTCTCTTAAGGGACCCTCGGACTGTGTTAAAAGCTTTAAGAGCATTAAGTCACTGCTAGAGCAGGAAGTATTCCCTGAGCATAAAAGAGGGATCATACATACTCACAGCTACGCTTTAGCTGCAGCTATGAGAGACGGTTGTAAATTCCCTAAGTCACTAAATATTTTATTCCATACAGACCCTAGGAAAACGGAAGAGTCGGTAGAAGCGTTTACCTCCAAGCGAGTAGACTGGATTGTAACTCCTACTCTCTCTGAAGGGTTTGACGGCGCAGGAGATCTAGTTCAAGCTCAGGTTATACTAAAAACCCCTTGGCCTAGCCTAGCATCAACTAAAATGAAGAGAATGCTTAACTCTACTGACTTTGGAAAGAAGCTCTACAGAGCCAGAACTCTCAGCACCTTTATACAGAGCTACGGCAGAGGCTCGCGGTATAAAGGAGATGAGTGCGTTACCTACATAATAGATAAGGACTTCTCCAGGCTTCTATCCGGTAGCTGGGAAGACATACCTATGTGGTTTAGGAACGTTCTCACCCACAATGGATTCTGGGAGCAGGGCTAGTAGGCCGCTAAGGCCTGCAGCTCTTTTTTTAGGTTAGACATTCGGTACTTGCAGTACTCCCTAACTTCTTGAAGTTTAGCTACCTGTACTTGTACTACGTCTTCCTCATCTACAGCGTCTAGTAACGGCCCACTCGCCATTTCTAAGATCTTGTTGGCTTGATCGTCTGAGATCTTTTTGCTCAGAGGAAACATCCTATTGAACTCGTGAAGGCAGAAGCTGAGCTCTTCAGGCACTACAAAAAAGCCCTCATTAGCTACGCACCCTGCTGCGTAGATGCGAGGATCGTCGTTGTACATTTCGTAGCTAAAGTCTTCTTGATAGTACTTGCCGAACTCTAGTAGCTCCTCTAAAGCCCAGCAGACTTCCCCTGCGCTGCACTCATTATAAGTGTCGCTAAGGCACTCTGTGAAGTTTAGTGTCTCTACTAGGTTAGAGAATACCCCTCCGTCCCATAAATGGGCAGGGTTAGCCTTTACCGCTAATAGAGCCATGAGCCTATCCGCAGCGTCTGAGTCTAGCTCTATGCCTATGTCCTTAAGCTCCTCGAATATAGTATCAAACTCCCAGGCAAAGCATTGGCCCTTAAAGAGCTTATCCACTGCCACAACTAGCGACATTCCGCTAGACTCTGGGTTTGTAAGTATATCTCTTGGAGTCATTTACTAACTTCCGCCAGCTAGCTGCTGTTGCCTGCGGCTCTCATCAAACATAGCCTGCTGAGCGTCCACAGCGTCCAGCGGGTCAAACTGTTGGTAGTGCACAGGGTTAGTAACTGTACTAGTTGGGTTAAGGTCGCTTAGTCCTCTAAGGTAGTTAAGCTCAGACTGAAAAGAACCTTGTTGGTACGCGTCGGATAACTCTTTAGCTGCCATCTGCTTAGCTATCTGTGCGCTATCTTTTTGATTCTGCTCGTATTTTTGTATGTCTGAAAGAAGGTTAAACCTAGCGTCTTGTTCGCGTTTTTCGTCTAAAGTATCTATGAAGCCCAGACGATCCCCCAGAAAGTAGCTACCTAGGCCTAGACCTGCCCCGACTAAGCCTCCCAGCCCAGCTCCCGCACCAATTCTACCGGCCAGCCTTGGTAAGCCTCTAGCCGCAGGGATACCTTTGTGTGCGGCTGCGCCTATAGCCGCACCCAGACCTGCGCCTCCTAGGCCAAAGTCTTTATAGTCATATAAAGCATCATTGGGGTCGGTTAAGTTGAAATCTCTATCGCTTAGGGCCTTTCTCAGTACCCCGAGTCTCTCAGTCTGAGCTTCCATCTCCGACTGGCCAGGGAACTCTCCTCTATACATAGAGGGAATAATTACCTCAGAAGCTTCCTTAACCTGATAGCCCATCTTACTAACCAGTAGCTTAAGCATGTCAGCAGGTAAGATAGGTAACTCTTCTACTAGCTTTGCCTCGTCGAGCTTTCCATCTGTAGTAATCTCGGGAAGAATGTCGTCCCCAAGTACATCCCCATAGAACTCAGGGTCTTTCTTCATGAGGTCGGCTAGAGGAACATCTGTGCCTGCTAAACTAACCATCTTTTCCATAGAAGTCTTAGTATTAAAGACTGTCTCCATGGGGTTAGGGAGCTTTCGGTTGTAGTGAACTTGCAGACCGTATACTTCGTCTAGCTTACCTACAGTCTCTGCAATCTTAACAAGGTCATCACGAGTGTTATCCGAATCAAAAGCGCGGACTACGCTAGCAACCTTAGAGAATACACCGTTAGCCTTGCCGCTAAGGGAGTCTTCTCGCGCCTCAATCCACTCTGCTGCTTTCTCTAGGTCACACTGAGCCAAGCCCGCCCACTGCATAACTACAGGGCTAACATTCTGGTCGCTATCCGCTGCTGCCTTTACAAGGACAGTCGCTGCGGTAGCAAGGTCTTCAGTGCTCAACTTAGAGCTAACCCTCTTAAGAGCCGCTTCAGCTTTGGGAACATCACTAGCTGTCTTAATGCCGAATTTCTTCTGCTTAGGTAGCAGGTACCTAGGCTCTTCGTGAGCAACCTTAACCTGCGCTTTAGGCGGCAGGATTATCCCATAGATCTCCGCCGCCCTAGAAAGGTTGCTAGAGACATGGGGCGCAAGGTCCGCAGTTTTGATGGCATAAGCTAGCGACATCGCTGTGTTAGCTGGCGTGTCGATAGGATACGCCCTATTGTACGTATCTGCAAAAGCAGAACTAGGTAGGTTATCTAAGGATACGCCGACCGAAGCATGCTTAATGAGGGGCTCGATACCGGGCCTCTCCTGCAGTATATTATATAGGGTCCTATGTGTGAAATCTCGCTGCTGGTCCATAAGGGGGTACTCCATTGAGACGGCGTAGACGAAGCTTTCTTAATACTAGCGCACTAAGCGCTGAGGTACAAGTTACCGATCTGCCCAAGTATTTCGTACTCATGTTTAACAGAAGTACGTTCCTAGCGTCATACTGCTCAGTCATCGCTAGGCTAAGGAGGTCCGAAGCTCCGGGCCTTGGAACTATGGGAGTTCGCAACCTCCCTCAAGGAGGGGCCGAACTCCTCTATGACCCTCTGTTTAACGACATGGTTAAGGTCCCTGCCCACCGAGATAGTGTGGGCAAGATCCTCATACACGAGCTTGTGCACCTCCAGAACAACCATACAGGTAGAGGCTTGAGGTTATACCAGCTCGAAATGGATAAAGATCTGTGGGCAAAGGTGTCCCCTGTAGCGGTGGACTTTGCGTGCAACAGTTCCTGTGTTAAATGGGACCTGTTTACTGAAAAAGATCTTCTATCATCAGAGCCTTATGAGCTAGATGAAGATGGAGCCCCTGTCATAGACGACAACGGTAGGCCTGTATCTAAATGGCGCGGCCTATGGCCCCCCGAGTACGATCTTCCTGTAGGCCTCTCTTACGAGCAGTACTACAAGATTCTATCGGACATCGAGAAAGATAAGCCGCCCCCGCAGTGGCAGCCCTCCGGAGAAGGGGGTGAGAGCGGCGAAGGAAGTTCTGACTCTGAGTCGGGTAAAGACCTGGAAGAGAAGATGCAGAAGGTCAAAGACCTGCTTGATCGAACCTCTAAAGGTAAGAAGAAGTACGTACACGCAGAGGATCTTACAGATCTCTCAGAAGAAGAGATCGAGGACCTGATCGCAGCTGCAGAGGCTAATTCGCAAGCGGCTATTAAAGAGATCAGCTCGGAGCTTAAGAGCAGGGGATTAGGGTCTTCCGCTCTAGCTATGGAGCTTAAGGAGCTCCTTAAAGATCCGGTACTAGACGCTAAGCAAGTTATCCGGTCTATGGTAATCCAAGAGTCCCTTAAAGTGGGCAAGAAGAAATCACTTAGGGTTCCTAATAGGCGTAGAACTGCACTGGAAAGAACTGGAGTCTGCCTCTTTCCTGGCAAGCTTAAGGACACTCGGGCGCGGGTAGCTTTCTTTGTAGACACCTCTGGCTCTGTGTCGGAAGCAGAGTTTGAAGAGGGTCGTGCAGAGTTTGTAGGACTGCATAATTACCTTAAAGAGGTTACTATCGTGTACTGCGATAGCGATATTACTAATATCGAAAAACTCTCTGGAGATAGTAAGTTCCCTGCGAAGCGCTATGGGTGCGGAGGTACAAGCTTTGACCCTCCCTTCCAATGGCTGTCAGAGCAGGCAACAAACTACGATATGGTAGTCTACCTTACAGACGGAGGAGCGCCTCTTCCTGATGAAAGGCTAAGGGCTAACATTCCCGTTCTCTGGCTGATCACGAGTAGAGGTCATCTTCCTGGTAGATACTTCGGAGGGGGTAGAATGGATATTGGCCGAATGTACGGGCCCGCAGAAGGCTTGGACTACGGCACAGCTATCAAGCTTCCAGCTAGGCTGTAAGTTGCCTGCGTACCACATACACCTGAAAAAGCCTAAGAACCTTCCTTTCAGGTCATTCTACCTGTGTACAGACTCAGAGGCAGCCGCAGACGTGGCTGCCTCTGTAGATGTGCTTATAGAGCTTCCGGCTAAGCCGTACATTCCTAAGATAAAAGAGTGTGACTCCTGCGACGATGAGTCAGCTAAAATCCTAGACTCAGCGGAAGACGGAGTAATTCTTGTACCTATGCTTACGGACCGGTCCGGGGCTCCCAAGTATGTATCGCTGTACAAGCCAGACGTTGAGCGCAGAAGGAAAGAGTACTTCTGGAGTATGCGAGGAGTCTCCTGGGGCTTTCGCAGAGAAGAGGTAACTTCTTCTGTAAAGATCTACGAAAGCAGAGTTGGCCTAATAGTTAAGGGCCAAAGGCAAGGCAGCCCCTGCAGTCACTGCCCTAAAGTTCTAGATAGCTTAGGTGCTGACGCTACTTGTACCTTCGGACTGAAGGTATGCAAAGAAACCCTAAATCTCAAGGAGCTACTCCGTGAAGATTAGACATATCAACTACACTGAGCCTGCAAACGAGGCTCTTCCTATCCTGCTGGACTATACCAGCTTAGCGTACGCACTTGACTTGGATGGCAGCGGCATAAATGGGCTAGTTAGAGGAGCTACTCGGGAAAAGGCCGGAAGCGAAAACTCTCTTTATGAGCACTTTCAAATACCTAAGTCTGGGGGAGGAGTAAGGCACATATACTCCCCCAATGCGATGCTAAGCGCAGTGCAAACTAAGATCCGAGATAGAATCATCGATAAGGTTCCTAAGATGAGGGAGAGCGCTGCCTACGAGCCAGGATCAAGGCCAGGAGACACGGCTGCTCTCATAGCAGGGGCGGAAGTGATTGTTAAGCTAGATGTTAAGAATTACTTCCCGAGTATACTTCAGTCTACCGTAAAGAAGTTCTTTGAGCACCTCGGCTATCCTAGCACTGTGGCAAACCTCCTTGGAGGAGTTTTATGCGTCTTAGACAAGGACGGAAAGAGGTTCGTTCCTCAAGGAGGGCCCGCCAGTCCTATGCTTGCTAACCGAATAGCGGAGTGGCTCATCGACCCAGAGGTAAAGAAGGTCACTCCCCCCGGGTGGAGTTACAGGAGGTACTGCGACAACCTGTACCTATGGCCTGCTAGTCCGGAAGCCCTAGAAGGAGTAGTTCCAAAAGACTTGCTCACAGACCTAAAGAAAGCTGTATGGGCAGCTGGGTTCTGCGGTCACCAAGGAAAGATAGTACCTAAGCACAAGAGCCAGCGGATCTTGGGTCTATGTGTTAACGTGAAGGCTAACATGCCTAGAGAGAAGTACAAAGCTCTCAAGGCGTGCCTGCACAACTGCGCGTACCACGGCCTAGAGTCTCAAATGGACAAAGCCATCTTGCTAGGATTTAAGAGAAGGGCTGGCAGCAGCTTGAAGCAAGAGAAGCTACGGTTCATAAAGTTTCTGTCGGGGTACCTGAGCTACTACAAGCACTTCCTGGTAACAAACAGGATAGAAAAACTTGAGAAGTCCTTCCACGCTGCGCTGGCAAGAGAGGGTGAGTCAGCTTGAGGTTCATCGCTTTAGAGTCAGCTCTTAGCGGAGATATAGTCCGAGACTCTAATTCGCCGGCCAGAAGCGGCGTAATGGTTATTACCAACGACGGGTCAGAAGAAGAGATAGATAGCTTAGCAGTATCTCTTCAGGAGGTGTCCCAAGATAGTGTGTTTGTCCTTCGTCCTCAGGTACTTAATTCTTCTAAGGCTATAACCATAGATGCAGCCTCGGGCCGTCGCCTAGATACATGGGTGGGCAGAATTGGAGCTGGGCGTAACATGGTGGAAGTTTCACTGTTGGACTGCACCTACGCCAGTCATTACCCTATGAGGCTCTCGTCTAAGTTCATAAACAATACCGGAGCGGTCATACAAGTAGGTAGCCCGCATTCTGCCGTTGATCTATACCCGTATGTAGAAGCAGTAGTGCACGAAGGGCAGGCAGTGGAAGTAGAAAAGCTTAGCGAACTGGTTAGCTATCTTGGAAGCTGTGCCGATCCTATGCAAATCCTAAGAGGATGCTCCTCTTGCACAGAAAGAGCGTGCTACCAGCATGCCCGAGGCAGTAAGGGCCTAGTGTATGAGTGGCTAGAAAAGCAAAAGGGCTACATTAAGCCTTCTGGATTTGACTCCGTATTTAGCCCGAGAAGAGTCTCTAGGCTGAGCCTAAGGAACCACTTAGACTGGGATGGGACTTCTAGGGTAGCTAACGATAGGTTACTCGCCGCAGAAAAAGCGAAGAAGACTCGCCATAAGAAGAAGACGGATTGCTCTAGGTGCGTAGAAAACCTTAGGAAGGGGTACTACGCAGATAAAAAGTGCAGCCGAATGAAAGACTGCGAAGGCCCAGTTACTGCGGGTATGACTAGAGAAGCTATGCTGGACTTCTCTAGGTCTGCGGGGCTAGCTACGCACTATGGCAGTTACCTAGCGCAGGCTAATATACACCTAGCCGGGTGTGGCATAGTTGCACGAATAGGTGGAAGGAAAAAGCAGCAGTGGCACGTTGCTTACGCTTTTGACCCTAGATCCAAGAGCAAAAACTACCATAGCTTTAGGGTCAGCAAAGTAGAGCCCTACTACACAGACTTGGACGTTAGCAAAGTGCCAAGCCGCATAAGAGTACTACTGTACAAAGATCAAAATACCTACACTGGTAGGGAGCCTACCGTAGTACGCCTTAAAGACCTTCTCTTAGGGTTGGTGTCTTACACAGGTCTCAATCCCCTAGACTCCGTTCCTACTAAAGCTAAATGGAAAAAAGTCCCTAGGGATGTAATTCTTATGCACAATACAGTGAACGCAATGCCCTCCGCCAGGTACATATCGTGTGAACACTCTAAGGATAGGGAGTACGATATTTGGGGTTATGGTATAGGGGTAGCTCTGCCTACAACCGTAGGTAAGATTGCTAAGCTGTTAGACGAACCAGGTAGCCCTTACGCTGTTAAGATGTTCAGCTACAGGCCGTTCCCCCAGACAAGCTTCAAAAGCTACTATTCGTGGTTAGATAGAAGTAGTCTCTGCCTAAGAAAGGTGGAAGACTTATACAAAAGCACATATACCGGAAGAGGTAACGTCTCTTCTGCAATACTAGGATCAGCATGAAGATATCGGCTAAAGACTTGAGGGCGGGGATACCTCCGTTCCTTAAAGGTCAGATTACTAACATTACCCCTATGGGTAGCTACTGCATACTTCTTGTAGAATGTGAGACGCACGGCCACGAGTACTCAATTCCAGTAACTAAGGATTTCATGGCAAAGAAGTTCTCGGGCAAGGAGATTGAAGTATGTCAGCCTGGAGAAGAGCTGCCAAAGCATACTAAGCCCGCAGCCTCAAAGGCAGACTCCGGCAGGTCTGGACCTAGAATTGGCTCTAGGCGTAAGATTAAAGGTGTGCTAAAGGAATGCATCCGTTACGACTTTGAATCGGTGGATCTCCCCGGTAAGAGGCGTCAAAGGGACCCCGCTTCAGGTAGGCTCGGGTATCCTGTGTGGGCAGTCATTTGATCTCGCTACCGCATGACTCTGTAAAATTCCTGCGGCCTCTATCTGTCCTTGAGGTCAGCCCTAATGGGGACACTAAAGACGTAACTCTTCGGCTATGTACTTCATACCTAGGAGAGGACTTATTCCTAGATGAAGATAAGTCCTATGTCATACTCGCGGCTGCCCCGGGCAACAGGTCCTACTTCGGGTACGGAGGCTCCACACCGTGGGGAGATCACGAAGACTCCGCCTATGTAGCCAGGATGCTCAAAAGCTGTCAGTCCGAGATTATTAATAGCCTCATCTGTAGGGTAAGCCTCAACAACTGGTCTACCAATCTAGGCAGAAGGCCTAACTTCTCGGCTAGATATATAAGCACCTCTCAGTGGAGGCAAGTATGGGTAAACTACAGCTATTATGTAGTAACAAATGACTTCGATAAACTTGAAGAGGTAGCCCCTTGGGTAGGCACCAAGAGCGAGTCCTTCATACTAAGAAACTTTGCTAGAATGCACCTAGAGTCTAAGGAGTTTAAAAGCGCTCCTAGGCGGATAGATGACGAGCAACTTAAAGTGCTGAACTCTGTACTATCTTCTAGTTGGGCTACTGAGCCTCCGCCTCTTATCATGAACTACGACTGCCTGGACGAGTTCTTGGCTAGCTATAAAAGGGCCTACAACACGAGTAGTAAGGGAATGGTTAACCATAAGAACTACGCATCTGAGGTTAACTATATCATACACATGATCACAAGCTTCTACGAACTAGTAAACCGCAGGATGGACGATAACTCTATCTGGAGATGGCTCAAGAACTTCACATCTTTGCACCCTGCACAAGAAGAGGTGGAGCATCGTTATACAAGTGTTCTAGACAGCAATTCAAAAAGGGACCTCACCGGGGAGTACGGTGCTTGCTTTGGTGGCAGCCAGTGGTCTTTCCCTGGAAGGCATCTAGAGGCTATAGCGAGTATAAAGACTGACACTCCTCTTATTCGAGCCCTAAAAAGCCAGCTGTACGAGCTAGTAAAAGTAGTAGTGCAAAGGGATAACTCTCTAAACCTAAACTGGAAGGCTCTAAGGGAAGAGTACAAGCTCAGCGCTGAGTCCTGCGTTCGCAGAAAAGGGTCAGTAAAAAGAGGTGAGTACATCCTAAGAGAAATCATGGGCTGCGTGGAGCAGACGCTCTTATCTTCTCTTCCAATGTACAAAAAGTGGTACACCGGAGTAGGCGCGAGAGTGGGCAAGGACTACGAGAGGGCTTTCTATGGTGATAACGGAGCTATCAGCCCTGGAGTTATCGACGAAAGAGTTCAAAGAATGTCCTCTCGGTCTTCCTACCGGGCTGGGCTATTCTTGGCCTGGTGCCTTCAAGAGAGTCTTAGTCCTAACCGGGAAGAGGCGAAAGTACCCCTTACGATTAGGCGCGCTCTAGAGGACCCTTCTAAGATGACTGTGTCGTCCCTCGTGCATATATCCGCGGGTCTCGCAGAAGCAGGATTTACTTCCAGGGTTTTGCCTTACCTTAAAGAGCTAGTTTCAAGGTACTACGAAACCGAAGAAGCTACTCGAAGCGTAAGTCTTACTAGCCTAGACTCTACTTTTGCTGTTACCGAAGTTAATAAATACGGGCAGCCAGAGCCTTCTTCTCCTTCGCCTATGTCAGTTACCGGTTACTCTACTATTGCCGAGATGATCTACCGACTCTGTAGGAAGTTGGAGAGGTCCTTGCCCGAAGAGGTTGGTGAGCTCCTTGATGCTATGGCTAAGCATATGGGCCGGTTGCTAGTAGAAGAGAAGCCCCAGTGCCTTCGTAAAGAGTACAGGATTATACTCCTTAGAGAGTTAGCGGATCCTGGGCATTGGGTGCGAAAGGCTTAGGCCTAAAAATCCAGCCTCATAAGCTGGTTTTTTTAGCTCCCACCGATGACGCAAAACGGGGGGCCTAAATTGGCATAAGAATATGAAGGTAATCTTTAAGCCTTCCACAAAGGCTTCTGGTCAAGATTGAATTCTACGACCAGATCAATTTGTGCTTAATCAACCAGGGCCCAAGCCAGGTAGCCAATCCTGTGCAGTGGCCATATGTAGCGCGACACGCGCTAGAGGAGAGAGAAATGCAGAAGTTCGTGACAAGCGGTGTTAGGGGAGGGAAAGATGTATCGAATATCCTTTGGGCTCTCCGGGAGGCCAGGCGGGCGATTCAGGGCGTAACGGTAAAGATCCCTTTAAAATCGAAGCAGATCCCGGCCTACAAGGCAGCTGAAGATGAGATCAAAAAATACTGCGGCCAGCACGCCGCAGATCAATTTTCAGAATTGCTGTGGGAGTTCGGCCAGGACTCCCTGGAGGGAAGCCCCGAAGGCCCCCGCCTTAAGGCGGGTCGGGTGACCTTTTCTTCCTTTTCAGTATACCTGAGCCCGAACCCTGGATGGGCGGGTATATCGGTCCAAGTAAGCAACCCGAAAGGGTTGCTTAGAGAGGGATTCGACGGGCTCGAAAAGAGCCTTAAATCGCTCAGCGAAGAACAAAATGTGGGGGTCCATGACCCAGCCGTTGAAGGGCTGGGGATAGAGAACGCTCGAAGAACCCAGGCAGGGTTCAACTGCCAGAAGAAGGAGGAGGAGGGTTAGCCCTCCGCCTCCTTCTTCTGTCGGTTGGCCCCGCGCAACCCGTTTTTTTTTAGCTATCAGCTCAGAGTACTAGGGTCTACCTCTGGGCAGAAAGTAGAAAGGTTGCTAAGCGCCGTAGCTTCGTTGGCACTAAGCCCTGTAATCTCTGAGCTCTTGCTATCCATGCTTGCCTTAGAACTAAGCTCCTGCAGAGTAAGAGATTGCAGCTCCGCCTCTCTGTAAGTGTACTGTGCTTGAATAACCTGCAGAAGCCTATAAATCTCTGCAAGCTTAGCTCCAGTGAAGTAGTCGCCAGTGGTGAGGGATACGGGGTTACCCTCAGCATCGTTAACTACTAGTCCAGAAAAAGTGTTAAACAGCGCCAGCATTTTGTTATACACGTCATCAGCAATATCACGTGTCTCGCCCACCCACTTCTCGTATGTAGACAGAATCTCATTCTTTACTCGAAGAAGATCATATGACGACTGTAAGTCTGAGAGCTCCTCTTCTGCAGTACTCCTAGCCGCAACAGCGCTAGCATACGCAGAGCTATAAACGCTTACTAGGCTAGCGTCAGTGGCTAAGGGAATGCTGCTAGAGCTGCTACCCTTAAACTGCTGCTGGTACTTAATAAACGCAGCTACTAGCTCAGAAACTCGGCCAGTGACTGTAGTGCTCGCGTTTATCGCAGTATCTAAGTCCGGGTACCTAAGAACGAGAGTGTTGTCTCTGTACTCGTAATGTCCCGCATTGCTAGCAGCAGCCCTGCTATTTTTTAGGTTACCCAAGTCAGAAATACTAGCAATTCTAGCAAAAGATGACTCAGAGTTATCTGCGGTAAAAGAATAAACGAAAACGTTCTGGTCCAGAGTGTAATCAGGGTCAACTGTAGTCCCGGCAGTGACTCTAGCCGTTACCGTAATCTGGTACTGAGACGACCCATCTGTATCCGTTATGCTAGTCTTTACTTGCTCTAAGCTAAAAGTATCTAAGGACATAGTTTAATCCCCCTTCTGAACAATGGTTAGCACTACGTCCTTAGACTCCCCCGTCTTTGAGTCTGTAATCTTAATCTTAACGGTTTCATTAGTGTTCCTCGCCACTCGGTACCGGCTCGTAGCGCGGATCTCCGTTAAGAGCTCTGCTTTGTCCACCTCTGATGAGTAGTCTCCGGATCCTCCAGAAACGCTTAGGTAGACAGAGTCGCCTGCTACTAAGCCTGAAGCCTGTAAGGATCCTGGAGTAAAAGTCCGGCTAGGATGCACTCCTGAGATGCCCACACTAAGGGGCAGAGTGCTTGCAGCCGAGTCCTCCAGAAAGTCCCCCGCATACACTCTTAAGTAAGAGTCGTTGGCTTCTTGTATCGTGGCCCCTAAGTCGTAAGTAGAGTAAGACGCACTAATCTCTTCTACCCTAAACTTGTAGTAACCGGAAATAGGAATATGATCGTAGTGAGAGCTGGCAGTAATCGCGCTAGGGTACGTGTAGTCTTCAAAGCTAAAAGCAGGGCCCATTTCTGCTGTGTACTCTGAGTCGTCTCCTACCGAGGTATCCTCCATCCGACCGTCCTGCTTACCCCTTAGGTCTGTAGCTAGAGCATCCTTACTCGGGGTAGTCTGCAGATCATCAAGAGTAGCCACTCGACGGAAAAGGTACTTAGTAGAGTCGTCGAGCTCTTCTTTAACCTCTGCCAGAGTCTTTAAAGTTCCGTCATCCTTGAGTAGGTCATCTTCTGAGATGAACCTTTCTACAACAAAAGGAAAAACGCTCACTCCTGCTTGTCCCGGAGAAACCCGCATAGATAGCTTCCACTGATCGGAATCCTCGTGCCATGTAAGTGTGTTAGTGGCGTACTCTAAGGCCATTAGCTGATCTCCAACGTGTCGTTCTTCTCGAACTTGTCTTTATAGGTGTTGTACTCTTTGATAAGAGTCTCTAGGGACAGAGTCAACTGGCTCTGGCCGAAGCTGGCCTGCTGAACTCCGTCATATACTATCGTAACACTATTTTTTAGGTAGCTTACTGCGCCCCCCTGCCTAGAATTAGGGAGGTTCTCTATCTCGTACAAAGTCGCCACGGATGCGTAAGTATCATACTCTTCTCCTCTATCATCAACAGAGTACACGAACACTTCCGAGCGAATTTCTTGAGCATCAGTTACCTCAAGAGTGGTCTGAGGCTTATTGTCCGCATTGATTGTGCTAACCCTAGATAACTGAAGAGATGCTGCCATGGTTTACTCCCTTGGGATAGATGCTAGCCTGCGCTCTACAGGCTTATCAATTATAAGCGCACAAGGTAAGGGTTTTGTAAAAAACCTTAAGCCGGGCAATCTTAAAGGAGGTGCGCGCCTGCAGTTCATGTACGAAGAGACGCTCTCTTGGATCGAGAGTGTAGACGTAGACTCTTCTCAAATAGGCGTAGTAGTGATGGAGGGTCCTGCTTACTCCGCTAACACTAAGGCTTTCTCGATGGGAGAGGCCTACGGTATCTTTAAGTTTCTGTGCGCCTCTGAGTATTGCCTTGAACCGCTTACACCAAGCCCAAAAGAGCTAAAAAAATATCTAACAGGTACAGGCGACGCAAAGAAGCCCAAGATGAAAGCCTTTGCAGGTGTTCTAGGCTGCCCCAGCAAGCAAGAAGATATCTGTGATTCCTGGGCCGCAGGCCTCCTTGGCTGGGACGTCCTTCACAAGAGCAACACTCCCGGAACTAGGGCCGCCCTGGAGGTAATCTCTAAGGTGCAGAAGGAACATAGCTAGCAAGAAGCGGAAGCTCGTTACCATGTACTGTCTTAAACGTAAGGCGAAAGAAGAGGTCGTAAGAGGCGGCGGTAACGTTATACCCGTCCGCCCCTATGACAATGTACAGGATAGTCTTAGCCCTATCTTCTTCCGTCTGTATCAGTAGATTCCCCGTGAGAGTTGTGCCGCTATAGGTTAGGTCCTCGCTGTTTCTATAATACCCTGGCTCTGACTTTACTGGCCCGTTATCTGTAATTTCACTAGATGAAGGGCATGCCCCGAAGATGTCGTTCACATTACCTATAGCCGTATATACTATCCTGGACTCTCCTAGATCCGCGTACTCCTGTATCTTTGATCGGTACTTAGCTACTTGGACTAAGACGGCTATGGGCTTAGAAGTATCGCTTAAGTACGGGCTACCGGAAACAGAGATAGAGTCTAAATAGTAAGATCTACCAGTAGGTATCTCAGGGATGTCTAAGCTCACTGGTATAGCAAGCAAGTACTGGTTATTTCCTAAGTCCAGTATGTCGTTTGATAGGCTGTTGCCTTCGACAGAAGTAGAGTTAACTACCAAGCTACTCAGCCTAAAGGTGCTCTCATAGCTTTCAATGGCACCTCCAAGCTCTGTGCTGGCTACGCCAGTATTGCTTAGAGTAATAGTAGAGTTTGCAGCGTTCTTTACATCGTCCGCATCCACTGCGCCAATGCCGTGAACAATGATCTTAGTTCCTGTGTAAGACGCAACTGGAATTAAGAACTCTTCTGGAGGAGCTCCCGCGTCCTCCAGGTCGATAGACCCCCAAGAAGGTGTCGCCCCTTCGCCAAAGTACTCTGTGCCGTCTATAAGGACTGTATCGCTAGAGGCTACCGAGTCAAATGGGAAGGTCGTTCTATTTGGCTCTAAGATATAAGCTACAAGACTGTCTTGCTCATCAAAGCGAACGGTAGCCGCATCCAAAGAGTACTCTAGCCCGCCTACATTGATAGCTACCGGGTGATTGCTGCCGCTAGCTGAAGATAGCTTAGACCTAAAAAGAGCTCCGTCTTCTGTGTCTTTCGTTGTTATCTTAAGGCGGTACTGACTTGGGCTCTTGAAGAGAGCTTTGTCCCCGTCTGCGCCTGAAATATTGTTTGGCCTGTTAGTATTAGTGAGAAGGTCGTAAAGGCTGGTCACTATGGTGGAATCTTCTACCGCAGGGTTAGAAGTATTAGCGGCTATAAGATCTAGCGGGTTACTTGCTGCATCAGCTGCGCTGAGTAATGGTAGCCTAAAGCTTATAGAGTCCCCTGGGGATACGAGCCCTAACTTGGGATTATTGCCATTTGCTACCTCGTCGCTGTAAAAAGCTTCAAAGGCAGATCTGTCTATCGCATACTTCATTCCCGGAACCACCGCCCCCAGAATGGTGAGCGAAGAACTAGAACTAGGTTGAACGTAGAATGCTGAATCCGCTGCAACCCACTTTACCTCTACAGTACCGTCTATAACGGTACCGCCGGGCTGCACTGCCTCATTGTAGCTATACGAAAGAAACCCTGCAGACTGCAGAATATCTTCGTACTTTTTTACGTTTCTTTTTAGCTCTTCCGTGCGCAATCGCAGGTTCTCAGAAGGCCTAGACAGTACAGCCTGGTTTACACTCTGTCCGTTTAAAACAGGCTTGATAGAAGACTGAGTGCTCTCTCCAGAGTCGTACTGGTCGTCTGCATTATTGTAATTTTTGTTCTTAAATACTACAGGCATGTCTCACTCCGGGCCTACACTAGATTGTGCAATAATAATGTGCCTACTGGCAATGAATCTTGGATAGATCTTATAAGATCTTCTTGCACAGAAAACGTCGTAGGCAAAGACGCCGCTGCTGGGCTGAACTTAATACCCACAAGCTTCCACTTAAGAAAGTCTTCTGTAAGCGCGGTAGCGAGCACCCTTCTCGTAGCGTCACCTATATTAAAGTGGTAGTCCCCTATCCTCTGCTCAGGGATAACCCACTCATCCGGGCTCCCTACTACATTATCGTGCTGTCCTGGGATAATCTCCCTATCGAGCTCTTCCACTAGCCCTGGCGCTACATTAAGTGGGATCTCTGGTAGCAAGTTCTCCTCGTGCCACCAGTCAGTGCTAGCCCCTACGAATACTTGTATGTCGCTGCACAACGGCTCTAGCTTATCGAACTCTAAAGGCTGCCTAGCCGGCTGCTCCACATCGTCAACTATGTACAGCGCTTGGGAGACGTCTGATCTTAGGCTAAGCCCACTAGCTACCACGTAGTCGCCTAAGTTAGTCGTTACCTTTACGTTGCCAGAAGGACTCTGAGTCTTAGAAGTGAGCAATTCCTCTCCCACAAAAGACCCTGCCTCGAACACCGGCATGCCTAAGAACAAATTGCACGCAGATAGTAGAGTCTCTTTAGTAGGCGGAGCTGTGCTTAGTAGAGCCTTTGCTTTTAGGATTTTCCTGTAATGCTCGTCGCTAGGGCGCACAGCAGTAGAGTATCGGTATCCAAAGTGAGTATAAAGGTACTCAGTATCTTCTACGTAATCATTGGCTATCAAGTAGCAGGTCCTAGACTCCATGGTAAAGAGCCTAGGAGTGACGTCTAGAGTACTGGCTCCTGCAGAGTAACTAATCCTGGAACACTCCAGAGTGGCCGGGTGCGACGGCTCTAAGATAATCTTGGACTCATCAACTATGGTGAGCACTCGGCTCGATGAAGATGCTCCCAAATTGGACTGCAAAATGATATCGTCACCTGTAGCCAAGTCTCCTGTCCAGTCACTGTTCTCGCTAGAGACGTCTAGCCTATAGTAGTCCTGGACGAGCAGAGTGCTCTTCTGCGCTCCCGCCGTATCTAGGGGGTTTGTTCTAAACACAATGTAGACGGAAGACTCTTTTATCCAGGAGTTGTCCTCGCTGAATAGGCCCATAAAGTTGAAGTCATTCCCTCTATAGATGAAAAAGTCTTCGTTTAGTATGAGTCTAGTAGTGGGATCGTCTGCCACGTTGCTAACGATAGACGATATAGAGATGAGCTGCCTGGGCGCTTCCATCACGTAGTAGAGGTACAAATCGTTAGTCTGAAAGTCTCTTCCCGTTTTAAGAAACATAGTATGCCTAGATACAGGGAGAAGCCTTCTCTTAGTATTCCTAGTGCTGACTACGCTGTCTATAGACCTGGACACTGCCGCAGAAGAGAGCTTACTGTAGCTATCAGAAGCTGAAGAAAAAACTCCCTCTACTAGGGCTTTCACCGCATCGTACTGTTTGAAGTGATTCTTCCAGAAATCACTAACAGTAGTTAGTAACAGGTCTGAACTCATTGGACTATCCCCAAAGAGATGTCAGAAGCTAAGCAATGTACCACGCTGGTACTATCTGATACCTGCAGGCTCTCTAAGTACCCGTCAGGCAAGCTGTACTCCACGATAGTTGACTCGTACTCATAGTATGGGCTTGAGTCGGAGTAAGAGGTGCTAGTGGTGGGCTTGAAGAAGACTTTGTTTCCGTCCGGTAGCAGCACAGAATAGGTAAAACTAGACGAGCTAAGGTCTATGTTGATTATGTATGAAGAGTACTCTTCCATGATGTAGTGGACTACATCTGAAAGGTTAAGCTCTTCTTTAGTGGCGGGATACCTAGAGATATACGAAGCTAAATCAGCTTTTACCGTACTCTCAGGCAGGTCTCCCGGCCTGTCTTCCCTCAGTCTTACCTTTAGAGAGAAGTATATATTCTTTACAGTCGGAGTGTACACTAGCTGGTCCACTCCTAAGGGTAAGATATCGGAAGCGCTAGCCGTAGTCTCAGCTAGGCTATGTCCTTTAGGGAGTAGCGACATGAAGGTTACCGCTTGGTCTTCCACTCTAGTAAGAATCTTCATGTTCTCCAGAGAGGTCCTGCAGTAAATAGGGCCAGACAGGCTAGTTAATCCGCTAGTGTCTGTCGGAGTATCGTATCTAAGCCTATACTCAGAGGCCTCTAGAGCATCACCATGCGCTCTGTCTATCAGTAGCTCTTTCTCCTTGAGCACTACCTCTCTGCCGTCCGAAGTAGTAACTTCGCTGATAAGGCTAAATCCTAGCGCCCGCACATCGGCGGCCTTAGCGACTGAGGCTGGAGCAGAAGTCTCCGTTCCAACTGTGTCTATATTCTTTGTGTCCTGGTAGTACCCCAAGTTAGCGTAGATGTTGCTCTTCCCTAAGATCCTTACTTCCGTAGAATTTATAGAGAGAATATCTCTCTTCATAGCGGAAGAGTCTGCTCCGGTAGTACTAACAGACACGCAGGTTTCTAGGGAGTCTAGTAGGTAGGCCTCTATCCCGGACTTAGAGTACATGCCCCTAGTGGTGAGGGCTCCCTTAATCCTCTGAGCTAAAGAAGAGTTTGTCTCTTCTCCTTCTGCCGGACTAAAGGCGGTCTTGTTATGCACTCGCACTAGGTTGTCTACGGCAGGGTTCATTCCCTCAAACTCACCTGGAGAGAGAGATGAGCCTATAAAGCTTACAGTGCCTTCCACGACTATATCGTAGTAGTAGTTCCCTGTAAGCTCTCCGTCGTCTCCTACCTCCTCTAAGAGATCCTCTCCTAGTACAACCAAATCCTGGTCTAAGCCTCCCGCCCCAGCGTAGAAGAACTCTACTCCAGTAGTCCTCGTAAAGATTGTGTTTGCAGGGACCACAAACCCCTGTCTTTGGCTCACAACTATAGTGGCAACGCCCTGGGAAGTAGTCCCAGCCTTCCTCTCTATAAAGAAGTTACTGGCTATCTCGTCTAGAACTTGGGCACTAGAGCGGTCTTCTACTTCAGATACTCTACTAATGTCTAAACTATTGACTACTCTTTGAGCTTCCTTCTCTACTAGAAGCGCAACATAAGCAGCAGGCTTAACTACGAGGTCATTGAAAAAGGAGCCTTCCCTAAGGTTCGAGTCTCCGATCTTTCCCTGTAAGAAAGCTCGAAGGTATCTCTGCTTATCGAGCACCTCTTGAGTAGTGATCGTTACGCCATTTAGCATTTTATACCTCTAGGTGTAGAAGGCCTGTCTTTCCGGACTCTGCAACTATAAGTATAGATACTTGGGCTGAATCATTGGTAGGGAAGGAAATGCTCACCAGATTGACAGACTTAAGGACCGCGTCTTGATCCCCCGGGGTAAAAGAGCTTCTCTGCTCTCTAAGCATGGACTCTTCTATATCTATAAGTGCCCTAGAAAAAACTGTAGAGAAACTAGCGGAGTCTGAAGATCCGGCTAGCCTGCCAATACTGCCGCCAAGCTGGGGTCGGAGCGGGTCAGACCCCTTAGTAGTAAACAGTAGGTAGAGAACTCTAGAGGCCAGCGCGCTGAGGCCGCTAGCCTTAACAATCTCCCCCGACTCGTCCGTGCCGAATACAAAGTTAGGCTTTAGAGGGCTGAAGGACGTGGGGGACTCCGATGGTTCTAACCCTTCGGGAACTATAGAAATATCCATCAGCTAAACTCCTCTCCGTACTCCAGTTCGTCCTGACCTGCCTGGACCTCTGACTCTCTCTCAGCCTCTGCTAGCTGCTCGGAGAACGCTGTATACTGCTCAGAAATTATGTCTCTATCCGAGTCAGCGCGCAATCCGGCATTATGCCTACTAGATAATGAGCTAAAAGAAAGGGCCCTCCTAGTAGTAACCAGATCATCATAAGCCATAGAGAAAACTCTGTGGTACATATCTGGGAGAGAGTCAGCCTCTGTAGAGGAAATATACTGGTCGGCCTTGCCTATAAGGTAGCCTAGAACCTGTAAAAATAGCTGTACTTCAGACGGCCTAAAAGGTGATTGGCCTTCCGCCATCTTTAGAGTCTTAGTCTGTACAGCTTGAAGCGTGGCTGAGATGTCCCTCAACAAAACTAAAGCTGAGCTTAAGTTTTGCTCACTCATTTAAGGCCCCTGTAGGTTAGTACTCTGTCCCTAATTCTTCTCTTGCTGTGAGATATCTGGCCTTGCGTTAGCTTAGCCTTCTTAGACAGCCCAGACCCAGATAGAACCGGTGCTCCGCCGTATCCGGTAGTGTGCTCGAAGACTACTTTATCCTGGTCATTAAGGTCATGGTAGATGAAGTCCAGCTCTCCCATGTCAGAGTTAAAGCTCTCAAAGCCAGGAGGAGTAGGCTTAGAAGTACTGTACTGGCCCCGAAGCTCTTCTCTGAATCTACCTACTTCTTTCTGAGACCACTTAAGGTCCTCTGAGAGCTCTACTACGGTAGGCATTCTTCCCAGCTTATTCGTTAATTCTTCCTGGCTTGTAAGAAACGTCCCTGTCTTGTACGTCCTAGACTCAGGCATTCTAGCCACTTGAGTTTCGTAAACAGGCCTGGACAGTCCCTTTAAGTGGTTAGTCACATGCGTGTTTAGCTGTGCCTTTGCCGGGTCAAAGTTTTTGACAGCGTCAGCGACTATACCTTTAGCCTTGATCTTTAGTACCATCGGGGCGACATTGCCTCCGCCCCACTTGTTAACGGCTTTATTTATAGTTCCGTCAAACTGCTTAAGCAGAGGGTTGAGCGTACTTTTACCTGGGTTGGCGTTGTAGGCCTTCCATAGCTCCATGTCTTTGTCTGATCTAGCGCTCATGCCTTAAGCTCCTTTAATCGGATTAGTACCCTCAATTATAGTCAAGTAGTCTAGTAGTAGACTCTGCCAGTCCCTTCTAGAGTCAGCTAAGTCTGTGTATTTAGCTACGTCATCTTGGCTAAAAGACTTGAACACCTGGTTGGGGCCCTGCTCCGTAATGGTAGTAAGCTGTAGTGTAGCTGCCTCGGCCCTCTCTCGCTCTTCTAGCTGGTCTAGGTACAGGCCAGAGTCTTGTAGATCATCGGAGTCTAGGGCCTTGAGCCGGTTAAGGCTGGAGGCTAATGCCCGAGATCTGCCCCTAACGGAAGACCCAGGCTCTAGCCCAGGACCCCCTATAAACTGCCTGATTACATCGTAGTACTTTGCGCCAGAGAGGGAGTCTATCCTCGGGTTTAGCCTTACACCTCTGCCTCTACCGATAGGGTCTAGATTGGCAGCCGTCCTTCCCGCAGTAGCGTAAAAGTCTATATACTGCTCCAGCGTACATACCGGTCTAGAGCAGTACCGCATAGCATGGTCAGTGCTAGAGAAGTACCTAGAGGCCTCGGGAAGAGGAACTAGCTTGGAGTTCTCCTGATAGCCTTCTTTGCTGAGCCTGCTTTCATCCACGTTAGGTATTTTTTGGCGGGCTAGTTTGGCGTCGGAATCCCTCATTACGATGAACGAGGGATCCTCAGAATCTACTGATTCCCACCCCAAGAACTGCTTAAAGTCGAAAGCTGAGGGGTGCAGCAGCAAGGGGTAGTAATCTGGGTTGTCCCTGTCTATTGTCTCGGGGAGAAGGGCGGCTTGCCTCTCCACGTCCCTTGTCTTCGAAGCTACAGCCTCTCGTAGACCTTCTACGTCTTCTGCAGAAGATGAAACAGATGCGCTTACTGCTTCGAGCCTCGCTTTCAGGTCAGCTAGCTCTTCTTGGAGAGCTTTATACTCCAATATTGCAGAACGGGTAGCTTCGTCCACCAAGGGAGCCTTACCTATCTCGTTCTTTTTGAATAGCTGACTGTAGTACTCATTTGCGGTCTGGTAAATCTGCAGAAGGTCCCGAACTTCAGATACCGGCTCTTGGGGCGCCATGTCTAAATTAGCTGCGTCAGACTCAATGTTCTTGAGAGTCTCTTCTATATGTCGAACCTTACTGATGTTAACAGAAGTCATAGCGCTAGAAGGGGACAGGCTGTGCTGGATAGAGACTATCTCTCCAAAGATCTGATGTCCTGTCTCGCCATTACTCAGCAAAGAGCAAGGCATGCCCACTACCATATAAGGGTTGAATACAGTAGAAGCGCTCGCAGAAACAGCTCCATACTTTCTAGATAGGTACTCCTTTTGAGCAACCAAGAAGTAGAGTCCATAGCTGCTAAACCCATTTGTGCTCATCCTCTGAGCGCTTGCTATGGCCCTGTTAGCTGTCTCTGGGTCTAAGCCTGCAGGTAAAGCTGTAGCTGCTGAGCGGTTTGAAGGGGCTGAGAACCTGGCTGAGTTAGCGTACTTCTGCAAGTCCATATAGGTTGGGTGCATATTATCTATGACAGGGTTCGGGCCCTTAAAGTACTCCTCCGGAAAGATAAGGTACTCTAAGCCTTCTCTGGCGCTTCCCGCAGCATTTTGTGCGTGCCCTACCGCTACGCTTGGGTACCCCACTCTAGAAGGATCCATGTTATAGCCTGGGGACTTATTTGTTAAGTTTAGCTTACCGTATGGCCCTCTTTTGTTATAATAAAGCCTAGTAGGCTTAGCACTGTAAGAGTCACTAATACTTACAGAGAATGTCATTGAAGGGAATATGGCATTGCATGACGGAGGAATAGAGTAAGAGGATATTGGGTTAGTAAGATAGCTAGCTATGCAGAGCCTTCTCTTACTCTTGCTGAGTGCCGAGCTCCATCCTGGGTAGTCTATGCCTTCTTCCCCTGGCTTAGACTCTGGCTTAGAGTCGTAAAAGCTGGCGTGAGGTAATCCGTAATTATCGACTTGGTATGCTGGAGGCGCAAGTACTTCGGTTATACTATAGAAGTACATATTATACAGGTTCTGGATCAAACCTAGGGCGCTCCCTCCTGGTCCGTACTGAGCGCCCGTCTGTCTAACCATAGACTTAACGAACTTCTTAGCTTTAGCGCTTCTAAGAAACGGAAATACCCCTCCACCCATGTGGGCCTTTATAGGGTTGTCGGAGTTTGGAATGCCTTCTAGGTACGGAGAGCAAACCCAGTGCTCTCTGAATCTGAGTAGTCGCATATACCTAGAGAAGAACCCAGTAATCGCAACCTGACTTCCCTGAATAGCCTTCTCTTGGATATCTCTAGCTATCTCTGCACGTATCAGAAGGTCTTGAAACTTCGAGATAGAATCTAACGATCCTCCCTGAGATACCGCTACCGAGATCACATCTCTATTGATCCCTTTTAGTAGCGCTTGAGACCTCTGCTCATCTGTGATGGCTCCTTGAAAAGAGCCTACACGGTCCTGCAGCCTGCGTATGCGCCTCTTGTAACTCCTATCCAGCTGCCCTGCTTTGCTTCTAACGAGCTCTTCCAAAGATTCAGCTGATTGCCTAAGGTCTGACCTAGCTGTGTCTCTCTTTACCCCTAAGCAGATGTTAAACACGTTCTCTATAAAGTCGAACGGCCTAGCTAACGGCCTACCTGAGAGGCTCTCTGTGAGGAAAGAGCTAGCGGTCTTGCCTCGTACAACGATCTGATTAGGGTAATCCTTAGTAGCAGTATTAGATCCTCGCTTCTTCTTTAGAAAAGAGAAGTAGAGGCTAGACAAAACGTTTACATTACTCTCGGCGGTAAACCCGCAGCTTTCTCCGTCGGGCTGGTTAGAGTAGCTCTGCCCTGTTATCCTTCCCTCAAAGAGAAGGCACCAAGTAGGGTTATCGTAGTAGTACACATCTAAATAAAAGATAGCTACATTCAGGTTGTCTTCATCTCCCAGGCCTCTAAGGATAGAGTGAGCAGGTAGAGATAGACTGGCACTGGCGTACCCCCCTGCTTGCACAGACACGCTAGCAGAGCTACAGGGTACTCTAACTCCATTTATGTATACTAAGAATCCGCCTAGAGTGGCGTCTCTTCCGTAGTCTGAAGCCATTAGTTTACATCCATATATAGCAGTATAAGAGCAAGCGTTCTCAGTAAGTTAGGTATACCAGTGTGAGCTACATCCATGTTCTCGTGCATTGGAGACTGGAACTTGTTGTAGTAGCCACTCTTACTAAGAAGCGCTCTTGCTCGTTCGTACAATACTTGGTAAGACCCTTCGTCCTCCATTAGGCTAGACACTTTTACTACGTTAGGAAGCGCTGTACCTATAATAGTGTCCGTATTTGCAGCAAACATATGCTTTACCAAGTGTGCGCAGCCATTTGTTGCTAGTAGCTGTATGGCCCTATAGGCAGCTAGTCTTAGCTCAGGAGTCCTTCCCTGGTCATCCTCAGACACGAGAGAGCCTAGAACTGAGTCCCTAAGTGAGTTTAGCTCTGGGACATCCCCGATGTGAGTAGCTATCCGTAGCGCTACCTCCCCTAGAGGGGTTCCCTGAAGAGCGGCGTGGTGCTCCGTCTTGTAGTCGGGCAGGGATATGTCGTAGTCGTAGGCTAAAGTCATCTAGCTACTCCTGTTTTGGCTGCGGAGTTGGAGAAGACTCCTCAGAGGGGGAGGACTTTGTGTCTGCAGGAGGAGTCTTAGTGCCTGCTGCAACTGTAGAATTCAGCTTTCTCAGTGCAGCAGTAGCCGCAGCCGTATCCACTTTAGTATCAAAGTTAGTTACTTCCTCAATACTCCTAAATCCTTCTCTCTGAAAGAGTGCATCCCTCCTAGCCTTCTCGCCGGCTGTCAGGCCCGGTATCTCTGTCTGCCTGTAGGCAGCCCTAAGATCCCTAACTTCTGGCTCATTGTTCAGAAGATCTAGTCTCCTTCTTTTTTCTTCAGCAGAGAGGCTGCTATTGCTCTTTATTCTGTTTATCTTATCCTGGAGTGCTCGTCTCGTCTGGATAATAGAGTCACTGATATCGCACTTTGAAGCCCTTGGACTTGACAGGAAAGTCCCAGCCTTGGGTGCAGTCCTAGCCGCGGCAGACCCGCCTCTAGCCCGCATGGCGGCCCTATTAACGCGGCAGTTAGGCTTTCTAACCCCCGAAGCTCTCCTAGGCCGAGGAGGCGGCTTTATTCTTGCTGTGTTCAAGTAATCGTCAAATGCAGGCAAGGCATCTATGCCCTCGACCTTATCAAAAGAGCTAAGGCTGCCTGTAAAGTACGCATTGTTATAGCTTAAAGCCTGCTTAGGCGTAAGTATAACCTCTTTACGCACAAGCATAGAAAAGCCAAAGTTAACCATCATCTCATTCGACGCAGATAAGTTCTGAGATAGGTTAAGGATCCATCCAGATATTATTCTATTGTCGTAAACTACCTGGGTGAGTGTTCTATTCTTTGCCGCTGCAGTGCCCCTAAACAAGTAGTCATAGAGCTTAGTAAATATATCCCTGCACGCAGCATTCCTTGTATTGTACAAGATGCCGGAGAAGCTGTAGGTCCTAGGACTCTCCCCATAGAAAGTAGCTACATAGTTGTCCCCATGAAGAGGCATAGTCTGTACTTTTTCTGACCTATTCTCGCTCACAGAGCTCAATAGGAATCCTACATACGCAGACCCAGAAGTTATATCTATTCCTGGTATCTGCTCTAAGACCTCTAGCCTGCTCTTAGAGGCCGGCTCAGTAAAGTACATTCGTGCCTGGGATACCTCTGCAGACTCTGACCCTTCCGTAATATTGTATCTAGGGAGGAGAGCTTCTACTGACTTTCTAGTAGCGTCTCCCAGCACTGTGTTGATGTACGGGTTTTCGCTACCATCTTCTGGAAGGTTACCCGGAGGTGGAAGGAACTTAGGGTCGCTGAGTACAGCGCCATTCCTGTAGTAGTTTACATGCTCTCTTATATCAGTCCCCATTTAAGATACCTCCGTCTCCCTTAAATGAAGCTACACTTACAAAAGAGTCCCCATAGGCAACTGCTGACATTCTGTCATAGTGCCCTGATGTCTCCATGACAAAAGAGCCTTTTTTCCTAAGGTCATTAACCATGAGGCTAAGGAGTGCTGTAAGCTGGCTCTCAGCTGTAGCAGGGTATGTCTTATAGTAGAGCAAGCTCTCTTCTGACTGTGCCATGGCTTAGCCCCTTTTAGATATAGCTGCGGAGTTAGAAGGAGTAGCGAGAGTTGTTAACTTGCTCTTTATAGCTTCTAGGTTATCCCTAGCTGCCTTGGTGTCTTCTATGGCCAGAGCTTTTATGATACCTGCTGCGGCCTGTATGAGCATGTTGATCTTAGTTGCTGCTGCAGCTACCGACGTGTCCCCAGATGAGTCTTGTCCTGGTACCGGTGCGCTACCCATCATATTAAGCACGCCTTCTCTAAAGCGCTTAGACGCTTCTTTTACCTTCTCAGTATCCCCTTGCTGTAGGCCTGCAAAGGTCCTAGTAAAGAGCTCGCGTACTCGCTCCTGTACGTCCCCTGATAATCCAGACATGCTTCCGCCTAGAGTTGACTCTATGCTCTCATCAATCTGCATCTGGCCTCCTGCAGATCTAAGAAGACTTATCTCTCCTCTTCTCATGAACTTAAGGAAGTTACCAGTAGCGTCGTCTCTGTCTCCAAACAGCCCAGCTAGAGGATTATCCTGAAGCATCTCCTCTGCCATGCCCTGGCTCTTAGATGCGGCCCCCGTAAGCCCTAGCTCGTTCATTTTAGCTGCGAACTGCTCGTCGTTCAACGCCCTATACTGCAGGTTTTCCTTAGTTGCCGGCCCCTCCCGTGTAGCCCCAGTAGCTGTAATTATATTTTTAAGGTGGGATTTAAGCTTTTCTTTCTCAGAGCTAGAAAGAGCGTCATACTTTTTCTTCTGCTCTGATGTCAGTTTAGTATTTATGAACCTTCTTACTGCTAGGTCTTCCTCGCCTACGTATAGCCTTCCCTCTTTTGTTATAAAGTTTCGCATTTGGGCTGACACCTGCCCAAGTGTTGATCCCAGTTTAGTGTATAGATCGCCAAAGCTTTCTAGTTTTGCTCTAAAGTTTGTTTCGGTCATCTCTGCAGAGGACCCTGTAAGCAAACTAAGAGTAGACACACTCCCAGTCTCTTTGCCTAGCTTGGCTGCTGCCTCTGCCGACATGTACGCTCTAGCTTGTATCTCATCCGGGGTTAGAGCCCGCTTATACGTAACGGAGACTCCTTCTTCCATTAGCGCCTTGTAGGAAGCTTCCGAGCCTCCTCCGGCTTCTAGAAGAGCGAGACCTGTTAAGCCTACTCTTCCCACTTTACCTAAGAAAGTATTAAGGTTTCCGCCCTCATTCTCCCTCGCTGCAGCGTATACCCCTTCTGTAAGCCTCTTTACCTCGTCAGGAGAGAGGTCGTTGTACTTAGCGGTAGCCTCCTCAATGGTCATACTAGGGTCTTCTCGCATAAAAGCTTGGATTAGGAAGTGCCTAGCCGTGGCCGTGGCATCGGATGCGATATCCCTACCTCCGGAAGGACCTTCTAGAGTTCTTTCTCCGGGCCCGAATATGCTTGTGCTTCCGGGGTTATTCGCAATGTGAAGGCTTGCGAGCCTCTCCGCCCTGTAGACTAGAGCTCTCTGCTCTGGGCTTAGGTTTAAGTTATCGAATTTAGCTCTAGTATATTTAGCAAAAGTGCCTGTGCCAGCAGCCACCCCTTCTATAACAGTTTCATCAAATGCTCTTCTTACTTGCTCTTGGGTCGTGTCTAGAGAAAGGTTATCTCTTAGCTTGCTAATAGCTCCAGTGTCTCCTAAGGTTCCTAGCGCTCTTCTGGCTTGGCCTAAAGTTCGCTCAGTAAATCCTGCTTCAGCCATTCTCTCTATCTCAGCCAGCCTCTGCAGTCTTATGGCGCCAATATCGCGAGAACCTCTGCCGTACAGAGCAGTAGTCAGCCCCTCCACATACTCGTATCTGTCTCCACTGAACCCTTCGTTAAATAGATACTCGCCAATAGCTCCACGGCCTTCATTCTCAAAGAAAGCTTGAGATCCTTTGCCAAAGAAGTCGTTGGCAAAAACACTCCGTAGTCGTTGAGCAGCAAGATTATCGTTCATCTGTCCGTAGCGGTAATCTTCTGAAGTGAAAGCATTGTACAACGTGTCAGTGAAGAATCCTCGTTCACTAATATCCCGAGTGTATATCCCACCCCTTCTGTTAGGTCTCAGCAAGCTTCTGCTTGAGTAGTCTGTTCCTCCTATTAACCCGAGGTAGTCGGCGCTACTGTACTGACCTGGGGTAGCCCCAAACCTATCTCTGGCTTCTCTCCTGAGCATATCTTCTCGTCCAGCAGCTCGATCTGCCTCCAGCCTACCTAGAGACTCAAAGTAGCCAGCTCTAGCTGTTTCTTGTATCTGCTCTGCGCTTGTAAAGTTTCGGAGAGCTAGTTGATCCAACTCTTGAAGCTGCTGGTTTCTAAACGCTTCTCTACGCCTAGACCTGCCTTGGCTGTAAGTCTGCAGCTGAGTAAGGACTGCTTTTCCAGACTCTCCGTATAGCTCACTAGCTACTGCATTTAGATCCAGATTGTTTGTGGATAGAGCTCTTTGCACTATCTCTTCGCCCATCATTCCAAGGCGAGTAGCAGGGTCCATAGAGTTAGCAGCTTCCCTGCTGAGCTTACCTATGTCTCGGCTCAGTACGCTCTGGACTAGGCTTCGAGTAGATCTGTCTCTTAGCAGCTTGTTAGCCTCAGGGCCTCTAATCAGCCGCATACCTCTCTTGTTCGCTTCCTCTGGGTTGAGCCCTAGCTCAACCATTCTCTGCAAAGCGCCCTGGTCAATCTTTAGTTGCCCTGATGCTGGGTCTAAGTAGTACGAGCCCATAGCAAGAGACTGGGCGTTCCTGGCTGCAAAAGATGCGTGTGCTTGTGTAAGGTTATTAGTATACGCTTCGGCAGACCCGCCTACAGCTGCTTGCTGTGCTGCTGACAAGAATCCGAACTGGGAGTTAGCAGTAACAGAGGAAAAGAGAGCTGACTCTACCCCTAGTTGGCCGCCTAAGCCCGCTCCAGCAGTAGTGCTGGCTGCAGCAGAGAGCGTCTGGTTTGTAGCTTCTAGCGTTTTGCCTGCTAACCTAGCAGCAGTCACTACCTGCCTAGAGATGTTAAGGGACTTAAACTTATCAAGCTTAACACCCATATTCTCTGTGAGCTGCTGCATCTGAAGGGCATCAGCCGGGGATATCCCTTCTCCTAGATCCATTATACTCTTTGTAAGAGTAGCAAGCTGCTTTACTCTGGATGCTATAGAAGAAGCACTGCCGGTATGACCCCGCATAAGGCCCATTTCACCGGCCATGCTATGTATCTGATAGACATCCTGCTTGGTGAAGCCAGAACCTTCAGCAGTAGAGTCGAGGGCATTGACTATTCCCGCGGCGGCAGCGTTTGTCATTCTACCTGTGGTAGGGTCAATCATAGCCCCAGAGGTTATGCCCGAGTACATCTGACGAATGCCTCGAATATCCCCCATACGGTTCTCGAAGCCTCTGTAGTACTCCGCCCCTGCGTCGAGGAATTTAGCACCCGCCGTGACTGCTAGTGTAGCAGGGTTAAACATGCCTAGGCCTAAGAGCATGCTAGCGCCTGCAGTGCCTACGCCTGCCGCTAAGCTTCCGTAGTTCAGTAGTTTAGCCGTGCTCCTAGCATCTAGCTCAGACTTGTAGGCAGAGTATATACCTGCGTCCATCGTCCTAGCATCATAATACCCAGGCTGATTAGTCTGGGGATTAGTCATAAATCTGACTGCAGCTTGCTGCGCTTGTGCAGAGAGATAGTCTGTACCTAGAGCTGGGTTGTAGATAGGCACATGCGCGGCAGGCGCTGAGATCTGCGGGGCAGCCCTGCCATTGTCCATTGGGGAGTATACGCTATTTACGTTGTAAAAGCTCTGGGCTGTAGTAGGGTATACTCCCTGTCCGGACTCATACATCAGGTATTTCCTCTAGCTTTTTAAGCATCTCTGCTGCGCTATCTGTAGATGAGCTCTGGGAGTCTCTAAACCTAGAGTTTCCGGTTACTCTTCCACTTAAATCGTAGGCGTTGGGGTTGTGTACTACCATGTTGTAGAACTCGGAGAGATTCTTAGTCACCTCGTCCACCATCTCAGGGCTCTTAGTGATCTGAGCTGCGAGGTTAAATATCTCTACTTGTAGCCTTTTCCACGATCTAAGGCGCTCCCGATGTACCATCTCCTCCAATACTGCTGATCTTACTGAGCCTCTGGGAGGCAAGGTGACCCCTCGGAGAAGTAGCTCTGCCCTAGCGCTACCCCAAGGGGCGCTTAAAAATTTTCTAGTGCTCTCGCATCGCAGGCCAGGCGGACCTTAGTGTCAAACCGGTTCATAGTCTGAGCTAGAGCAATGAACACCGGCTGAGGGAGAGATGAGATAAAGTCCCAGCGGTCCTTCCACTCCAGGTCTAGCTCTGCGCGATTGTCGTCGGATGGGTATGTATGCGGAAAAGTCTTATCCGCAAAGCTGGCTAGGCATGAAGCCAAGTTGATCCTCGATGCTAAGTGGGCGATCTCTGCGTCCGTGCGAGGTTGAATCTCACGCAGCATCTCAATTAGGCGGTCGCCGTCCACGGTAGTGCGAGTACGAATCTTAAATACTCGCCCTGCCATGCGGTAAGTCTCTTCGTAGAAACCGTTAGTCATAACGGTATCTAGGATCCTTGCTGCGTCTTTGAGGTCGAGATTATGATCCGAGCACTCCATCTTCCACATCTCTAGAGGAGTAGAGTACGTACTAGAGATAGCCTCAGCGAGTGCGTCCAGGTTCTCCTGCTCTGCCATCTCCTCAGGAGTTGGTTCTTCACTGACATCTTCTGTTGTGATAAACTTCTCTACGTCAATGGACTTCGAGCCTAGTTTGACGCTAGCGAGGTCCGTAATCTTACCTGACATGTATTTCTCCTAGGAGTATATGATGATCCATTCCGACATGGATGACCGAGATAAGCGCCAGAAAGATCTAGAGGATCTTCTGGAGCCAGAGCTAAACATAGAAGATGGTGTTCCTACTGTCGAGGGTAAAAAGTTAGCGGACGAAATCATAGAGCCGCTAGAAGAGGTAGAGGTAGATCTCTAATGCCAGAAGTAATTAGTCCTAATACATTAATTAAGTCTTACAACCAGGGTGATAAGTTCCTTATTAACCCTAAGTTTACTGCACAAGCTTGGGAAGAAAGCTACGCTCGCCTTGGTGAGCTGCTTGCAGAAATAGACGACGGCAGAATGCTTATGGTAGTAGGCTTACCAAGTTCAGGTAAGACTACATTCATAGAGAACCACTCAGAAGAGTTGGAAGACTACGACGTTATCTTTGATGGAGGCTTTCCAAGTAAGATAGGCCGTAGCGCCGTAACTAATATAGCTAAGGGAGCGGGGTGGGAGGTAGATGCTCTTTACCTAGACACCCCGTATAACGTCTGCCGTAATCGAAACCATAGGAACGCAAACGGTCAGCGTATACCCTTTGAAGCTTTTAAGCTAGTGGCTAGAAGCTTTAGTGAACCTAAAAGCTTTGAAGGGTTTAACTCTATTCGCAGAGTTAGCGGAACCAGCTCTAGACAGCGAGAGGTGGGCCTAGAGGCTGGCTAGGAGGAGTCTCGGCAAATGCACTTGGAACCCCAGAGTCGGAAAGCTGGTCGTAGCCTATATATCCAAGACCTAGAGCTGCTAACCCGCCGAGCCCTGCTCTCTGCATCTTAACGTTTTTGAGCTGCTTAGATAAGCCTGAGCCTATGCGCTGCTCAGCAGTCAACGCGCCTTTAGCTTCTGCGAGAGCTTTCTGCTCAGCAGCTAAAGCCTCCCTAGCTGCCGCTTGCTCAGCCTGCTGTGCTTCTCGAAGTGCTTGAATATCACGTGTTAGTACCTCGGATTGTGTTCTATATGAGCGCATTTGTCTCTTTGCGGCTTGTTCTGCTTCTACAGCACGCTCTACTTTCATCATTTCCTTTGAAAGGTCTCTACTCGTATCTCTGAATCTGCCTCTGTAGTTTTCACCTATCCTTCGTGCCCTCTCAAGCTCACTTTCAAGTCCTTGGCGAGCTCTCAATTGATCGGCGGCCCCGCTCCTCATGAGATTTATTTCTGATATAAGAGCCTCCCGAGCCGCTGCTTGCTCCGCTTTGAGGGCTTTCATCTGCTCTCGTAGCATTGGTGCTTCGGACCTAGTAGTGGCTAGTTCTTGCATTTGAGTAGGAGTCAGGTTACTTGCTCTAGCTTCTGCTGCAGAGGGAATAAAGCGCCTTTTTGAGGACTCCTTAATAAGCACTTCAAGGGCAGTCTGACCGATGTCACTATCAATTGAAGCTGTCTTAAGGAAGTCTAGAGCTCCTTGTAAGTAAGAATCGTGAGCTAGCTTAGTCATTGGTGGTACTCCTGCTGAGATGGGTGAGGCCTATTTTCAGTAATTATAGTAAAAGCTAATCTAAAAAAAAAAACGCCCGAGTAGCGTAAAGCTGTAAGGGCGCTTAATTCAAAAAACTCACTGGGAGTTTAGAGCTTAGCTTAGAGCTTTGTACGCCCCATAGCCGAGACCACTCAATGCTGCGGTACCTCCGAGAGCGAGAGCGAGATTCCTCTGGCGCTCTGCAGCTGCTTCTTCCTCTGCTTGAGCAGCAGCGAGAGCCTGAGCCTGAGCTGCCGCGATCTCATCGCTGTCGTCGAGAGCAGAGGAGATTCCTAGGCCTGCTGCGGTAAGAGCTCCTGCGCCAACAGCTCCCAGACCAAGGTCGCCCAATCCTTGAGCTCTGCGTTCAGCCATTCGGCCAGCTGCCCCAAGAATACCACGATTTTTCATAGCGTCACGTAGGGCAGCGGCCTCGCCGCCGGCGAACGCGGGCATAGTTAGTGACTTCATTTTTAAAGCCTCTCGAGCTGCGCCCACATCCTTACCCAAGAGCTTGGCTGCGCCCCCCTCGACTAACTTCTTAGCGCCTGCCCTAAGGCCCTGAAGAGCGACCTTCTCCAGCTCATTGTAGCTAGCTACTTTGATCTGTGGGTCAACGTTTAGCTGAGAAAGAGTTTCTGCAACACCCTGTAAATATGCCTGATTACTCATTTTCTAACCCTTTCGTAAGTTAGGTTTAAAGCTCGGTACCAAGCCTGGCCGCGTAATAAATTAATCCAGGCTGTTATAAGTATATGTCTGCTGCCACTTAGGAGTCCAGCATGCTGAGAGAAATTCTCTCGTTTACTAAAACAATAGGCAAGTATTGCCTTTCTGCTCTAGAATTTCTAGGTAGTGCTACAGGCATGGGTGCGCTAAGCTTCCTCAGCATAGTTTACAACCCCTTCATGCTAATTATTACTGTACCTGTAGGCATATACTTGTACGTAGAGGGTGAACGTTGACTGGAGATTAAATATGGAACTAAGTACAGAAGCACTAGAAGCTGCGTGCAAACTAGCATATGAACTAGGCCAGCAGCGTGCAAATAATGACTGGGACCTTCTTACGAAAGAAGCTAGCTGGAGGCAGCTGGGGTCTGAGTTCCTGGGGGGAGCTAAGGCTTTGGCTAACCGGCAGACATTCCAGTCAGGTAGGCAAGCAGCCAGAAGCGCTATGGAAAACCCAGCACTTACGGGCGCTGCTGGTGGGTTTAAAGACCTTGCTAGAACTGCCGGACAACAGATGGCTCAGCCTTTTAAGAATGTGTACCAGACATTTAGGGGTAAAGGGTACCAAGGAGCTGTATCCCGAGGAGACGCTAATGTAGAGGCGGCGGCTAAGAGGCTTCAGGCTGCTACTACCACTGAAGCTAAGCAGATTGCCCAGAAAGAGCTGGCAGAAGCCCAGCGAGCGCTAGATACTCAACTCAAGAGCTTCGGCAGCTATGGTTTCTCTAGCCCTCAAGCGGCAAGAGCTGCAGGGTCTAGAAACTACTTTGGGGCAGGCGGAGCGCTAGAAGGCCAAGCGGGTAACGTCGCAGCTGCGGTTGGCGCTGGTGCTCTAGGTACAGCGGGAATATACGGTGCTGGGCAAATGGTCGCTGGGTCTCCGCAAAATACATACGTAACTAACGTGCAGTCTCAGCAGGCCCCGCATGAGTACTACCTGAACCAGCTAAGCGGCATGTTCTCGTAGTGCGCAAAACAGAGGGTTCAGTCTGACATAAGAATATGTCGGGGCATTATAGCCCATTATAAGGAGAATCAGATGGCACGTCTGACCTACCTTAATAAAGATCTCGCCGGTATTGGCGGGTCAAACGCGCTTACGCGCGTAAACATTGAGATCCATAAGCTTGGTCTCGATGTAGAGTACCACCTCGATGCACTGCTCTCTGCCGAGCGGGACATTGAAGACGGGTACTCAGCCCTCGTTGGAGAGTGGCACTTCCACAACAAGTGGATCAAAGTGCTTAGCTCCAGGCTCATTAAGCTAAAGGCTAAGGCGAAATCTATTCGTGAAAGCCTTGAGCGAGCAATCGAGGAGGAGCCTCCTGTTCGCACGGGTAGGCTTACTCGTGAGTGGCTTCGCTATGAGAGGGGTTGTGGCTCTAAGCCCGATCAAACTCGTAGCCGAGTTGCCCGCATTCGCTCCATCGAGCGCAGGGTGGTGCGTCGATGAGTGAGAGAGGGTGGGATCTCGAAACTCCCATCTTGGTCTTTCTAGTCGGGGTAGCCCTCGTTGGTCTTGGCATTGGCCTCCTCGGGATGGCTAAGGAAGACCAAGCTCCCTCGCAGCCGGCGGAGCCTCGCTTCTACGAGGTTCACTGCGAGGGTCCTGATGGGTGGGAGAAGTTCACCGTAGACTTCAATGCTTACGGTAAGCCTCGCTCCTTTCGTCAGGGCGTGATGCGCTTTGAGACTACTCAAGGCGTTGAGGTGCATGGCAGTAACTGTATCGCCAAGCACCCAGCGGAGTGGCGTCGATGATCGGTGTTGCGGGTGCCGGAAAGACACAGGTTGTTAAAAGCCTCCAGGGGCAGCCTGTAGATTTCTCTCCGCCTCGTCAGCCCTTCTCTCGGGTATTTGTATCAGGAATACCAATGAGCGAGGAGGACACAGTTAGGCATGAGGACAATATGTGCCTCTCTAACTTCGACGAGGCGGAGGAGGAACTCCGGAAAGCGCTTATGCTCTTGGCCGAGGCTAAGAAGCTCGCGCAGGCCGGGGATCTTCCGGGAGCGAATGAATCTCTTCATCGGGTAAAGAGCCATGCTTCTGAAGCCAAAGAGTACGCTCAAGGCTGTAGGGAGTGGGTTCAGGGTGTGCCCTTGGGTACAGCTCTGCCCGAAGATATAGTTGACTACGAGGACGCTTAGATGCAGTTCGTAGTCTCTGTCTCTTGGAGAGAAAATCTCCGTAAGCTTATATCCGTCCTTGTTAACCTAGAAGAGGATAAGCTTGCGGAGAAAGAGGCCAAGGAGTTCGAGCTTGCTCACTTCTACCTCGAAGGCTTCTACAAGAAGCATCTGCCCTTCGCACTAGACACTATTCTAGATAAAAGTGAAGGGCAGGTACTGAAGTCCTACGTGTGGCGCGTAGAGGCTGCGAATCAAACCGCTGGGGTATGGGAAGTAGAAAAGGCTCTAGCAGCCCTTACTGGCCCCCTACCCTAGCGGTTTGTCCGCTTTTTTTAGCTCTCGCTCTAAGTACCAGATGGCCTTACGTAGATCTTCTTTTTTTAGCTCAGGATTTTTGATTCCAGCTCTAAGGATATACTTAATAGCGTTTCCAAGAGAGAAGTTAAGGCCGAAGTCCTCGATGATATCGATCACTTCATACTTACCGCCCTGGTAATGGTCAGGATGGTTTACCGTCTCCTTGGATTGCTGGAAGCTCACAGGCGTCTCCGTCGCAGAACTCGTCGTCTTTTTCATGAGAACTAGTTTCGATTCGGAGGGGTTTGCAGTTGGCCTGTAGTGACTCATACTCTTCCTTTGTGATCTTGATGTATGGAGCCTGGGGGTAGATGGTGCCAGGATCAATCTTCAAGAAGCTAACGCTCTTCATGGAGTCTTCAAAGCACTCCAAGCAGAGCTTAATGTCCGCGGCTTCCTCAGGCTTAAAGGTCACCGTAATAGAGACTTGATTGTCAGCCCAGTAGCGCTGAATCTGAGCGGCGTTGTGCATCTGCTCCCAGATAGAGACATCTTCCTTGGCCTTCTCAAAGTGCTCTTCTTTGATTGGAAAGCTTACAACGTAGGTGTTGTTAGCGTACTGGTCTTTCTCTACAGGAAAGCCAGCCTCTTGTGCAATCCCTAGAAGAGGGCTCTCTTCATTCACACGGATATTACGGATGTAATACTCGCTGTGTGGGTAGTGAATGCCCGGAGTTGCGCCTGCAAGAAGACTCACAGTACCGCTAGGCTTTACACTAGTAGTCTTCTTAGACCTAGGAACGCAGAGCCAGTCACTATACTGCGCGTCAAGCTGCTGCAGGTACTTGTACCCTCTATTACAGAGCTTGAGGTACGACCGCCTTCCGTACTTTGCGATTGCCTGGACAATGCCGGACTGTGAGCATCCGATTCTACGGTTGCGCATCATCACAGCGTTAGTGCGCTTATTATGTGTAGGAATAAGAGTGACTGTCTTTGCGTAGAGATATGCAAACTTCAGAGTTCGTAGATAGTCTTTCTCTGAATCGTGGTTAGCCGGGAAGGTCTCCACTAGGCAGCATAGCTCGAAGCTCTCAAGGCTCTGCTCGCCGCATGGGTTAGTTCCCTCTACAAGTGCATCCTTGTAGTCTGGGGCATCCGCCATCCGAGAGTAGTTACGAGCGTGGTCAATCCAGAACATGCCGATGTCAGAGCCCTCGCCAATGCGCTTAGCGACATACTCATAGTCCATGCCCTCCCAGGCGCGGATAGAGTTGTTACTTGCCCAGCGATGGGACATGAGCATCTCTTGATCGTCTTTGAGCGTGATGAACTCTTGGTCGTCAGGATCGCCAAGCATAATCTCAGCCGTGCGGCGAATACCGCCTGCTACTACGCATTTTCCAATGAGATTAAAGATGTCAACGATGGTTGCGCTACTGATCAGGTAGGGCTTCTCGTCCTTAGGCATAAGGAGCTTGGTCAGGTCACTGACGAGCAACTCCAGTGGCCCTGACCCAGAGCTAATACCTCCAAAGGTCTTGAGTGGCGTACCTTTAGGCCGAATACGAGAGTAGTCGATGCTCTTAGGGTACAAGCCATTACGGACGAAGCTCTCAAGGATAGTCTTAATAAGCTCTACCCAGGACTCGCGCGTGTCTTCGACGATAAACTCTTCGGTGCTGTACTCAGGAGTAAAGATACTTACAGTGCCTGCGCCGTTGGTGTCTCCACCTACGCCGACACCCAGCATGCTCATATCCATGAGAAAGCAGAAGGGTGCGCTGAAGTCACTCGCGAGGTTTTTAGTGCTTACAAAAGCGCAGTTATTAAGGCAGGCGCCTCCGACCTTTTCTAGAGCTTTGCTGCCCATTGACCAGAGGCCTCGCCCTGGGGGGAGGAACTTGAACTCCCACATCCTGCGGTACATCTCTTGAGCAGAGCGCTGAGCTTTGCTGTCGCTCCAAGGAAGCAGCAAGGACTGGCAGTGGTTCTTTTGTGTAGTATACACGCCCTCTACCACGCGCTTACAGGTCTGCCAGAACTCTTCAGAAGTTCCATCACCTAGATCTCGTGCGTAAGTGCGCTTGTAGGTAAAGTAGCCTAGAGGCCCCCATGCTGGCTGTGTGTCTTTAAACTCTTCGAGGAACTTATCATCTAAATGAAAGAGTGCTCTTTGCATACTGCGTATGTCTCCGGAAACTTTTCCTGTACGTATTCGGCCATCGCTTCAGCCATGACTCGAATCTCCCACTGCGCATCTTCCGCTAAGCGTAGCTTTAAAAACTTGATTACATTCAGCAGGTTAGCGGTGGCCCAATACTCTGTGTACAGCGATTGTGGTAGGACCGACCTTGCTTGCTCTCTCGCCACCCCGGCGTCGAGAAGGTCGTGATACAATTTTAGAGATGCTTTAGAGTGGCTGGCAATGGCATCTGAAGCCCTTAAAGGCCAGATCATCGTAGCCCCGTGAATTGCATTGATTTCTGGGTCAAAGTTTTCTTTCTCAACACTCGCCTGTCGGTTGTTCTTGTGCTGCTCGCGAAAGACTTTGGGGTTATAGAACTCAATACTCTCTGAAGTATATCTTCTAGAAACCTCGTTGTAGCTCCAGGTCCTGTGCCTCATATGTTGCTTAGCGACATACATAGGCACTTTGATCTTAAAGCTCATGGTGCAATGCTCAAAAGGACTGGTGTGCTTATGTTCTGCTAGGTACCCGATGAGCTTTCTGTCTCGCGGACTGAGCTCCTCTAACTCTGGAGTGTCGCTCATGAAAGAGACTCTTGCAGCGTCTGCTACCACCTTGTCCACGCCCATGTGCTGAAGTAAACTTACGTAACCTATGTTATCGCCATAGATGAACTTCACGTTCTACCCTTTCAGAAAGAGAGTCGCGAAACTATGTCTGCTACCAAATTTAAAGTCAAGCAAGTCAAGAACGACTCTGAGACAGGGTTAGAAGCCTTCGTTGAGTTGCCCATTGACCAAGAAGAAACCACTCGCTTGATGCCCAGTGGAGGGAGCGTAGATATCGGGTCTAGCACCTTTAACTGGGGAGATGCCTACCTTGGGGACTTGGAGTGTGGCGTTATCTCGTGCCTATCGATTAACGCCTCTAACGGAGATATACCAATATCTACTAACCTAGACGTTCAAGGGTTCATAACTGCGTCAAGTACGATAAGTACGTCCGGTGTTCTGGTGTCGAATGAGCTAAGGGCGCAGGAAGGTTTTGGTATCAACATAACTTCGGATACGAACGTTATTGTTGATATCGACCATAATGACAATAGTCTTGGCGGTAACTACTTTAAGGTTAGAAAAGACTTTGAAGACCCTAGCGGACCTGTTGATCTACTTACTCTCGCTGAGAGCGGTAACCTAGAGGTACTCGGAGACATAAGTGCTGCTAGCCTTAGCCTGACGGGAGAGGTAAGTGCAGCAGACCTATCCTTGTCTGGCAGTGTATCTACAGACTTATCTCTAGACGGAAAGCTAGAAGCTTCCGGAGAAGATCCTCTGATTATAGATGCTTCTAGTGTTGTAATAGAAAACTCCAAGACAGCTAATACGTCTTCAGTAACCCTGAGAGACAGTATTAACGCAAATAGCTCTATCTCTTTAATAGAGGGAGAGGGCCTATTCGGAGAAGCGAGTAACTATGGCTTCCAGTTAGAGTATAATGGAAGGCTCATGCCTAATAGCTTATCCCTAAGGAGTGGCTATGGGACTCTTACTGCCGATATCTTTACCGTTGTAAGAGATGTAAGCGGCGTTCCTTCATCCGATATAGAGTTCAAGGGTCTTATTACCTCAGATAATGATACGGCAGCAGAGCAAGGGGGCGTTCGGAGCACCTACTTCGGGGGAGGGCCTGGGTCGCAAAACGCTATACGGCTCACTACAGTAGACGGGAATGGTAACTTTAACCCGCACACCACAGATACTGGCACTTTCTATGTAAATGGGCCCAAGGGTGACGACGGTAAGCTTTCCATAGAGGCTTTCGATATAGACCTAGTTACAGACGGGCACGTACGTGTAGCCCTGGATCACAATAGCAACGGGACTTTCCAGGTCAAGGATAGTAACAACGACATAGTGTTCAGGGCGAGAACTGGTACTGTGGATAGGCTTCTAGTGGAAAGCTCCCTAGAGACAGCCATAGATAATGCTACTGTATCGAATAATAATAGCCTTAGACTGCTGGTGGTAGACCCTACGGGGCATATATACAAGAGTGATGAAAACTCGCACTTGCTACTTAACGCTCCTTTTACAGGAACCCATGTTTACGCTTCTGCCGACGAGTTACCTCTGGGCTCTAGTGTAAGTCTAGATGCGGGCACGCTTGCGCTAACTACAAGCGCATCCCAGGCTAACTGCGTAGGTATAGTACAGAGTAAAGAGCTGGCTACAGAGGATAGCCCACATACTACCTCTCTAGGAGAAGTAATTACCTCTGGCAACATCTACTACGTCGCAGCAGTAGGTGACTCCATCAAAGGAGGCTTGCGAGGCTTCAAAGTCTGCAACGAAGGCGGAGATATCTCTGCGGGCGACCTACTCGTTACTAGCTCTGTGTCGGGACGACTCATGAAGCAGGCTGATGATGTGGTCCGAGCGAGCACTGTTGGTAAAGCCATGCAGTCCGTAACCTTTAACGATCAAGGCCAGGCAGATAATGTCTACGGCTTTCTCTACTGCGGGTGATGCTATGAACTACATTGAAGATACTATAGGTGAAGAGCTAGAGAAGACTGCTCTGAAGGGGCTTAGGCAAGCTATAGCTAATAATAAAGGTAAATCGACATTAATCGGAGCTACCGTAGGTCTGCCTGTAGCTTACTCTCTGCTGCAGTCTGCTAGGGAGGCAGACAGAGAAGCTGGTGGAATCCCTCAAGCGCTAGATGACGCTATGGACGGAGTAGACTCCGGACTAGATGAGGTGGATCGGATTATAGATGAGGGCTTTTCAGATAAACAAAAAGCGCTAGCTGCTTTGGGAGCTTTGGGTCTCGCTGGGGTTGGCGGGTACAAAGCGTATAAGAGTCTGAGTGGAAGGGAGAAGGTGTCTAAGTTGAGTCCAGCAACTAAAGATGCCCTAAAAACTGTAGTTCCATTCTACCTTGGAGTGGGCGGCCTAGGCACCGCTGCCTACTATGGGACTAGGAGCCCAGGGGGTGACAGTCAAGGCGAAAAGAAGGAAAAAAAGAAGAAAGAGGATACCTTTAAGTTGCTTAAGGAATTAGCCAAAAAAGAGTTATATGCTCGGTTCTACTAATATTAAGTCTAAATACTTAAGTACAAGAGTTAGTCAGTGTGAGCTTCTCGCGGAGCAGAGCACCTGCCCTCGCCGTAAGATAGCTGCTATGCTCATAGACCCAGAGACTAACAGCATAGTTGCTGACGGGTACAATGGGCCTCCCAGGGGTGCAGGGTCCTTATGTGGGGAGACCGACTGCCTAAGAGAGACTATGCACGTTAAGTCGGGTACTTCCCTAGAGATAGGGTGTCACCATGCTGAGATGAACTGCATACTGAATGCAGCTCGCCAAGGGAACAAGACCTCTGGGCGAGTGATGATAGTTACTGCAGAGCCTTGTCTCATGTGCGCAAAGGCGATACACCACGCCGGAATAAGCGCAGTGTATCTAGTAGAAGGCGGGTACTCTGGGGCTATAAGAACTGGGGTAGAGTACCTGAGGCAGAACGGAGTAGAGGTAGTTAAGTACTGACTCTACTTCTTTCTTTTAGCTTTGCCTTTGGACTTGCGCTCTAGGGCTGCGCGCAACGCTGGAATACCTACAGCTGCAGCGCCGGTAGCTGCAAGAGCGCCTCCGACTGTATATGGGTTATCAACTGCGTAGTTGCTAGCGCTACGTAGGCCGCGCATAGCGCTATCTCCTAGTGATGACCCAGTTGCGGCTAAGTACCTTCCAGCCTGGCCTAGTAGGTTAGCTTCATCAGAAAAAGGCGTAGTCAGTGTTTGCTGTACGCTCTCAGCTGCACTGTCTATTGGGCTTCTATCTCTGTTATAGAGGTATAGAGCTGTGCCTAGACCAGTAGCGCCTACTGCAGCTTTACCCGCATCGCCAGCGGCCGCGCGTAAGGCTTGCTCTTGAGCATCTAAAAGATCCCTAGAGTACTGCTCCTGGGCTGTATTGAACTGCTGGGTATACTCATCTTTGACCTGCTTTCGGGTGCTCTTGGTCTTTGCTTGACCCTTAAGCTCCTTTAGCTGTTGCTTCAAGAAATCTCTTCTAGACTGGTCACCAGCGGAGAGGGTTTTTTGGCTAACTAAGTCCTTAAGATCTTTCTCCATGCGCTGAACTTGCCTTGTAGCCTTATCCCTGCGCTTTACTACTTCTTCAGCTACTGCTTTAGTGTCTTCAGCTAGGTTCTTTGGGGCTGATTTCCCTGCTGCCCTTAGGCGGCCTGCAGCCGTATACCGCTTTGCTAGCATATCTAAGAGGCTAGCAGTCTTTGGCATCTCAGGGGCTACAGGCTGAGAGATATTAACCTGGCCAAGTAGCTGAGGGGCAGCAGCCTGGGCTTCTTCAGCGCTGTACCCCATGTTAGTGAGGTAAGCCACGATCTCGTTGTAGCTCTGGTTGTAGGCTTCTAGCTGCTTGTCGTACTCAAGTTGCTCTGGAGTTTTATCCGGAATGGCTTCAACCTGAGGGGCCGCTGCTTCTGGGCTAGCATACATTTGGCTGTACGCTGAGTACACCTCTTCTGGGCTGTAACCCATGGAGATATAATCTTCTGGGCTGTAGGTTTGTACCTGAGGCTCGTAGCCCATAGACGAGTAGCCCTGCTGGGTGTCGAAGGTAACCTCTGGCTCATAGCCCATAGAAGCGTACTGGTCTTGGGAGTAAGAGGGCTCTGCCTCGTAAGCCATGTTGATGTAGTCTTCTGGGCTGTAAGTCTGAACCTCGGGCTCGTAACCCATAGTCTCATACTCTGAAGGAGCAGAGCTAAACATGTAGTTCTGCATAGTCTCTTTAGGTGCGTAGTAATTAGCCATGCCGTCGGCGGGCTCTGGCTGGTACTCCTCCAGATCTTCATTCTCGTACATGGGCTCGTAGTCAGAGACTGCGGCCAGCTTAAAGAGGTCTCTAGCGGACCGAAATCTGTTGCTACTACCCATAATAACTATCTCCATTGATGACTGCTTAATAAGTGAACTCGCAGCGAGGTTAAGGGCTCTCATGGCCTGAAGTCGTTGGTGATCCGCCTGCTCGGCAGCGTTAAGTACTCTGCCCATACGCTTCTCTAGGTACTCCCTGTCCGAGAGTAGCCGCTTATTCTTACGCCTAGAGACCCGCTCTACTATGTTTTTTATATCTCTGTACTCACCGACTCCTTGACCTAGGAGCCTTTGGTCTACGTACACGCTGGAGTTACGGTCCCACTTCTGATTGCCTAACTCAGCTGCGGCATATCCAGGGTCGTAAAACACACCGCCGCCAACTGATGGCGCGCGCCTATCAGCGGGGTCTGTCCAACCATGAGTTCGCAATGCTGCAGTTACAACCCTCGATTGAGTGCCTGGGACAGAGTACGTTTGGCTAATCCCCTGCTGTATCTGAGCGATGCCCTTGCCAGTAGCAGAGGGGGCTGCCGGAGGAGGAGTAAGGTTCTCCTTGAGAGGGGCTGGCTCAGGCTTTCCTAATGGTACCGCTACTTGAGGCTCTGGCTCTCCCATAGGTACTGGAGGTGCAAGCGCCTGGTTGGGTTGCGCGGGCATATCATCTTTGAGACCGGGCTCTTGCATCGCGCTATTATTCTGGCGCCCGATCTCCTGAGCAAGTTTCTCATCCTGCTCATGATCATAAGGATCGCCGTCCATAGTAAGGTAAGGCATAGTAACTCCTGAGAGTATGTCTTTATAAATGTTATGAAGAAGGATAATAGCGGGAAAGTAAAGAGAGTGTCCTCCCTATAATTAGGCAAAGAGAGGAGGACTGTATGTGGTCTGATAAGGGTAAACGTTCGTGGCTGGCCAGCTTTGTGTTCCTGACACTCGTGGTTGGCCTTATATTCTTTCTAACCTTCCTAGAGGTTCCTGATAAAAATAAAGACCTCATCACCAGCATTATAGGGATGATCGTCGGCAGCATCAGCACTGTGATCTCGATCTTTGTAGGTAGAGATCCGGATGATGTCAAAGACCTAAAAGAGGCTATACAAGAGCTTAACAGTGACCGTAATGCGCTCATAGAGAGGCTGCGAGACGCCCAGCTAGATAAAGAGACTCTGCGCAAGCAGCTTGAGGCACTACAGACTCAGGTGATTGAGAGGCTCAGTATCTTTGTTGGAGAACACAGGCTAGCCGAAGTGGGCGGAGCAGACATACAGTTAAGCCCAGAGGTAGAGCGCTGGATGCCTAAGCCGCACGAGACGCCCATGCCTAACTCGGTAAGTCCGCTACCACGAAAGCATACTCAGCGCAACCCTACTCCTCCGGTGCCCTCTGGAGGCAGAGTCCCCTCAACGCAGCCTCCAGGGTCTAGCCCGGCGGTCCAGCCTCAAAAAGCTCCTAAGCCAGAGAAGCAAGAGCCCCTTGATGATTGGATGGATCTCTTTGGTAAGCCAGAGGACTAGCCTATCCTTTGGTCTTTAACCAGGGGAGGCTAATCATGGATGTAATACTTCCAGTATCTGTACTGGCTGCCGCCTACTGCAGCATTATTCTAGAAGCTGTTAAAGAGTACCGTAGGCGGTCTGAAAGCTAAAAAATAGAGTTACTCCTCAGAAGAGTTAACTCTACTCATAATCTCTAGGTCCTCTGCGCTAAGAGAAGCTCTTAGGATCTTATGTAAGGCCTCCGAGTGGGGGCCTGGAACCTCCGGTTCCTGCGTCCACGCTAGCGGAGCGTCCTGAGCCTTTAATACTGGCTCTAAGTCTGGCTCTAAGCCTGTATCTAATATCTCAGGAAGAAAGTCCTCGGTATCCAGAGGAGTATCTTCCTCAGGTGTACTTTCCGGAATCCTTGCCGCGGATAATACGCCTGGGTTGAACTCACGTAATGCGATGTAGATGAGCGTACGTATAACCAGGCTAGGAGTGACCTTAAAGTCAGACTCTAACGCCAACGCATCGGCTAGGTTACCCAGTTCTTCGCGCTGAGCGCGGGTTAATCGAAAAGAAGTGACGGTAATATCGCCGTGGGCCGTAAGTTTAAGCTGTCGGTCCATATCTAACAATAGTTTTCTGGTTATCTTCAAGGCTAGGAGCCTCCTCTCTCGTTTTGCATTATTGCAGTACTTTAAGTAGCAATATCAGATTGTATTATGTGTAGTTTAGCATACTTAAGTCTAAAATACAAAAGTTCAGTGTCGATACTTTCCGGAAAATAGATGTTCAGTAGTAAAATGCATTACGTAATGCATTTTTGCTACATCTAGGTTACACACACATGTAACTAAACGTCGTAGACTGTATACAATTTCTGCTACATCTATGTATACTTTCCGTTTTTCCGTTATACTTTCCGGAAAATAGGTCTGAATAATATCATACACTTAACTGTACTTTCCGTTTTTTCCGCCTATTTTCCGAAATGGATTTCCTTTTTAATATCATATAGTTACAGCGAAAAATGGCCTACTTTCCGTTTTTTTCGGAAAATACCTATATATAGGTACTGAGCCCTACTTTTTTTTTCACTCGCCAAAGGGGCCCGTGAGGGGTACTAAAAATAGTTTAATTTTTTTACTTCCTGTATAGGTGTTCAGGTGAGTATATATCGTACTACCTACTGTAATAACCCTTAGCTTTGGACTTAGGCTTAAGTTTGCATGTAAGGGCAGTAGTTGGACTCCAGAGTATACACAAAGAGTCAACAACTAACTTAAAAAACCAGTAATTCCCTCGCGCGTAACGTATATATAGGTATATAAGTATTTCCCTGAAAAAGAGGAAAATAGGGTAAAATAGGGGCTAACCCCATAGAATCACTGGGAAAATACTTTCCGGAAAGTATAAACAGAAAACGGAAAGTAGCCGTAAGTCTATGTAATTGTTAAGATCTATTTTCCGGAAAGTATGGACCAAAAACGGAAAGTATACATAGATGTATCTTTTGCTCAGCCTACTTTCCGGAAAGTAGAGCTAAAAAAACGGAAAGTATACATTCCAGTAGCAAAAGCAGCCTTCAACTACTTTCCGTAATACAAAACCCTCGGATCACCTAAATACAACGCTAAGAGTCCGGTTCCGTATGTTGGCCAGCCTGTCACAGTCATATACTGACAGCTCAACCCTGGAGGCTAGCCCATAGCCTCCAGCCTTCGACCAGATATCAAAGGCGTCCTCCGGATGCGGGTACTCGGTAGCGGTATGCAGTCGGCCTCTTACGACTTCATGCTCGCCCTCTAGCTTTGGCTCACCGTTGCACAGCAGCTTATCTATTGTCATAGTGAAGACCTCCAGCAGCATGTTCCTCTTATGACGTTCGCTGCCGCCGCCAATCTTAGAGAAGTCATCTTCAGATATACTGCCGTAGATCAGCTTACTGTAGTAGATAGAGTGAAAGAACTCTGAGCACGTACTTAAGGGTTTCTTCCAAAGTCTATCCTCTGAAGGTATATCCTCTACAAACTCCCCGCCCTCTCTGTCGCACATATAGACTTTGATCTTTACGGTGTCAGTCTCTGCGTCCCAGAAAAGATCGGAGATTGTCTTACGACCCTCTATGTAGCCCACACCCTTATTTACTGTGTAGAGTACGCTTCCATTCGGATATATATGAAAGACGCAGAACCTACTCTCTAGCTGAGGGAGCGCCTTGAGGCACACAGCTCTGCCGTAGGTATATACCGGAAGTTCATGCATCGGAGTCTCCCGGTAGTAAGGGGACACTGCAGGTACGTAATACAGTATGTTTCCGCACGGATCATTAGAGTCCCTCTCATCCAGGTACTCTCCTACGTACTCATCTAGGTCCCACTCGTTACTAGGGTCGAACATAGCGATGTACTTAGGGTCGTCCGCAGCAGCCCAACCCGAGTAGATCGGATCTCTTAGCTCAGGCTTCCAGTAGCTTGCTTCCGCAGAGTAGACAGCACTCTTTACTGCTTTGATACTACTTCCACCTCTAACGTTATCTCTAGCGATAACTGGCATTCTATTATCTTGAGTAAACGCAAACCCATATAGGCTCGCCATAAAAGGGCTGAAATCAAATGGTCTTTTCACTGCTAACTCTCCGTATATACTAAAAAAAAAGATCTCTCTAGGTGTAGCGTCCGGTGACATTCCCAGTCGTGGCGACTGGGAGATGTTGCCTAGCAGATAGAAAAGTTACGCCTAAGCGTCAGTTTTCTGTCTGAGCAAATGCGCCTGTTAGTACTTATAGCCGGAGTTACCCCGACCTAGCATCAGAGATCTTCTAAGTGTACGTGTGTACCTGTAGAGGTATTTTCTACGGGTCTCTTTCACTTTACCTAGCGGCGACGTACCTTCGCCATAACTCAAGATCCTCTAAGCGTAGCTTTCCCTGAGGACAGAGCTCGATTGCGCGAGCTCAGGCCGTAGGGGACGGGGCAACTACTACTCCAGGGTAGTGCCCCGCTCTGCTACTATACGAGCTTAAACCAGTGGTTGATGTAACCTCAACCTGATTCTCAGGGTTCTCGAATTTAGTTTAGTGGACTGATTTTATCTCAGCAGTATTACAACAGAATCCTCTAGATGTAGCTGTTCGTGCCAGGTGGTCGTCTCTACCGACCAAAACCTGGAACAGACGGACATATGTCAATATGTCCGGGTGCCGAACGTACTGCCAATAACAGAGTGTCTGAAGTAGCTTCAGACTAACCTCAGGATTCTTACATCGCCCTCTAGTTGCTAGGTTTCTTATCCGGCGGTGGACACACGGGTCACCCGCCGGATAAGGCATCGTTCTTTCGTCCTCCGAAAAATGATGGAATCCTAACGCCTCGACTATAGCTATAGCTGAAGTGGCTCCAGCCTAATATCAGGGCGGGTGCCTCTACTTTCTAGCTTAAATTTATTAATGGCTAATTAATAAATTTAGCAAGTAGTGAGCAGAGACCTGCACATTGTATTAGCCTCGGTGTGCCTCCGAGTTGTACCTCAGGCAGCCGCCTACATGTCTAAGTAGACTAGCATTATATTGCGAGATCTTAGAACGACCTCCAGCAGGGGTAACCCCTGCCTGCATCGCGGCATAAAGTGGTACTAGCTTTACCGGGACGTGACCCCGGCGGCTCTATTAGTAAGGAGAGCCTGCTAGGTCCCTCCCTCTACTAACGAGAGAAGGATCTGCTCCGGGTGGACTACTACTCCGGAAGCAGAGAACTCAAGGGTAAGAGACCGGCCGTCCAGCCCATCGTCCCGAAGGTGATGGTACATGTCCTTGTCGATCTTTCTTCCTCGGTAGAAGTACTCTACCTTTAGCCCAGACAGCGGGTCAAGCTCTGATCGACCGGACCCGGCAACCTCCTCAGAAGCGGTTCCCTCCAGGCGAGAGATGACGCTATTGCAGGCCTCAACAAGCTTAGGAGTCGCTCCCCACACGTAGGCTCCCATGTAGGTGAGGTACCCCTTCTTGCTGAGCCAAGAGAAGGCGTGAGTGCCGTCATGGCCAGCCGTCTCATTTCTATGCCTGTGAGAGCTATCGCAGAGAAACTCATCATTCAGCATCGGGAAGATCTCATCATCCACGTTCTGCCGGATCTGAGGCCCCATGTACCCTCTAGTACGTAGAAAGGTAGTCGCGCCATTGATCATCTGAATAAGGATACTGGCGAGACCTGTGGCTGCTGCCCAGGACTGTGTGTTTGTGAACTCGTCACAAATGATATGGGCAATGACCTCTTCTTGTAGGATAGTGGAGTGCTCCTCATTACTCATATCGACTCTGATACCAGAGTTATTAAGAGATATAGGCTGTGCGTTAGGCATAGCGTTTTTTCCTCCAGCTGGAAGGATATAGGGTATAATCTCCCCTAGGTATAGTTGGCGGATCCTTCCGCGCGGAGGTTTGCGTAGGAATACGTAGTATTCTCGTAGCAACTCGTAGCTTCGGAGGGAGAGCTGACTGTACTGTGAAGTCAACGTTCCGGAAAGCTGAGGTAACCTCAGCACTATCTCGGGAGATTGACCTGAGCTAAGGCGCCCAGATCAAATTCTTATAACAAATTAATCCTGATTTTTGCGCGCAGGCATCTTTGTCTTTGCGCCTACTTTTCTGTAAGCCTCATCAAGCACATCTACTCCGAGGGCAGACGACTTCCAGTAATGGTCCGGTGCGGTCAGAGCCCAAGCAATCAGGGTAGTTACTCTCTCTACGTACTCAGAGTCCTCAACCATCATATAGTAAGGGACAAGGATCTTCAGGTCCATGCCATCACCGTCCTCTGAGTCCCCATAGGTTACAACTAGGTCCTGCTTTGAGACTTGAGCTATGTTTGGGTCTACGGCACCCAATAGCTTTCTAAGGGTCTCTAATATCCTAAGAAAGAAAAGTATAACTCTGAACTTAATTACTTTTATTACGCTTTCTTTTTCTGGCACGCCTAGCCTCCTTGTTCCTCTGCTCATAGTTCCATCTTGCGGACCTTAGCCTGCACTGATCCCCACAGTATTTCCTGCCAGGAGCTTGAGGCAAGTCGCACTTAAAGAAAGAGCACACGGGAACCTCCGTAGGCTCACATACGGGCTCTGGGAGGGCTTCCTTGGGGGGCTCGGCCACGGGCTCAGGCTCAACGTAAGGGCCTCTGCCTGGGCAACCCAAAAAGAAGCACTCCTTAAACTTCCTTGGAAATCTAAACTTTTGGAGCTGGTCCCTACAGATCCATTCCTCTCCGTACCAAATGACTTTGCAGGGTGGCTTTGTATTCATATGTGTACCTACTCATAGTGGGGCACCTCTGTATCTTGGTGCTGTCCTGGAGTATCTTCTACCAGAATCTCCATTTCACTTCCCCCCAATACTGAATAGATGTCGCCCCCGTGCTCGTCCTTCCACTTATTCTTTAGGTATTCTCTAAGCTTAGACTCTGCGCCCTCGGAGTACTCGAAGGGTATTGTATCCCTAAGATGACTAGTGTTGTACCACCAACCACCTTCTTCAGGCCCTCCGTAGTGGCGAGTAATTGTATATACAGATAGGTATTTTACTTTAGCCTCGCCCGAAGTGCTACAGAGCGGAGGGTCCTCTTGGTCTAGAACCTCTAGCCCCATCCTATCTTTATACTTATACTCTAAGTAGTTAGTGATCTGAGAGGGGTCATCGTACTCGGCCTCGTAGGGAATAGCTTCTATTGGGGTCTTACTGCCCTGGGTATTACTGTATGCACATAGGTACCTGATGGCCACTGTTAGCTCCACTCTGCTTTGATCTTGCTGATCATAATTCTAGTCTCTTCTAGCGCGGCGTACTCCAGGGCACTTGCCATTGTCCCCGGATCTAGAGATAGCTTAATCTCTATTACACCGCAGGGGTACTGATCCCCATGCTCTTTATGGTGAGCCATGTACTCTTCGGCTTTTTCCCTTGCGTCGAAGTACTTAATAAACCAGAACTTATTGTTCCTATCTACCCTCAGCCTGTAGAGCCTTTGAGCTTCAGTTGCCACCAGCAACCTTCTCTAGGTAGCGCATGAAGCTTATCCAGCCGTATGCCGATATGTCAGGGCTGGCATCTTTAAGAAGAAGGGAAGTGTAGAACTCTTCCTTAACCTCCTTCTTACCGATGATAGACCGCTGAGACTTATCCCAGAGCTTTTTGAAGTCCCCGTAAGTGTAGGCGGCGTTCCTGCAGGCAATCAGCAGGCATATCTCGGCGGGAGTGAAACCTTCTAGATCTACAGCCCACTCAGGCATGTCACTCCTCTTCATTTCTAGAACTGATCACGCCGTCCATAAACGATACAAAGGCTGCCTTTACTTGAGCATCTGTCCTCAGTAATTCTGCACCAATCTTACGAGTGAGCTCTAGCTCCGCCTTGATGTAGTGCTCAGGCGGAAGCTTCTCTTGGCTTTCTTTACTACGAGTACTTTCGTCTATAGCCATATTTATTCTCCAGCTAATATAAGTAAAGCAGAGTTGCAGCAGCTCCCAAGAGCACTGCAAAAAGAACACAGCTGCCGTACATAGCGACTTTGTATACTGTTTCCATGGGAAGGGCTCCTTATCTGTCAAAGGGCCAAGCAGTACATGAGGGAAATTCTTAGTGTAAGATAGACCACCGCATAAAACAATGTTGTAACCAACATATCCGATAGGCCTGTGTACACACTGATGTACGCATACGCGTAGCAGGTAACAAAGAGGGCGATAACGCCTGCGAGCACCATGCCGAACATGCACTCCTCCTTTAAGCGTAAAGTAGTTGCGGCTGACTGTTACTCTTCTATGAGCACGCCACCAGCCTGTACGATTTGAGCTGCTTCTTCACACCGTAGGCAACTATACTGGGCCGCCCGGGACTCGAACCCGGAACCAATGGATTAAAAGTCCACTGCTCTACCATTGAGCTAGCAGCCCATGCGCCCCTAGCGGGGCGCTGACTAAAAGTCGTCTGTCAGCAAGACGTAGGAACTATACGCTGTTAGGGCCGACAATGCTAGGGTCGTTATACCAAGAATCTTATGGCCAGTAGGATATCTCTCCCCCCAGGTGGACAAGCCTCCATGCACAGAAAGATCCCCTGTGTTTAGGCAGAGGTTACCTTCTTGCTTATAGTCACGACCACAATCTCTGTAGTACTCACCCGCCAACCAGTTGCCCGCAGCTACCAAAGAGAGCAGGCCCCCTAGAACTACAACAGGGTAGTTCCACTCCCCGGGCGCTTCACTGTAGTCCACCAGGCCCCTCGTTACGGCTATTCGGCCCGGCTCTACTTCGGAGTACCTATCGTATGAGCTAAGAGTGTGGATACCCAAGCCATCCTTAAGCACGTGAGTGTAGCCCCAGCCTGGAAGAGAGTCCTGTAGATATTCTCTTAGAGAATGCAGCTCAGCTTCTCTACTAGCCACCTCTCGAGTTTTCTCCGCTATGGCGGGAGACTCTACGTCTATACCGTAGGCCTCTATCTCTTCATCAAGGTACTCTTGATATCCGAATAGCTGTAGGTGCTCTAGGACTGCAGCCTTCAGAGTAGCCCCGGACACGCTATCGAAGCCCTGTACCTCTCGCAGCGCGGCTAGGTGTGATTCTCTGCCGATAGGCTCAACCCTGGGAGAGTTAAGTATCTCAAGAAATCTACTATACTTCCTAGAGTAGTCCCTCAGGTACAGCTTGTAGTGCTGTACTTTACGCAGGGCGAGATCAGAGTAGTCTGGGTACTGAATTAAATTGTCCCATAACCTGAGGCGCTCGCTAGCGCTTATACTCGGGTCAGAGTCAGATTGGGTAGCGTTCTCCAGAGCTCTCATAGCCTCCAGGTCCATAGACCGAGAAGCCCTTAGCTCTGCTACTCTAGTTGCATCAAGTAATAACCCTTCTCTTCCCTGGCGAGAGAAGCTAACAGGCGCCTCCCCTTCCCTGGTAGTAGCGTTTAGCTTCAGAAAGAAAGCGAGCCTTCTAGACAGCTCACCAGTGTTACCTATAGAAGAAGACTCGCTGAAGACACTTGTGCCTTCTAGTGATCTAAAAACCTCTAAAGATAACCTTCCAGCTAAAAGCCTGCCTGCCACTACCCAGTCTGCCCCGACAGTTCTGCCTATATTTACAGAGCACATGTCGGAGCAGTCTTCTAGCTCAGTGCCTTCAGGCAGCAAAGCCTCTACGTTCTCACTACTGAGAGTCCTATAGGCGGCAGGGTCCGAGATAGTCCTGCGCACTTGCCCAGTGAGATCTATCGCAGCAGTATCTCCCTGTATATTTAGAACTAGTACACGTGGAAGGCTAGAGGACCTCTCTACTGGCTTGGGCCCTGCGCCACAGCCAAGCAGAAAAGATAAACTAGTAATGCCTACGAATAAGTATCGCAAAGCCAAGCAACAAGAACCAGCCAATGCCCGTCCACCCTGCAAAGATATTAAGCAGGAAGATACCGGGGGTACGGCGCAGCTTACGGGAGCTAGCGATTATACTCGGTAGGAAGTAGGCTACAGTTATACCAAAGCCGATTACTAGAGCTTCAACGCTCATCGCGCTTATTCCTCAATTGCTTGAGTGCCCACTTCGGAGGGTTCTTCATAAGATAAACCTTTTGAAGAAACTCCAAAGGATCTTTATATTCTGACTGGTTACTCCAGTTGCTTAGTACTTCAGGGTGCAACCCTTTGTGCGTCTCTTTCATAGTTCCTCCTTTGAAGAGACAAGCGTACCAGGCAGGGCTCGAACCTGCGACCCTCGGCTTAGGAGGCCGATGCTCTATCCATCTGAGCTACTGGTACCTATGTCCGGGTTTACCGGACTGAGGGCACTTAGTCCAGAACTTCTACTAGCTCAAGACTTACTCCTCCGTATACCCATCGAACCAAGGCCCAAACCTCTTAGTTCTACGCACAGCCTCAGGACTGGTAGCTGTGCGGCTACTTGTCTCTGGGTCCCTGCAGTGAGCCTGAGCTTCTTCCTCAGTGAGCCCTGTCTGCCCGTAGTCTCTACGAGAAGAGTCCCTGTAGAAGCGAACTATTTTATAAGTCGCCACTACCATACCCGCTCTTAGGCCCACGCACATGATCGAGCATAGCTTCCCAGTCCTCAGCAAATGTCACTAAGTCTGATAGATAGTTCTCTTGAACCATCTTATACGAATTCCTAGGGGACACCCTAGGCTCCTTACCCTGAGACTGCTCCATAAGCTTGGAGAACTCTTCGTAGCTAAGTCCAGCTTTAGCGCAGATCAACTGAAGCGCTCTTTCTGCCGGAGTATAGTTTCGACCTCTAGCCATAACACACGATACCCGTGCTTTTGTAGCATCTACTGCTTTCGTTGTTCATGCTTTACCTCCATGAACAGAGTGAGTACTCGGAGTGGGACTTGAACCCACGACCCCCGGTATGTAAGACCGGTGCTCTAACCAACTGAGCTACCCGAGTATAGATTCCCCACCTCAATGGAGCTTAGTGCAGTAATATTAATAAACGAGGCGGGGAAAGTGCTGGAAGAGGGACTTGAACCCCCGGCCGGCTGATTACAAATCAGCAGCTCTACCAACTGAGCTATTCCAGCTTAGGTCCCGCAGTACTAGGCTACCCTGCGGAGCGGTAATGGGCAAAAGGAGGAAAATCCCAAGACCCTTTGGCTTAAACTGCTCACCACAAACAATATGCACCTCCGAATCGCCTACTGCCCCGGGCCGGACTCGAACCGGCACGCCTCTCGGCGGGAGATTTTAAGTCTCCTGTGTCTACCGGTTCCACCACCAGGGCATATCCTTCCTTTCCTAGTATCAATGGCGTATATGCGCGTCAACACATTTCTGCAAGCCAAGACTCTCCTGAGGGAGTAACTCGCCAAGTGGCATCGCCCATAGTAACAATGGCGTAGGTTTCTGAAGGCTTCGATACTACTTTGAAGCCCCACTTGTTATCTTTAGAGTCTTTCGTAAGAAACTCGACGCCCTTAAGGACGATATCTACATTCTTTCTTCTATTTTTCATCTATATCCTTTGGCCACCAATAAGGAGGCTCCGCGTTAGTCCAAGTGGCAAACTTAGCTTTGTCTGCTACGTAGAACTTCCTATAAGACCCCACAGGGTCACTAGGATCTTTAAGATGCTCAAGCTCAGGCCCGAATGCTAGATAAGGGGGCGTAACCTTATCCTGCCTAGGGAACAAGCACCTTCCCTCTAACCTAAGCCCTAGAGCAAACCTAAAGGCCAACTTAGCTACGCGGTAACTCTTATGCTGAGTACCGAATCTAAGCCTCTGCTGGCTACTCATGCCTATAGAATGCCTGTAAGCCCATTTAAAATTAGGCCAGCTCTCTCCTACCCAGATCGTGCACCCATGCTTATGGTGTGCCGTCTTATAGAGGAACTTAAGCCCCTCTGGGAGCTGCTCTCTAGGGACGTTTATTAGCCCCATGCGCATCCTTACAGCTGTACACAGCATTTGAGCTGTCTCTAGCTGCATTAAAGTGACGTGTTGATCGCACAACCACCCTGCTGCTTTGAGAGGATTATGGTCCAGATAAAATACGTTCAACATTTTTCTTTAGGCCACCAGGGTGGCGGCTCAGAGTTAGTCCAGGTGGCAAACTTAGCTTTGTCTGCTATGTAGAACCTCCTGTATGACCCCGCCGGGTCCATCGGGTTCTTTAGGTGCTCTAGTGCTGGACCGAATGCCATATAGGGAGGAGTAGTAGTCATAGACTCAGGGAGAATAAAGTTATGCTCCTTTCTCTCTTTATGCAGGAACAACCAAGCATCCTTAGCGACCCGAAAGCTTTTATGCCTCGTACCAAATCGCTGCTTGTGTTGCGCGTGCATTTGAATAACGTGCATAAACAGCCATTGAAAGTTACTAAAGCACTCTCCCACCCATTTAGTACTGCCGTGCTTAGGATGAGCCGTCTTGTAGAGAAACTTAAGCTCGTCGGGAAGCTCTTCTCTTGGAGTATCCTCCAGGCTCATGTGAACTCTAATAGCCGTACACATCATCTGTGCAGACTCTAGAATCATCTTAGAGACATGTTGATCACACAGCCAAGTAGCGGCTATAACTGGGTCGTCATCAAGGTAGAATACGTTCACTAGAACTTCTTGAGAACTCGGTGCACTTCGTAGTAGCTAAGGGCTCCGCGCTCTTCTATATCTGTGATTTCGTCTCCCAGACGTATAAACTGGTAAGACGTGTCCAGGCCTTGAGAGTCTAGCCATCTAAGGTAGTAGACTACTCTGTCTATCTTAGGATTGTCACAGAACTCGTACCACCTGGTATTCACAGAGGAGAACTCAACCAACTCTTCTTCCTCTTGCATGGTACAAAAGACGAACTTAAGCGTGTCAAGGATAGAGTCTTTACCCTCTCCTGTAACCCAAAGCTCATACTCTTCAGTCTTTCTAGAAAGCTCTTCGCTAGTAGAGAAGACCAGGGTAACATCGCTTCTATAGCTCATCTAAATGCCCAGGGAGGGAATCGAACCCTCACGCCCGAAGGCACAGGAACCTAAATCCTGCGCGTCTACCAATTCCGCCACCTGGGCAGGCCCAAGCACATTGGCAGCTTTGACTCTAAAGGTCAATAGGCTCGTATAGAGCTTCTTATAATAGAGTTCAGCATAGCACATGCTCATCTCCTAAAAGACATTAGCAAAAGCTTATGACAGCAAACTAATAGCTTTTGCTATTGATTAGTCATAGCTAAAAGAAAAGTTCCTTAGGCTTTTCTTTAAACTAGATTTATTCCTTACTGTACCACCCTACCCAGACAAAGCCGAACAGGGGTGATATGAACATTGGGATTGCGATCACATCAGGGATCCATGGAGAACCCTTAATCGCAATACAGCTCGCTGCCAAGCAGCCCAGGAGTACCTGGATTTCCCGGTTGAAGAGCTGCTTGAGTATCTCTCCCCAGCTCATCTCGGGCTCGTGCTCGGGCTCGCTCAACTCTCGCCACCTTCCTTAGCTGCGAGCTTAGCGTGGATCCGGGCGTGGATCCGGGCGATCTTGAGGACACTCTCGGTATCCTCCATCGCCTCGAATGGATCCCCAGGTAGATCCAAGGTGAAGGCCCACGCCTTCTCCGAGCACCTGCTCCCTCGGCCCTTGTAGAAGCGAGCCTTCTCAGCAAGCTCAGGAAACTCCTTCTCAAGGATGAGCATCGTCTCGCGGTGACGAATGCTCTGCCGAGCGGCTGGGTCCGCGCTCACGTAGAGGTTGACCTCTCGGTCGTACCCTGGGATAGAGAAGAGCCTGCGTGCACACCCATCTTTATTTTCCCAGGACCCCTTAGGGAGGTACTTAACCTCACCCTCAGAGATCTCCCTTGGCAGGAGAATGTCAACATCCGATAGGCCATTAGCGTCAGCTAGGCCACCAGATACGTGGACACACCCGAAGGGTAGTTCTCCGACAACATCGTCAAAGATGTCGTCCTGGGTCTGAAAGCTCGCACCCCACTTCAGGAGCCTCTTGCGATACTCACGGATCCAGCCGTAGCTGGCTCCGCGCCTCTCCAAGTGGCCGGGAGCCAAAAGCACCATCCAGGAGCGGACATTATGAAGGCGGTCCCGCCTCCAGTCTACTTCCCGGTGGATCCTCCGGTACTCCTCGAAGGCTTCAAGCACCTTCCCAGAGGTACCCATAGCTCTCAGGACATTGAGAGCTGTGTCCACCTCCTGGACCTCCATCGAACGCCACCAGAAGTCAGCGTTGAAGCAGGGCCCAACCGCCTCACCGAGGCTGCGGATCGCCTGACGAAGATCCACCTGAAACCCAGCAAGCTTGGTCTCCAGAGAGTACTCTTCGTCTTGGCAATTGATGAGCGCTCGGACCATCTCGTCACAGAGGCTCTCACTCTCGTCGCCGCCTTCAGAGAGCAGCTGATCTACGAGCACCTCAACCCAGGAGCGCTCTTCGACCTCGCAGGCACCTTCGCCTGCTTTGAGGACAGTACCGTCCTCTAAGTCTTGCTGGTAGATCTTGTCGAGATCCCAGCCCTGACCTGCAACGCCAATACGGGCGTTCTTTTTAGTATCTGAGGTTCCCCCAGTTGCAGACATAATGACCTCCTAAAGCCATGTCCAATTTCTTATACCAGATCCAACCCTAAGATTTGTGTGTACGGTAATGGAGGGTAGCATGCTTACTTTTAGTGAGTTGGAAGTTTCGCCTAGTGAGATCGACGACCTTTACGACAGGGGATTTGCTAAGAATACCAAACACTTAGAATCAGGCTTCTATGCTTTCAAGTCTGGCAATCAGTCAGCTCTTGTTCATTGCAGAGGAGACTACATCGACCTCATAGAGTCAAAGGGGCTCACCTTCCAAGGAGTAAAGCCAAGGGACTCTAAGCAAACTTGCATGATGTTCTCTATGGCTAACTACCCGCTCACTGTAGCTATGGGCGCAGCTGGAACAGGTAAGACAACGCTAGCGTGCGCCTTTGCCCTTCACTCCCACTTTAAGAAAGACAATAACATAGTACTACTGAAGCCTACTTCTTTTACTACAAAGATGAGCAACGCCATAGCACCTATACCCGGAGACCATCGTGAGAAGATGGCTGGGTACATAGATTCATACTTATTTGCTATGAACAATATACTAGGTGAAAACTTTGAGCATTACCTCTTTCAGCTGGAAGAAGAGAAGAAGCTAGTCTACCAACCCCTTGAACTTGTTAGGGGAATGAACTTTGATAAGAGTACTATCATCATCGATGAAGCCCAGAATACTACACCCCATGAGTTACTTACTGTTATATCCCGTGTAGCAGAATCAAGTAAGATCATAGTGATGGGTGACCTACAGCAAATAGACATAGGTCTAGAGCCAGAAGAGACAGGGCTAGGCTGCCTTCTAGACTCAGACCTATTTTGGGACAGCCCTCACTGCGGAGCCATAGAGCTAGACTCTCAGTACCGAGGCCCACTGGCAGAACTAGCGGGAGAAATACTAAAGGATCTCTACGCGCAAAAAGAACCCATCAAAATGGCATAAGTATATGAGTGAAGCATTTATGTAGTGTAGCGGCCTACCGGTTGCGCATGGACTTCACTTTTGCTGTGCTGCGAAGCATAGCGCGACGGCCACACCTGCAGCAGATTCGTCTGTGGCGTTCAGCAGGGAAAAGCTCAGAGGTCTGCCGAAGACTATCTACCTGGGCTGGGGCTTGGTATCCCTATTTAACAAAATTACCAGGCGGTGCGCTGAGGAGTGCACTGGAGCTTGACGTAGTCACGTAAAGCTATAGCCTGGCAGCTTCGGCTGTCAGCAGTTCGAGAGGACTGAGCGGGGGAGAGGGTCTCGCTGCAAAACAAAAGACACTCTACGATCAGCTTAAGTGACATTTGCTGAGCGTTTTCCAGTGTAGTGGTGCGGCACTCACAATGGATAAGTAATGGGAAAACTTCGGGCTCGTCCCGGAGTTCCGTGCAATAGGCGAAAGCCTACCCACGTCGGGGACAATAACAAGCAAAACCGGCGGCTAGAAGAGAAAGGTGCGCACCTTATATAGGGCAATCCGAATATCTTAGCAGAGCCTCGGCAGGCCATTGGTAACTGTCGGGTAGATGCCTCTCGGTGGAGGCTGCTCTAAAGGAAGGTTGAAGCGCTAAGAACTGGCTCACTTTGGTGGGTCTTTCTCTGACGCGTGGAGGCCTTTTCTTTAGCTCTTACACCTGATGATAGACGTAAATTGGTACCTCCAAATTGGCATAAGCATCTGAACCAAAAAAAGGGCTTACACAGCCCACTTCTACGCAGGCCTAAGGCCGAGGAGAGAGATATGTCTGACTATCTTTTTAGTGGGTACTTTAATAATCAGAATCTACTAAGCGGGTCCGCTACGGGACTCTTCGACAACCGACACCTCCAGGACCTCCTGGAGGAGGGCCTAGAGCCCACGGAGGTTGACTGGGGAGGGGACTCCCGTCGCTGCTGGGCCTGGTGCCCAGAGGAGGTAGCCACTAGAAATCCAGGCTTCGGAAGACCAGTAAGATGGCGCAGGGGCCGCGGAGCCCCAGAAGCAATCACTTTCGGAGGGGCGGTGTTTACCTCCCGCGAGTGGAAGAAAAGCACAGTCGCGAGGAGGAGAGCCGGTGCGCGCTCAAGAAAGTGGGAGGAGCCTCAGCAGAGGCCCTCGTTCACTTTTCTGCTGCGCAGGCGCGCAGAGGAAAAGAGCTGTAGTGTAGCCAAGCTACTACTCCAGCAACTGCGCATAGAAAGGCTGACCCACCTGCCGCGGTGGGACGGGGGGCTAGAGCCTCTCCGGAAGGCTATTATGGCCGCCGAGTGGCAAGGGCTGCCATACGGCCACAGCTTCCAGAGTTTCTGGGAGTGGTGGGCAGTCCACATCCACCCCAGGCTCTAGGCCCGGGGCGGGGCCTGAACCCGCTCTCGGAGCCCTGCCCTTTTTTAGCTCTTACATCCGATGATAGACGCAAAACAGGGGTAGCAAATTGGCATAAGTATATGAAGCGATTGTTTAACAGCACACAAAGGAGTTTCAAAGTGCTGAATTTCTTCAAGAACCTCTTTCGCCCTGCCCTCCCTCCCGTCACCTCCGGGAACATTCTCTACGGGGATTTCCCCGGGTACAAGACCTGGTTCTGTTCTAACGAGATTCCGGTCGAGATCGGGGAGCGCGTTCACGCGATCACCAACCACCGCTGCGACGAGCTCTCGCTGGAGAGCGAGGCGCTGGCGGCGAGGGACGCAGGGCAGCCCCTGGTTCCAGTAACCCTCAAGACCCCTCGCGGGGACCTACGAGGATTCTGCTGGCACCACTCAGGCTGTAACGGCCGCGACAGCATCGCGGCCCTACTGACCTTCGGGTCAGTCGAGGACCTTCTCGTTCAGATCGCGGAGCGAAAGCTCCTCAATCATTTCGAGTGGGAGGGCAAGCTGTATTCAATCACTTCAAGCGATTGGACCCAAGAGCACGTCGTGCGGGCCGCGAGGCCTCTCACCGACCGAGAGCGGCGGAAGCCCACTGAGGCGGAAGCGGAGCTGGTGTGGGACGTGAGCTACACGAGGAGCATGTAATAATGTTAGGGACGTGGATCTTTTTGGGGTGGAGCTTCGCCGTCTACTGGCGTCTCTACGAAATGTTCAACCAGCTCCGTAAGGGGGAGCGCGAGTGGAAGGAGAGAGAAAATGAGATTTAAAGAGTGGCTCCGTAAAACGGGATTAAAGGCAGGCATCGTTTGCCTGCTGTGCGTAATCTTATGCCGACTCCTAGGGAGCACAGCGATGGGGAGCCTGCTATCTGGCGGGTGGCTATTCGGAAGCATCTATTTTATCGATGATTACTTCTATAGAATTAAGGAGAATGGGTAATGATTGCGTATGTACTGATTAAGATTATTGTCGGCGTTAGCCTCCTCGTCGGAGGACTCATTATTGCCGACAAGCTCTAAAAACCCACAACCACCCAACAAAGAAAAGCCTAAGGAACTTTTCTTTTAGCTATGACGCCTGACGATAGACGCAAAACAGGGGTAGCAAAATGGCATAAGTATATGATCCGGGGAATTTCTCCCCGAAAAGACCCGGGGATAACCCCGGAGAAAGGGTAATGCGTATGAACGCTGCCCAACTCGCTGAGATTTTCTTTTATTGTTCCTGTGGCGCATTTGTCGCCACCATGGCGCTCACCCACACGATCTCATTCTTCTCCCGCAGATCGCTACGGCTGAAGTCACTCCACCGACAGGTGGCAGAATACAAGGGTCTAGCAAATGACTATGAAGCACGAGTCAGGGAGCTCACTAAAGAGCTACAAGGCACCGCTAGAGAGCTGTACCATGTGAAGCGTGAATACTCCGAGAGCGTGCGCTCCCACGAGGCAAGGTTCGTCCTTCTGGGGGAGGTAGAAGAGAAGAATGCCAATCTCAACGGGACTGTAAAGACTCTGTCCGAGCGTCTCAAGGTGCTCTCCTCTCAATACCAAAAGCTACTTAAAAATCATATGGCAAACGGGGGAACCCGAATAATGGGAGAGGCAAAATGATTATTACCATAGCATGGGTTTTCTCTAAGTTGATAGCGGGATGCCTGATCTTAATCCTAATGTTGGCAGTCCATGACCGCCTAACCTAACCCCCCAACCCCCAAAGCCCTGACAAGGCTGCGGGGTTAAAGAGAAGCCTAAGGAACTTTTCTTTAGCTATCAAAGCTACTTAGACTTTCTCTAAGCACCCCATGCACATATACCCAAAGGCTGTCTCTACGCCTTCATCTAAGCCAGTCGCAGCTTCTTTAAGTCCACCTGCAACGGCTTCTTCTTCAGTAGTCTCTACCAGAGTCTCAGGCGCAGCGGTGTCGTCCCCGCATACTTCGCACTCATAAATCTCACAAGAGAATACTAGACCTGTAGCTTCTTCTTTAAAGAAGTGCGAGTTCATAGCTCAACGACGGTATTGGGATTAGGGAAGTTCTTATTGCAGTGAGGGCACTCAAGCTTATGCTCTTCCGGTACCTCTTCCAGGGCCTCCATACTCCAGCTAGACACTCCGCCCTTTTCCATAGGAGTCTCGATGAAGGCTCTCTCCGCAGCCTTCTCGTCTTCTGTAATATAGATGCGCTCAACCGACATGCCTAAACCTGTGGTGCCAGTTGCCTTTACGCACTTAGTAGTCATCGTTACCTCTAGTCGTTAAAGGGCTCTCTAAAAGCCACTGTCCAGTTACGGAACCCTACGCTTTCTTTTAGCTTAGAGTTCAGCTCCTCTAGCTTCAAGTACAAGTGCTTCTTGCGTATGTACTCACCAGAGAAGTATATACCTCTTTTGTTTATATACAGGATAGCCCTGCTAGATGGCAAGGGAAACCAGTTACTTCCAAAGCCCTTGTTTCGAGCATTGAAGTAGTTCTTAAGCATGTCAAGGATCAAGTGGTTATCCCTGTCAGGCTCCAAGACTTCTAAGCATTCCAGCAGCCCAGCCTTAAACTCGCTATCTTTAACTATCTTAAGTATATTGTGATGCCAGCACCGCATTGTACCTCCTTAGATTTTTTGCAGTGTAGCAAATGCACTTATAATTTAGTACCCTCCTAGAAAGGCCAAGCCAAATGAATATTAGTATAAGGTTGGAGACTGTGTTTAAGTCTCTAGCAGGCGCAGTACTGCCGCTAGCTCTTTGGCTTATAAATCTCAACCTAGAGGTGTCGGAACTTACAAGCACCGTATCTAGGCTAGAAAAAACACAGGTGCCAGCAGTAACGCAGGTAACCAAGCAAGTAGCCACGCTAGAGTCTGACGTGTCTAGACTTAAAGAGAAAGTATCCGGGTTAAAGGTAGACTACGAAAAAGTGAGCGCCCGGGCTGCAGAGAATACTACAACAATCACTGAAATGCGTGTAAGCCTCAAGTATATTGAAGAGGGCATAAGGATCATCAAATCAAGGGTCCTTGGACCCTCTTCTTCTGACTAGACGAGGACCGCATGGAAAAGAGAACCTACGACTCAGCAATCATAGTTATCTTGGCCTTTGTGCTTACTACTCTAGTAGCTAGCTTTGGGGCCAGTAACCCTCACGCAGAAAGCTCTCTTTACAGAGTGTACCCGCCAATCGTCCAAGACTACGGGTCCCCCTCGATAGAGCCAAAGCCTGCTACTCCCTCTAACGAAGAGCTTATAGACGCGCTTAAAGAGCGCAATCTAGAGATGGCTAGAGCGAGGGAAGCAGCTCTTCTGCTGGAAGCAGAAGTACGAGAGATGGTGGAGACCATGGAGATGGCCCCCTAGATCACCTGTACTGAGGCGGCCCGTAAGCAGGCATCTGCTGATACGCGCCTTGAGCGCCTCCACCTAAGTATCCCATTTGCTGAGCGGCACCTACGGCTTGGTTGACGTAAGGCATAGCCTGATTTACGTAGTTACCCGCTTGAGCGATGTAATTACTGTAGCTGTCCTGAGGCTCTTCTGAGCTGCCTAGGAACTTGTTTAATAAGTACCCGCCACCGAGAAGACCTAGACCTGCAATACCACCCTTTAGGTACCTACCAGACCTAAGGGCCCTGGCCTCCGCCTGAGTAGCTCTGGTTTCTGCCGCTGTTAGCTTACCCGCAGCGGCAGCTTCTCTCTCTGCTGCCTTTCTTTCCGCCAGCGCCATGCGCCTCTTGTAGGCGGCCTCCTGCTTAGCTAGTGCCTCCTGTTGTTGGGCCGTATACTGATCTTTAAGCCTGGCTCTAGTCTCAGCAGTAGCATCCCGTACCGCTGTATTCTGCCTCTGCGTTCTTCTAGAAGGACCTCTTGATTGTTGCCTGGCCGGAGCTTGCTGCTGCGGCTGCACTGGCTGCTGCACTGGAGCAGCTGGCTGCGCTGGAGCTGCTGGTCTTGTACTTGTAGCCGTAGGCGCGTTATTTTGGCGGCCCATAAAGTCTTTATAAATCCTATTACCAGAGCGCGACCCGACCATCCGCGCCCTTTCTCTTCCGCTCATGTTATTTATATTAGTATACTCTGCAGGACCTAACCCAAAGAAGCCCCTGCGGGCTACTCTTCCTGTGCCGCTATCCGCCATACTGTACTGATTAAAGCTCATAGCCGCAGTCTTAGCGCCTTCTAGAGTATCAAAGGTGCCGTAGGTATACGCGCCGGTTTTATCATAGGTAGTATACCTACCCTGATCCTCTACGACTACGCATCCGTTATCTAGGGTAAGCCTACCTAAAGTATGCCCCGAGACCTTCTCCATGATGGCAAGGTCATTGAGGGACATAGAAGCCTTTTTCTTTTGGCTGCTAGGTGGAGCCTCGCTGGCATACTTATTCTGAAGATATTCAGGGCTTTGTGAGTAATAGTCTTGCCACATCTCGTCACCATAATCCATCATCTGTTGAGGTAAGTAGACTTCGTCCCCTCGTCCTTGACCTAGAGTTTCCCGCACGTCGGCCTGAGCGCTGGATATTCCACCAGCTCCTCCCAGTATAGCCGCCGTCCTGTTGCCTCCTCGCAGTAGGGCTGAAGATCCTCCGCCTATAAGAGCACCAGTAATAGCTGCTCTACCTATGTCACGAGAGTCAAGGCCGCTAGAAAGAATTTCAGATGCGGCCCCAGAGGCTGCGCCTACGCCTGAACCTATGGCTCCGCTAAGCAGAGCCCTTCTTAAGTCTGACTGTTTACGCATATTTCCTCACAGCTGCCTAATGCTAGACTGCATCATCTTGGTAAAGTTTAGGTTTGTTTTACCAGTAAGCTCAATGGCTCTGATGCCTGACTCTAGAGATACTACCTCATCACTGGGAGTATCTGTGCCGCATAGCGCATATTGGTAAGTACCTTGGTTAGTTAGCTTAAATACATTACCAAAAATGTTCTTGTGATACTTAGTAATATTCCCGGCCTTTATAGCGTGCTCTCCTCCATCCCATATGTTTGAGCAAGAGATACCGCCTACAGCAAGGCAGCCCTTAACATCGTTCCAGAAGTATTGATTATTCTGGATATCTGCGGGGCCCTCCATATAGATATCTACATAGATTATATCGTATTTTTCTCCTGCCTTGTTCGCCTTCTGCAGGAACTTATTAGCGTCTTCCCCGACTAAACGAGTGTTAGCGTCAGGCATGAACTCAAAGTGCTCCTGGGCTACCTGGAACATGAGCGGGCGAAGGTCTACTATAGTCTTCTGCACTTCTGGAAAGTTATCTATCCAGAACTTAGGAAGGCTGCCTCCGCCCATTCCCAAGAATAATACTTTCTTAGGACTAGGGTGAAGCGCCGACATAAAGCACATCTTTTGGATGTACTCTAGCTCAGGTATATTAGGGCTAGATAAATTAAGCCGGGATTGTACCCCGGTAGCGTTCTTCTTAGTGAACTGTATATCTTTGAAGATCCCGTCCCTAAGAAGCACAAAGACTTTGCCGTGAGAGTCTTCGTACTCATCTAGGTACTCTTCTTCTGCGTAGTACGCTACCTTAGTCTGGTAGTTAGGTTCTGCTCTAACTAGTTTTTTTTTAAGTTGGATTTCTTAGTAAAGTTATTTACTAGAGCAGCGGCTAGTGCGGCTACCCCCGCTGGAAGAGCCACGTTCTTGCCGATTGAAGACATCAAGTCCTGCGCGGGATCTCCAGTAGGGGCGGGGAACACAATATTGTTAGACACTGCTGCCCCGCTAGAAGCACCTGGGGACATAGAGACTGGAAGTTGGTTAACCGAGTGAGCTGCTTGCTGCCTAGCCTGCTCCTGCTGAGCAAGTAAAGTGTCAAGCTTAGTTCCTAGCCTGTCTACTTTGGCCATCGCAGACTCGGCGTTAAACCCGCTCTGCCTTCTAATCTGAGCGCGCTGCATGTGCCTGGGAATAGAAGGCTTATCCCTCATAGTAGCTACAGCAAGATCATTAATTTGATCCTGAAGGTACTGCAAGTTTAAGCCACCGTCCATTTGAGCTGTTTTCTTCCTAGCGCTGCCGTCAGCTTTCTGGTTCTTAGGCCAAAGCTCTCGGCGCGACCAGTAGTTAGCACTGAACTTATCGTCCTTGCCTTTGATCCCCGCACTACGAGCAAGGTAGCTCTTCTTCGCCTTTGCAGAGTAGTTATGCTTATATCCGCGAGCACCAAAGTTAACTACTTTGACCTTGTCGCCCTTTTTAGCCAGCACTCGCTTTTTGTACTTGCTACCCTTAGGTGCTGCCTTTGGCTTGTTGTACCCGGGAAAGATCTCGTCCCTGTATTTTAGCTTACCAGAGGGAAGCCGCTCTACTCCTTCTGGGGCTGCGGTTTTCTCTACTATTGAGCTTTCAGGAATACCTCTTTGCTCTGCTAAAACGCTCTTCCACTTACTTCCATACCTCTTTTTAAGGCTAAGTATATTCTTGTTATTTGGGTCATAACTCATGCCGCGGAGGGAAGCCTCCGCGGTCTTCTCAAGCAGATTCTGTAGTAGCCTAACACTAGGGTCGGTGCTCATAAGTACTCCTGTCTCTTTACTAATACTAATTATATAGACTCAGTCGCCCAACTTGCTGCGCTTTTTACCTTTGTGCAAGCCGTGATCTGCGTGCTGCTCGCCTTCACGAGTAGCTTTGTTCTTCTTACGAATCGCCGCCTTTAGCTTATTGCGACCCTTCTTAGAAGACTTTAGCGCGTCTATAGACTTAGCTGGTAGGTAGACCCCTTTGCTCTTGGCTTCTTTAGTGGTTAGATCTTGCTTGCTGCGCATAGCTCTAGCTACCTGTAGTAGCTTAGCTGCGTTTTCGTTAGCTCTAGACACTATACCAGGATCCATCTCTCCTGTTTCTACGTTAAATTCATCCCCAGCAACCTGGACCCCGCCCCCTATACCGATGCCTTTAATCTCAGTATCCAGCTGGTTAGCCAGACCACCAAGTGCTAAAGCAGACCTGGGTGTGCCCGCACCAGATAGGAGAGCGTAAGGCTTGTACTGCTGGTTCTCTTTATCTAGTGTCCTGTGAAGGAACTGCATTACTCTACCACTGGGACCATAGTTAAATACGGGGGTAGACAGAACCATAGCGTCTGCGTCGGTTAATCTTTTCTTATAATCATCGTACCAGTCTGTATCCCAGTCGTAGGTATCAGGCATGTCCCCCATATCACGCATGTCCATCCAGTCAACTTCGGCACCTTGGCTCTCCAGATAGTCCCTGTAAGTTTCTGCAAGTGCGCGAGACCTAGACAGCTCCTCAGGGTCGTTACCTGTGGAGCCGCTTAGGATAGCCACCCTAAGCCTGTTTTTTGCTGCCTCTGAGGCTAAAGATTTTGCAGCAGCAAGCTTTTTCAAATCAGATGCATATGTCATAGAACCCTCCTTTTTACGCTCACCGCTCCACTGCCAGTCTTGCTTAGTCCATTTCTTAAGCTTGTTATTCTTAGCAGTGGGCTTTTTGCCTTTGTACCTTCCGCCTGAGTCTTTATAGTACTTTACAGCTAGCTGAGCTGCACGAGCAGACCACTTGCCGCCCATCTTAGCCTTTGCCCGTGCCTTAGCTGCAGCCCACTTCTTAGGGTCTCGCTTAGTAGCGGTGCCTTTGGGCTTTTTGGCTTTGGAGGTCTTCTCGGAGCCGCCCATAGCGTATAACCCAGCAGCCCCTAATCCTGCGACGGGGATACCTAGCATTAAGGCTCTTCTTAGTTCCGGGTTGTTAGCAGCTGCAGCCGCGACTTCCTCTGCTGCAGAAGCCATTGTAGGCTGGCTAGCAACAGCTTCTCTTAGGGACTCTGTAGCCTGAGTACTTGGAGGAGGAGATACCTTAGAAAGAGCTGTGTCCACAGGCTGCATTCGCTGCTGTCTTTGCACTACCCTCTCAAGGGGGGTAGGCGTAACTACTGGAGTAGGGGCAACTACTGGGGTAGGAGCGACTGGAGCCCTGGAAACTGGAGTAGGAGCAACTACTGGGGTAGGCGTAACTACTGGAGTAGGGGAGACTGGAGCCCTGGAAACTGGAGTAGGAGCAACTACTGGGGTAGGCGTAACTACTGGAGTAGGGGCAACTACTGGAGTAGGCTTAGGCCTAACCACCGGAGCACTAAAGTCTAGCGCTAGTTGCTCACTTCTAGGGGCGACAGCCGCGGACTCCGCAGACGCAGAGACCCTCCGCACAGGGCCAGCTGCAGGCTCAAATAAGAATCTTTGCCCCCTCTCAGTTGTCTGAGTAGGCAGTACCACAGGAGCTGGGGCGGGGGCGGCAAGCTGTGCTTGGACCTGAGCTTTAGCTCTTTCTTGAGCTCTAGCCTTATCTCTCCGTAGCCTGCGTATACGGTTGTCTTCCTTTACTCTGCGCATAGCCTCAGCTCTGGCACCCTCCGCAGCCTGGTACTCTCTCCTTAGTTGACCTAAGCTATCAGGAGATAAAGGCTTGAGGTTATGTTCCCACATATGGTTTATACCTAGTGGATCTTTGCTACTAAAGGTGAGCTCATTCCACCTCTGGTATAGAGGGTCCTGCTTTTGGACGTACATCTCTATTTCTCTCTGAAGAGGATGCGCTGCCCCTATTTGAGAGCTATGAATTCTTTCAGAACCTACGCGGCCCATATTCAGCTCATTCTCTAGAATCTTAAGCCCTCCACCACCACTTCTACCCTTATTAAGAGAGTTGACTACGCTAGAGGTTATCTGCTCTGCTGATGCCTGAGGGTTAGCTGCCTTTGCGCCCTCAACGAGGCGCTGAACAGTCTCTAGCGCATTACCTTTGAGCTTAGCTTGCTTAGTTACACTGGCGTTCTTCTGCATAGAAGACGCTATAGCACTAGATAGTTTATAGTTATTTTTCATAGCAGTACCGTCTCCTCCCGCAAACACGGAGGCCGCTACCCCGCCCCCAGCCATACCTGTACCAACGAGGGCATTCATCCAGTTAGCCCCAGTAGAACCTAGATCTTTGTACCGACTGTTTATGTACTTACGGCCTCCAGCCCCAAGAGCCAAGCCGCCGATAGCTCCTGCGAGTGCTCCCTGAGCACCCTTGTTTTCTCCAGAGGCTGCGTACCCGGCGAGGGCCCCCGTAGCAGCGTCGAAAGCTCTGAACTTCATAGAAGCAGACTTGCGCATAACAGACTCCATCGGTGCTTGGCTATACAGCCTTTTAGGGGCTCCTCCAGTGCTTTTAGGGCCAAACCTCATAGTAGCCCCAAGTAGAGCACCTCGTGCCTTTTGCTTAGCTCCTTGAACTCGCTTCTCTATAGAGGCAGCTAGCCGGCCGCTAATAGTATTCTCCCGGTTCCATTGCCTACGCTGCTCCGGAGTCATACTCCTAAGCCTGTTTCTCTCGGCTATAGCTAGACTAGACCTAGTCCTAAGTTCTCTACCTAGACCAGCCTCTACTGCGCCAACAGACGGAATTAAGGTCTGAGCTTTTTGGGCTACTTGATCAGTAAGGGTGGTCCCCCTCCGTATAGCCCCATCTTGGAGGGCATTCAGCACCTCTCGATGGCCTGCAGCTACTCCTTTATTCGCATAAGCGTCAATAGCCCTCTGGGTATCTTTAGCTACGTAGGACAAGTCATCTACCTTATCTATAGCTTGCCTGGCCCTATTTGCTATATCTTTATGTACTGTTTGCCAGCCCCTAGGATCTAGTGTTCTGCCTAAGCGACTTCCTATATTTTCTAGGTTAAGAAGCAATCCCGGTAGCTCCGCCACTGCAAGGGTACCCTGAGGGCTAAGAGGCGCAGCCAAAGGGTTATACATAGCCATTACGTTAGCGGCAGTCTCAGATAAAGACGCATGCTGACTAAAAGGGTTTACGGCCCTAGACACCTCTCTTTGTATATTTTTAACTTTTCTAGGAGCCTGAGCAGTCTCCCAGAGTATCCTACCCAAGGCTTGCCTACGGGTAAGGTTATCCGTCTTCTGAACAAATGGCGTTATATCCTTAACGTGCCCGGCGCCTATCAGGCTGAGGTAAGCCTGCTCTAGAGTCTCTAAGTTTTTTTGCTTTATGTAGTTTCCTAGTACTCCCGCCGTTTTTGATCTGAGGCCTTTTTCTACTATAGCTTTTTTTAGGCGAGACCCCGCGTCCTCCCTAGCCATAACAAACTCCACTATCTGCTTGGAGTACAGGTTGTCGCTGGGGAAGTGTAGGCCAGCCTGAAGCCTGCTGTGCTGTATAGTGTGCCCTAGCTTCTCCCATAACTCCGAGTACTCAGGGTACTTCTCAGTGTAGAAGGCTTGTAGTCCGTAACCCATCATCGCATGGCCTGAAGGGTAGCTAGGTGTATCTGAGCTAGGAGGAGGCATTACATTTAGATTTACGCCATGGTACTCAGCGAGAGACCAAGGCCTAGGCCGCAGGAAGATGTACTTAAGGTCAAAGGCTATCTTGTTAAAGTCTTCGTAGATACCTTCCGCTTGGTCTTTGAGCGGATCGATACCTAGTTCTTCGCAGACTATGTAGAATAGCTGCTCTGGCTCTCGATCACACATCATCATAGTAGGTTCATCTATGATGGGGTTGTCCATGTGATACTTAACTTCTAGCAACTCTTCTCTAGTAGCCTCAGAGTCGTTAGGCGGATAGTCGGGCTTAGGTAGATACTCGGTAGGTATAGTAAGAACTTTGCGCTTCTGCTTGATGTAGGGCTGGAAGTCCGGGGCTACTTCTGTGGTGTACTTTAGGTTGGCTATAGCACTAGCTAGCCCTGCGGTTTTTAGGGCACCACTAAACATTTCGGGCGTGTAACCAGATGAACTGTATGCTCCCTCGCGCATACCGGCATGGTACTTTTTTAGCCCTTCTTCCAGCGTTTTATTTTCTACTAGCTTGATTAGAGGCACATCCCCGTAAGAAACAGGGCCCCTAGTAATTACCATATCCGGGTTAGCCTTTAGTCCCTGTTTGAGCCACCCCTGCGACGCAACAGCAGATCTAGAAGCCATCAATTTCTCGGCTTGCTTGCGTGGTATGCCAGTTACAGAGATAGGGTATACACTAATAGCTGCAAAATCATTTAATGAGTGCGGTGTGCTCGCGGTAGGGGCTCGCCCAAGGCCTCCCCATCTAATCTGTTGTGGGCCAGGTGCAAAGGCAGGGTTTTGCACCCCCCTAGCAGTTATAGATCTCGCGCCCATTCCCATTGATGACTCTTGGAGTATTGCGTTTAGCTCCTCCAGGCCCAGCTTATATTCTTTACCTAGAGCTTCTGCCGAGGCAGAGGCGGGGTTGATCCCTCTGTTCTTTAGGTATCCCTCCAATTTCTCAGGAGATATAGTAAACATAGCATGAAAATCCACCAGGTCATCAGCACTCTGGGTAGGTGCAGTAGCTGGTGCGGGGGCATGAGCGGGAGCCGGCTTTGGTGGCGGTGGAGGAGGACCGGCAGGCTTTTTCTTTATAGCGCTAGCTAAGCCTTTTAGCTTACCCCTGCCTAGGTACGCTCCGGCAGCAGTTAAACCAGCTCCAGCTAACCAAGGTGCCCAAGAAGACTCTTGCGGTTGGGCAGGGCTGTAAGCCTTAGGCTGGCTAGTATTATTGCCCCTGTAAGCCTTGTAAGCCCTGTAACCTCCGTAACCAAGTGCTCCGGCAGCGGCAGCTCCTGCTGCGTAAGCACCTAGGCCTGGGCCTTGGTTAGTAGTTTGGGCGCTAGCTGTTTTCTCAATTATAGCACTAGCTAGCCCTGCGGTTTTTAGGTGAGCAGGTAGTCCTGCAAGGAAACTATCTATCCTACCTGCCACTCCTTTCTGACCTTGCTGCATTAAGTAGGGAATAACATTGTCCTGTAATCCTAGGCTATCTTGCCACTCAGTATGCCCTCTTTTACGCAGAGTTTCCCTGAGCACCCTCTTATGGTACAGGCCCGTTTTACCCGGGTTTACGGCTGCCATAGCAGAATTTGCAATATGAGGAATTGCGCCTTGCCTGCCATACAGAGCCGCGTACGCATCCTGCACTGGAAAGCTAGCGTCTCGGTTTCTAAGGGCGCCTAAGCCATAATATGCTTCAAACTCTTTTTGCTTGGCATCTAAGACTTTTCCTAGCGCCTCTTGGTCCTGAGAAAACCTTTTTGCAGAAGCATCCGCTTTAGCTTGGTCAAACTTAAATGGGTCCTTACCCCTTACGTAAGAGCTAGCTTGTTCTTCAGTGTAGCCCATGCGCTTAGTAAGATGCTGGTGCAGCTTCTGAGAATCCGACATGGCAGCAGTGCCAGCAGTGCCAGCAGTGCCAGCAGGCTTCTTCTTTATAGCGCTAGCTAAGCCTTTTAGCTTACCTCTACCTAAGTAAGCTCCGGCAGCAGTTAGGCCAGCCCCAGCTAACCAAGGTGCCCAAGAAGACTCTTGCGGTTGGGCAGGGCTGTAAGCCTTAGGCTGGCTAGTATTATTGCCTCTGTAAGCCTTGTAAGCCCTGTAACCTCCGTAACCAAGTGCTCCGGCAGCGGCAGCTCCTGCTGCGTAAGCACCTAGACCTGGTCCTTGGTTAGTAGTTTGGGCGCTAGCTGTTTTCTCGTACTTCTCCACATCAACTCCCCAGTTCCTCAGAGCAGCAGCTCTACGCTTAGTAGGGTTCTTTAAGTACTGAGCTAAGTGCCTAGCCTTAAAGCTCTTCCAGCGCTTGATCTGCCTCTCATCATCGTCTGTACGGCGTCCCCTTGAGTACCTCTCGTACCACTGCAACCAGCCCTTAGGGTCTTGCTTATTGATCCAGTGCTCAGGCCACTCCTTCATGGAAGCTTCACTCGGAGCGTCACCGTACACTTGGTCGTAGACTCCTAGCTCCTTTAGTTGCTCTGGAGATAAGTCTGGGGTGAAGTCGGATTCACTAGCACTCTTCTCCAGTATGGCCCTATGTAGCTTAAGCCTACCAGCAGCTTCTTCTGCAAGCAGTGCCTCATATACATCTAGCTCTTCAGAGCCAAGAACCTCAGGAGCTTCTTTAGAGATAAACTCGCTACGCATTAGCTGAGGCCCCCACTCAAAATTAGAGGGATCAAGCTCGTATAAGTGACCCTTGCGTCCTTTGTAGACCTTCTCAAAAGCCCCTGGGTACTGCTCCGTCATATGAAGAGTAGGATCACCATTATAGGTACTTTGCTCAAAATCGGAGTCTCTCCAAGGTGCCATAAATGAGATAGCTTGTGCTCTACTAGGGGTACCAAACACTACAGGCTCATCTTCTGCTAAGTAGTGAGGCCTAGCTTCAAACTTATCTATCTTATTCTGACTTCCGTGGTAGATACGAGAAGGGGCTTCAGGGGCATCAAATTGTTTTTGATACTCTATTTTTTCCTGCACGGCTTTTCTAAGTGCGTTCGCCTCTTCTTCAGACATATCTGAGTAGGTAGCAGAGGTCTTCTCGGCTATAGCCTCAGCCAGCTTATCCTTCTTGCTTCTATTAGTATCCCTACTGACTACTCGCCAGTTGCTAGGGTCGTTACTACCACCTCGGCTCAAAGGCACTTTGTGGTCTACTTCTTGGCCAGGCTTAGTGTCAGAGTTTCTATTAGCCTTGTTACGCATGGCTCTGCGCTTCTTTTGCTCTGGCTTAGAATGATACTCTTTGTATTCTTTCTTGTAGTCTCTAGCCATGGTTCCTCCGGGTTAAGCACTATAAGTATACGCCTAATAGTACACCAAAAAACTCGTTCTTATGTCATAAGAATCTAGACATGCCCTTTAGGAGGTAACATGCGCCAGTCTGATGCAGACTACCTTACTATGCTCAGCGCTATTGCTGACTACGTCAGAAGTAATCCTCAAGACTATTACAATACCCAGAAGATCGCAGGGTATATCCGTAGCGTGATGGGTGAGGAGAAACTTCCAAAGGAAAGAAGCGGAAGGATCTTCTCCGAGCTCTACGCTCGTAAAATATTCACTAGGAACAAGTATATGACTAGCGGAAAGCTGAAGAGCTACTTGGTCTATGTAGACCTCCGCAGTATCGAAAGGACTCTTGCACTTGCAGAAGAGAGCCCCGTAAAAGAGGCCAAGAAGGCTGTAAGGTCAGAGATTAGAGTATCTTACACTCTAGGGGGAGAGCCCGTTTCGGCTGAGTTCTATAAAAAGTTCTCAAGTCGATTTACAGAAGAAGAGAAAGGTGCTAGCTACACCTTTAGAGGATCTAGCATCCCCGGAGGCCTCAACGCCCTTATTGAGTCTGTTCTTGAAGCCGACTAGATAAGGAGGCCTTCCTTGGGCTTGTAGCTCAGTGGTCAGAGCGACCGTCTCATAAACGGTTGGTCGTGGGTTCAATCCCCACCGAGCCCATTATTTTTTTAGATCAGAGTACTTATCGTATTTTCCGTAGTCTTTGTCTTTTACCCAAGAGGGCAGAGGGAACTCTTCATCCTTTTTTTTAGCTTCCTTCTCAAAGCTTCCCTTGATGTCTTTATCGTAGTCAACGTACTTATCATCTGTTCCGTATTTAACCACAGGTATTCTCCGGAGATTGTAGGTGCTCAGATGCATCTAGTCCCTCTAGAGCATCTGAAAACATTGAGAAGGAGCTTCCAGAAGAGATAGCTCCCGTAGAGATATTAGCAGTATTACTTAAAGAGGAATCCACCGACAACTGATCCGAGGGGTTAGACCCGCTTTCAGAGCTAAACAAAAGACTAAACGCAGAGAATAGTCTCTCTATAATCTCAGCTGTTTCTGAGGTAGCAACAAGCACAGCTCCGCAGACAGACTCACCGTTAGCAAACCAAGCGTAGTCAGAGGTATCAGCTTCGTTAGCAACCGCAGCTTCGTAGCCTGCTTTCTGCGTGTTTAAGTAGTCCTCTACGGCTTTCTTGATACCAGCAGCACCGCCGTTAGACGTGAAAGTGACTACACTCGCACCCAGTTCTAAGTTAAGAAGTTTCTCTATGAGGTAGTTAACATTAAGCAGTACCTGCAGTACACCTCTAAGCTTATCAATGAGCCGTATGTAGAGATTAATAATCTGCTGAATAGCATTACTGGCTGTACTTAAGAAGGATCTCAAGTACTCTACTAACTTGTTGAAGTACACTTTTAGATCATCAAAGACCGGAAAAGTCCAGTCCTTGCCGTACTTTAGCCAGTTGGGCGGAACACCCTCTGAGATTAAGGGTCTAGCAGATAGGTTAGGGTTCACCGGTATTCTTATAGATACTGGAGATGAGTACCTAACGATCTCTTCATCAGGGTTGTTTAAGACGTAAGCCCCGTCTTCTAGGAAGTATCTATTGTACTTAACCCTGAGCTTTAAACTGTATGTCGACCCTTGAAGCAAGAATTGGCCAGAGGAGTCAGAGCTTATAGTCTCCTGACTAGAGTTTATTGCCAGCTCTAGCGCAGAGGCGTTACCAAAAGTAGGAAAACCTCCGGAGGCTACTGGGTCTAGGCCTTCAAAGTTATTATCTCTGTACTTATCAAATGGCTGGAAAAGCTGGGCTTTCTGCGTAGGATCGGCAACTGTAGAAGGGTCCTGAACTACGTAGAGATCGTAAGTCTCTCCTGCATACTTAACCAAAGACGGGTACAGATCAGTACCTTCTAAGGCTCCGGAAGGATTATTGAGATCCACAAAGAGATCAGCGCTTGCCAAGGCGTCGTCATACCCTACGACTTTCACTCTAGAGATAGCAGGCTTGGCCGGGGATAGCTGAGGGTCGTCATCAAAGAACTTGCTGTACCCCGAGATTAGGAGCTTTTGTATCTGCTCCCAGGTAGTTAGTACTTCCTGGGCCGAGGGGAACCCAGCCTTTACGAGGAGCCCTGCAGACCAACCCAAAGTCTCTGTAGGCCTGTTAAAGTCCTTTTCGTCACTGAAGCTCTTGCTAAAGGTATCCAAGAAGGTAGCAGAGCCTTGCATGTTTCGGCCGGACTGGCTGAAGCCCACGAGCTGATCACGCAGATTTTCCCTAGTAAGGAAGCCGGGCAGACTACCATCGGACCCATCTGCGGCTACAAAAGCTTTATCCACTACCTTAGCAAAGCCGTTAACTATGCTGGTGTCTATATCACTAGGCCCTACTGTGCTTCCATTCGGGCTTGGGATAATTGGAGGTATAGCAAGGACTCTAACCTTAGCGTCTACCTTAAATATATTAAGTATACTAGTAATCCTGTTAAGGACTTCTTCGAGCAGGATCTTTAGCGCATCTTCTAGGCTTATAACTAGGGCCCTGAGGGCTTCCAGGATAGTCTTGGCAGTCTCTAGAGCAGAGACAATCTTCTCTAAGGTAGCACCGATACCTGAGACGGTATCTTTTACTGCCTCGGGGATACCGACTTTTAGAGTAAGTGGGCCTTGGTAGCTGATGCTTAAGTCTTCCAGGCTCTGCGAGCCTAAAACCTGCTCTAACGTATTGTTTATGCTAGATAACTTACTTATTGGGCTGGTAGCTCCGATAGTAGATACTAGGTTCTGTGTCTTACTTGTTATGCTTACTCCAAGCTGAGGCTCAAGGGAGTCAGTAAACCCAGTAAGAGTCCTATTAAGTCCGGCCACAGCCTGAGTCGGAGTGGTCCCAGTGTCGTACTTAGTTGATCTTGCCACGAGACCGCTCCAGTTCGTCTACTATCTTTTTTAGCTCTTTAGCCTGCTCTCGCATAAAACCCTCCACTATTTTTGGAAGGGCATCTTTGATAAATTCTAAGTCTTCCCTAAGTTTCTGCTCCCTAGTCCTAGACATCACAGGCCTCCTAGAATAGTAGTCTGGCTCTCTATAGATGGGATAAGCCCAGACATAGTCCCGACAAAGTATCCGCCAGGGGCTGTAGGCTTAGGAGGATCCCCAGGAGCAGCATGAGTGTGAGAGTCCAAAGCCAGAAGTAGGGCCTGCAAAAAAGCGGCCATCGTCCCGTACTTGCACGCACCGGATAGCACTGGATTCTGTACTGCAGGGACATGAGGGGTGAATGACCAAGGGTCCGGGGTCCCGGGTATAAGGCTAGGCGGCACTGCTGGAAAGTTACCTACTAGAACTTTAGGGGAGTTAACAACCGTAGAGTACGCTCCACCTGTAAGAGTAGGGAAAACTGGGTTACTTATTACTGTAGCCCCGTTTAAGGAGGGGTTTATACCAAGAGCTGGAGTAGTCTCTAAGCGTATATCTCCGCCTACAGTGTTCACTAGGAACTTACCGCCAGCACTAAGGTGAGTGCCAACTCTAACCACATGTGAACCAGCAGAGGTTATGTCTTCTCTGCTAGCAACGTTAGCAGGGGAGGCAGCTACTACAGGGTTCTGGAAAACAGTAGGTCCAGTAACTGTAGTATTTTTGTAACCGCCCACGCTAGTCGAGTCAGTGCCAGATACATTTACTTCTCGCTCCCCAAGTATATTAGTAGAGCTAGAATTATATGCAGTTGTGGAGATAGAACTAGCCTCTATGGCTACTTCCCCAGGAGCCTCTATCCTTTGGTTCTCTGAAGAAGACTGAGGCCCGAGGTTACGTATAGCGCCGTCAGGAGTCTGTAGGCTTACGCTTGTACCTCTAAGGAGTATATCCCCGTCCGGGTCTATGGTTATGCCGTGGCCATTAGCTGAAACTACTTCTAAGTTATTACCCAACCTCAGCTTTATAGGCTTATCCCTGGCTCCTTCTGACTGAGTAATAGGGCTAGAGTGCTCTAACCTAGTGGACCCGCTAAACTCCAGCGCAAACTCACCGTTATCATCAGGGGTAATAGTCAGACTACCCATAGCTGTAGAGAGCCTGAAGCTAGAGCAGTCTAGAGCCACTTCTCCAGTGAGCTTATTAGTTGTTACCTTAGCAGTCTCTGAGTCTAGAACATTGATGCCGCCCTTAAGGATCTTAAGAGAGTTTCCGCCTTCGGCTCTGTATATGTAATCCCCAGGAAGCGCTTCTGCTGGAGTAAGGGCTCTGTGAGAGTCAGAGCCTCTTCTCACATAGTTAAGATCAGCGAGATGCCTAGATAGTTCGGTGTTGTCTACTTCTACTTCGCTGGATCCTAGAGCTAAAAGATCCCCAGGCACCTGCCGAGTGTAGCTTCCAGGGACACACCCCAGAATTATATACTCGTCAAACTCACCTTTTAGTAGGGCGACCTGGGAGCCAGGCCTATACATGGAGATCTGAGAGCTAGCTCCATCTGGGCCTGTGTACTGAGATAGCGCCTTAGCCGGCACTATGTTTCCATCCGCCAGCTCTATCTGAAAGCTGTGCGTATTAGGAGAGCACTCGCTGACCTCTCCAGTGTATACAAACATGTAGTCACCTCGAACCTATTTGAGATACCGCTAAAGTATATAGGCCGAGGCGCTACAATGTCTATCTAATCTAGAGTAAGCTTGTCCGGATCGAAGAAGCTACTCACTGCCTTGCGAAGCTCGCCCATAGGGCAGGCTGGGCCAGGGTCAGACTTAGTGCTTTTAATATCTGAGTGACCGACTATACACTCAGGCGTCTCTACCAGCTCAGGCACGTGAGTGCTGATGTGGTATATGAGCCTTTGCATAGCTGTGATGCTCTCAGGAGAGTATGGCTCCCAGTAAGTCTCTTTACCCTTTTCGTCTACATGCACGAAAGGTTCTGGACCCTGGTAAAGACTAAACTTCTTACCCTTCTTGTAAGCAGAGTACCCGTAGGTATCTACCCAACCTTCAGGGATCTTGTAGAGCATACCTACATTGTCGAAGTCGAGCCCAATGGACCTAAAGTTAATACCCTTTAGCTCCGAGCCATCCTGACGCACAAGCCTACTTCCGCCAGCGTGCCAAGTACGCTCATCTAGGCCAGCGGCCTGAATGACTGTGCCGTCCCGCAGGACAGTAAAGTGAGTACTGGACTCTCGGCCGAGGCCTTTCATCCAGCTAGTTATCCGCCTACGGTTACTCCCCCCGTGCTTAACACTATAAGGGGAAGCAGTATAGTGTATAACTAGAAGCTCCACAGGCTTTACGCGCCTGTCGGAGGCTTTATACCTATACGGGGTCGAGACCCTCGTAACTTCAAGGTCCTTCATTAGGACTGAATCCCATCGTTAGGTACGCCAAATACTGCCTGAGTAAGGTCAGTACTAGAGAGGCTACCTTGAACCTGGGATGCACCTGTGGGGAACCCGCCTTGAGTCTCAGTACGGTTAGCCCTTACAGAGAAGAGCCTATCTGCTAGACCAGCAACGTTTTCCATCATGACGTTCTGCCCGGCGGCAAGACCCATGTTGTAGCTGTTGATCATGCAGTTCTCTAGGTATACCGCACCAAGGCTATTATTAGCCTTGTCCCTGAACATAACCTGAAGCCCGAAGGGGATCAGGAAGAGCTCAGAGTCAAGGTTAATAGCGAAGTCGGAGGTGCCCTCAGAGACAGGCCTCTCTCCAAACTTAGCTAGGTCAACCCCAGCTGTCTCGGCGTTCTTATAGAGGGCCTTTAACAGGTTAGGGCCTTTAGCGAAGAGACGGCCAATATTGAACTGAACCATGCTCTTACCCGTGGTGAAGTACGCACGGCCCGACCCAATGGTTTGCATAGGCGCAACCTGGCGGCTCTGGCTGAAAGTAAATTGCTGCAGGAGGCCTACTGGATACAGGTTAGAGTCGTTCTGGCTCTGCGAGTACCGTGGGGGCCCAACCATGACGAGAGCGTCGTCCGGGTTTGCACTGGTATAGGGAATGTTATCAGTAAGACGCTCTACGCAGTTCTCCTGAACATTCCAGTTTCCTATTGCGGTAGTAGTTCCTAGAGACATTTAGAACTCCTTACTGGGACTCAAGGGTGATCTGGATCTTATTAAGAACCTTTGGTAGCGATACATTTAAAAGTATAACCACCGTACCCGCATCACTGGGAGACTCTTCGACAGAAATAATGTCAGCGTCTCGCAGGGGCGCACCGATGCGATCAACGACCCTAGCCCTTAGGCTGAGGATAGCTGAGTCGAGGGAGCTTGCGATAGAGGCGAGGGCCTGCGGAATAACATTCCAGGTTCCGACGTAGGGAGTAAGGGTATTCTTAAAGACCTTGCTCACATAGTCAAAGTTATTAACAACGCTAAGCTCCGAGAACTCTTGGGTCCCAGCGAAGTCACGGTAAGCGCATGTTACCTGGTGCACGCAGAATGGGAGTCCACCGGTTGTCTCCTGAACGAAAACAAAGTATCCGTTGTCCGAGAGAGAATCGATCTGATCATCATTAAAGTAGCCGAGGTTAGACGCAGCTAAGTTATCAATGCCAGAGATAGCAATGTTATTCTTCGGACGATGAGGCTCGAATGCGGCAAGCATCCCGCCTAGCGCGGCACCCAGGTAGTAGCCCGGCTGTCCAGACTCTCCAAGAACAGTACATGACCCAGGGTAGACCATTACTAGGCGCTTCTGCGAGCTGAAGGTAGAGATCCTGTCGTTAAGGACAGCGACCTGCTCAGCCTTGTTAGAGCTAATATCAGCGTAGCCGATGAACTTGATAGCTCCAACTGCAGCAATGTTGCCCTCAGTGAGTGTAAGCTGAAGGGTAGAGTTACTGCTTACGGATGTAACCGTGGCTTTAAGTAGAACATCAGCGTCCGAATCGAAGTAGAACTCTACAAGATCGCCGTCGCTCACGCTTGCTAGGAAGCTGGCATCTGCGTCAAGCAACTCAGCGGTAGTAGTTTGGCCCTGCTGCTCAAAGGAAGAGATCCTCCCCGAGAGGTATTCAGAGTCAGACCCTGCCCAGTACTTGCGGAGGGGTGCACCCTCGCTTGCACCGATTACGATCCGGAAGTTATACTTCTGCTCAGAGCTAACAACAGCGTCTGTTACGAGGCTATTAATCACGCTAAGATCTGTAGTTAGAGGAATAATAGCGTAAGCGTCAGGGTCAGCGTTGATATACGAGCGAGCGTCGAGGTACCCCTGAGAAGAATCTTCCGCTAAGCGAAGAACCTTAACAGTGCTTGAGCCCGAGTTTTGCAGCGCAATGCTCGCTGCGAGACTTAGAGGGTTGTAAACCGAGGGCTCTCCAAGTACGTCTTGGAAGTCATTGCTGCTGACCGTAAGCGCCAGTGCACTGCTTTGCGTATTAAGAGTCCTTGTACGCAGGTACAGGTCTCCCCGAGTGATGGTAGACTCAGATAGGTTGGCCGCCCCAGGAATGTTAGTATCCTCTAGGAGGATGATTCCCTGCATGTTAAGGTCACCGCCGTCGATTGCCCACTCAGAGCTAGCGATCTCCAGGCCTGCAAGAGGAATGTCGTACTCAGCGGATACTAGCCGCTCGATACGAACCGAAAGACCACGAACTGCGTCATCGGCAGCATCTCCGCCACCTAGGCAAAGCTGCCTAGGAATGTCAGCCAGCTGTAGAGTGGACCCCTGCGCAGACGCCTCAACCACCGTAGTGATCTGGTCTTCTGGGATAGCTAGAGTTCCCTGTACATAGCTGTGGTTCCCTTCGGCATCAGTAAGCCTAAGAGTGACCTCGGTGCCCGCAGGATAGGATAAGGTTGCGGGGTCAGCACCATCAGTCTTACTAAAGAATGAGTCTTTAGTTTTGTCCGAGAGCAGGAGCTCAGAAGCACTGCCTAGTCCGTGCTGCGCCTCAGAGTAAAAGAGATCTACCTGAGACCCGTCAAACGCGGCTGCCTCTACGTGATTTGGCAAGATAGAGACACTAGCAGGAGACCGGTATGCCTCTCCGATTTCTACCCCCGCGCTAGCCACGAAGCGCGATGCCTGCTTAAAGCTAATAACCACTTTGTCATTAGGCAGAACTGAGTACCCACCGACGGAGTTTAGGTTCTCAGGGAACGATAGCTGGGTGCGAAGAGCGCCCACGTTAGCGTCGCTGTTAGCAGCAGGAGCAACTACGCTTGTCCCGCCGCCTACCTGAAAGTATGCGTTTGTTAGATATACTTTAGCAGCATACTCTGAGCCTGCGGCAGTATCTACGCTACCCCTGTCGCTGATATCTATATCAAAATTATAGGGATTTCCTGTATTAAAGTCCATTACACTGGTTCCAGTGTACGGGTTATACTCAGCGAGAGCGCTCCCTGGGTTATCCCGGTCAAAAGCAGTAAGGTCGTACTGCGGACCAACAAGAAGGACGCTCTGCTCGGGATCGTTTACCGTAGTCGTAATATTGGCTACGGTCTGTAAGACTTCAACTATTGGTCTAGGCATAACCAGCTCCTTAGTAACTTCCCACTAAGTATGGGTTTAGCTTTGGGTATCAGCAATATTCATGCTGATGAGGGCCGAATCACCAAAAGTATAGGTTCTTGCCTGTTCTTTATCAGTCTGAAAGGTAACGTATCGCGCAACCTTCTTTTGATCCGGTATATTAGCCCACGCTATATCGTAGGTAAATTCTGTCTGAACCCTGGTTAAAAAGCACCTATCGTCTTTCTCCCAGGGCTGGGTTGGCATAAGAGTAACGGGCGTAACAGCCTTAAAGTCGAATTGCCGCATGAGTATATTAGCGCTCATCACCATGTGCTGAGCGACTGTGTCTCCTAGTAAGGCGCTTTCCCCCTTAGACTGAGAGACGCAATCCATGGTCATACCGCCGGTAGCATGCGTGTAGAACAGCTCTCCGCCTGTAGTAAGGTGGGAAGCAGCCCTATCTCCTATGACTACCTTAGGAAATACGATGGCCCCTCGGTCTACAAAGACTCCCGGCCTAGAGTCCTTGGCCTGTAAATACGGGTTAGAAGCAGCTTCTATAACTATGCGAGATTTCTTATCATCTGCGTTCCACTGCCAGGGGAACTTAGGATTATCAGGCTGAACGAACCTGCTTCTTACCATCTCTAAGAACATGCCGATTACGTCTAGAGATGACTTATTGTAAACATACCCGTGCTTCTGCATCAGTTAAACTCCAGAGGTATATTATACTCTACGGCGCTTCTAGAAAGCTCTGACACCTGGAGATCCTGATGCACTAGAACACGAGAGCTCTCCGTAACCATTCTACGAAGAACTTTAAACCTGCGATTAGTCCGCAACTCTACGATTACGTCTTCGTTATCCACCTCAGGATAGTCTACTATTGTTAGCCCAGTCACGGCACTCTCAGATATGCCAGAGGTACCTAGAGTGGGCTGAATAACTACAGGGTCTAGCTTGCCGTATACCTTGATGGGCTCATGGTAGCCGCCCTCGTAAGTGGTCCCGAAGCAAGTATTGCAGTTGGAGAATACAGACTCGCCAGTAGCGAGGTTGTAGCACTCGGGACACCTTGGCCCGAACCGCTTCTTCTTAATCACAAGCAGAGGAACTCCATTGAGCTTCTCCAGCTGAACTCTTAGATCACGCCTAGCTTTTCTCGCTATCTTAGCGCGGTGCCCTTCAAGGGCGTACTCCACTGTTTTAGGCTCGCTAATAACCTTCTCAGAAGGGTTGATAGAGCTAGTAGCTCTTACCGCATACCAGTACCGAGTAGTAAACCCGTGAAGAGCCGCTTCTGTGTCGTGGTAGGTAAATATCCTAGAGGTTAGCCCGGAGGCTATCTCTTGAAAAGTACCATCAGGAGTGGTGGCCCTGAGTATATCTACGGAACCTAGGTGCCCTTCGCGATCATCCACAGTCCACTGAATATGCATGTACTGAGGGTAGACAGGAAGAACCTGAGTAATAACCGGGGTCATGGCCTAAAGAACCTCCTGCCAAGGGGTGATCTTGAGCCACGTATGGGTAGGTTACTTGTAACTTTTATATTATTCACATGCTGCGTGAACTCTTGCTGCATCATCTGAGAGAGCTGTATGTAATTACCGCTCTTCTCATCCATGCCAACACCCTGGATATTACCGTCTTGAAACTGGGCCTGGTTGCGCAGCTGGCGCATAGCTTCAGACTTAAATAGGTGAGACACCGCGCCAAGCTTAAGCACGTAGTCGTTTGGAAAGTTACTAGAAGTATAATTAGTAGGCCGCCCAATCACATTAGCGTGCTTTACTGCCTGGTCTATAGCCACGTTAAGTTCTTCATCTGAGAACTCAACATCGTCGTGGAGGGGGTTCATATCAAAGTAGTCTCGCATGAAGAACCTTAGGTCTCCTGCTAGAGAGCTAGTGGCGTTTACTGGTGTAGCGACTACAGCCATTAGACTACTACCTCCTGTACATCAGGGCCATAATGGCCTTCTTTCTGGAAAGTAACCTTATAAGTACGACCAGCTGGAACGCGTATAGGGTCTGTCCAACGGCCATCAGGCCTAGTAAGAGTACTGCCGAAAGGGCTATCGAAGTTTCCCTGATCGTAGTCAGCAGCTAGGTACACAACTACTTTAGCCCCACTAACACCCTGGTTAGCTGATGTAATATAACGAAGGTTATCCTCACCTCCGGTACTCTCAGATATCGCTACCGTATCAAAGATAACGCCTACTTGCTCTCGGTTATCTTGGATCTGTATTACGGCGGGAAGCCCTGCCTGCAGCTCTACATTATTCGAGAGCTGATAGGTAAAGACCTCATAGTTCCCGTTATCAAAGAGGTTAGCATCAAGAGTAAGAGAGTACTCCCCAGGGGTATTCTCTCTGTAAGCTATTCTGTACGGTTCTCGTACGGCTACTGCGGCTCCACTAAGGTCTAGGTAGCTAAAAGAGCTATCGGCCTCCTTAAAGAACAGGCCAGTAGATAGCTGCTTGAGGTAGATAAATAGAGTAAGACCAGGGAGAGTCTCTATCCTAAGATCTACGTCAGAGCTTTGAACTGCACCTTCTATAACTTTAAAGGTCTCTACCTTAACGTTATCATACTCTACTTCGTTAGATAGCTCCCTAGACTGGTAGCTATAATCTCCGCTCTGTAGAGTATCTGTGGTTAGCTGCCAAGAGTAGCTACCGGGAGCTCGCTCCTCATAAGGAATCCTATACGGCTCACGAGCAGCGCCCTGTAAGTCACTGAGGAAAACGCCCTCATCAAAAGAGCCAGTACTATAGTTATAGAGAGCCCTATCAGCGTCTCTAACTAAGTAGGAAATAAAAACCCTTCCAGCTGGGTATGCAAGGGTAGATACAAACTCTGCCATGGCGCCCTCCCATTGAAATTATATGAATATCCTGACATAAGCATAAGCCTCTACCGGTTTACCAAGGAAAGGAGGAACTATGTTTCCCTTGGTGATTACGAACTTGCTACTGGGCGCAATTAACTGCGCGCTCACAATAGATGAGCTACATGAAAACAACCGAACTCCGAGAGGCTATAAGTCTCGGCTACAGATTTGCTCTCGCATATACACAGAGAGCAGTGAGCAAGGGCTTAGGCCCGAGCTCGCAATGGCTGTAGGCTGGCTAGAAAGCCGCTACAGCAATGCTAAGGGCCGCTGGCTCACTACTAGAGGCGGGCGTAAGGTGCGCGCCGAGGGCCCTATGCAGATCCTTAAGATCTACCACTGCAAGCGAAACCCCCGGTGTGATACCCTCTCAACCGGTGTTCGCCTTCTTGCAAGGCTCGTGCACGAGCACGGTGAGCTGCATGGGTTGGCTATGTACGGGGGCGGCTCTATTAACAGAAAGAGCCTAAGGTACGCCAGAATTGCTATCAGGACCAGCCGGGAGATTAAAGAGCTGCTCCTGGAGAACAATGTTAGTCTTCCAGACTTTCTAGATCTAAGTCTAGACTAGCGTCTAACCCAAGGTCAGACTGATCTGCACCGCTATCCAGACTAAAATCAAAGACCTGGACGGGGGTACCAGCTTCTGTCTCAGTATAGTACATATCTACTGACAGGGGCTTTGCATCCCCGGTGCCTCGGTGGACAACCTCTGCAGACTCGCAAGAGATTGTAAACAAAGGTAGAATGAGGTAAAAAAAGAGCTTCATATTATCCTCCTGTTCGGTAACTCGGCCAGAAGTATAGAGCTCTTTTTTTTAGATTCAACAGCTAGAGCCTGTACCGAAGCCAGTTATACCTTTTCCTATTTTTTAGGTAGGAAGGGTCGTTCTGATGCTCGTAGGCTTCCTGCTCGAACTTAATCCTCTTGTAGGCTTCTCTGCTGTAGCCGTAGGTGTAGCAAGCGCATAGAAAGTACCAGAGGTAAAGCACTAAGAAGCCTATAAACCCAGTTTCTAAATACTGTTGGTAGTGTATAGTCTCGTGCCTTCTAGTTCTTTCTGAGATCTTGCCTCGGCTGATAACTACAGGCCCAAGAGTGATCGCGCTTATGTTTATAGGCGCGAACTTAGAGAGGATCACTGGAATCCTAGAGTTCTCTATAAACTTAGGCTCCCAGTGCCTCATCACATTCCCTCATCCATGCTGCCGAGCATGTAGCCAAGAACGCTCTGGAAGTCTTTAGACGAGTTGTAGATCTTAGCTTCTGCCCAGCTAGGCACAGGCTCGCACCCGCAGATAAGGCGCTCAAGGATCTGAGTAGTACGTCGAATGCTCCTTAGACTAGTAAGAACCATTTCTACGTCGTGATCGCCTTTTGGCTGAGACATCATCATAGGCATAGAGCTCATAGAACTCTTTAGATCTGCGACTAGCCCCGGGTCTACGGCACCCTTCATACCAGGCTTTTTTACTACTGCAATCATTCTAGTACCTACTTTGTTATGGCAAGATAGCCCACAGCCGAAACCAGGACTCCTGCAGTAATATAAGACATAAGTCGAAAGGTCTTACCTCTGTGGACCTCAGCCTTAAGCTGAGTATCTAGGTAATCCCTTTCTAGCTGTAGCTCATCAATTCTGACTACATAGTCAGCTACTCGCCTCTCCTGGCGTTGCTGAGTTTCTAAAAGAAATCCATCAGCTGCCTCTTGGATAGCTGTGAGCCTTTTATCACAGGAGGCATTCGCTGTACTAAGCTCAGCCCTAATGTGAGCGAGATCTCCCTTGCGAAGAAGGAAGCCCCGGTGGGGTGCAGCTTGCTGTGCTTTCAGCAAGGGGACATTCAGAGTAAGAGTCGGGCTGAGTGGAATCTCTCTGTAGTCAAGACCAGAAGACGCCAGTGTAAGTAGAAGAGAGCAGAACATACTAGCGGCCTCCGCAAATAGAGCAATGCAGCTCTTCGCAGGCTACCTTGAACTCTTCAAGCTTATGAGTGCAGATCTCTTGCTCCGTCTCTTTACAAGACTGAACCGCCGCTAGGATCTTACCCTGAACGCTACTCTCTAAGTCCGCAATCTGTTGCTCCAGTACCTTTACGTGCTGGATCTCAGGCGCACACTCTACAGAGTGGGGAGTCGTGCCTACGCTGGCCCTCCCTCCTAGAAATGAAAGCAACGCTGCCAGCGCTGGAATCAGATACTGCTGGTTGCTCAGAAGAAGGGCCTTGTAGTCCATTTTACTCTCCGTCTTTGTTGTTATCCCTATCTAGCAGCTGGCCGCTGACCTGAACGTACTTATCCAGGCTGGCCTGCCCAAGGATATAACCTACCTGTAAGAACCCACTAATAATGATAATAGTCATAAGCAGGGTCAACACATAGAAGTCAATCTCTCCAGCATTACGCCAGAGGACTGCTCCAATGGTAAACTTCCACCCAAGCTCTCCGAGCAGGTAGGCCACGAACTTCTTAGACTTGAGTGGTAGTTTATCCATTATACGGCGTACCAATCAGTTCCATTAAAAATTACTCTCAGGCTAGAGCGAGACCCTAGATTATTACCAGAGATATTCGACCCCCCGCTGTAAATAGCCCCGCCATTTGCGGTCACGGTAATAGAGTTAGTCTCGTTGGTATTTACCACTACTATCTCTCGACCAGCAGTCTGAAACGCTGAGTTAGGGAGGGTAACGTTACCTGTACAGAAAACTACGTGATCTGTAGAAGCAACCGAGGTATTGCTACTTTCTTTGTAGACCAAAGCTCCGTCGAAGTCGATACCTTGGTCACCGCCTATAATCTTTCCAGCTACATTTATGTCACCAGAAACCTGAACCACTTCGCTCCCGCCAGTGGGGTTTAAAGTTAAGTTGCCGGTGCTAGTAATGCTAGTGCTGTTGATCGTTAGATCGTCAACTACTAGAGATGTAAAGCCTGTAGCGGCACCTCCAGTAATAGACGCAGTACCATCTGTTACCGTAGTAGCAGTAAGAGTCCCAGTAACATCAGCTCCTGAGCTTGTAACACTCAGTATCTCAGTATTATTTACGAACGTGTTAACCTCATTAGCGGTTCCAAAAGTAATATACTCTTGGTCTCCTGCGGTACCGAGCTTTGTAAAGCCCGAATTTATAATAGAGGTAAGCCCAGTGGCTTCTGGGGTTGTAGAAAGAACTCCGTTAGTTGCGGTAAGACCAGTACCAGCCGTAGCTGAGACAACGTCAGCAATAGCCTCTAGCTTAGTAGAGCTATCGGTAGCGTCAACAATAGCAATGCTGTCTGCAGAAACGTCTACAGCTGCACCTGCAAGACCATTTAGGTCGAGAGCCAGGGCTGACCCTCCGCCGCCAGTGAGACCATCGCCTGCTGCTGCAGTTGAGATCCTAACAGCGTCAGAGTCAATCTCCAGCCCTGCCCCAGTAGTAACCGCCAGAACACCGGCATTAGCAGCTAAGCCATCTCCAGCCGTAGCCGAGATAACGTCAGCAACAGCCTCTAGCTTAGTGGAGCTATCGGTAGCGTCAACAATAGCAATGCTGTCTGCAGAAACATCTACAGCTGCACCTGCAAGACCATTTAGGTCGAGAGCCAGAACACCGGCATTAGCAGCTAAGCCATCTCCAGCCGTAGCTGAGATAACGTCCGCTAGGGCGTCTTTCTTCATTACTCCGTCAGAGTCTTCGAAGTAGATTGAATCTTCTCCGACGGTCAGTGCGGTGTCTGCAGTAGCAGAAGCTGTGATTGGCCCTGCGATTGTTACGCCGCCAGTACCATCAGGGTCCAGAGTAATGTTACCATTCTCCCCTGCAGCCAGGGTAATAGACCCGCTATTAGTGCCAGAGTTTGTCTGTAGAACAAGATTCTGAGCTCCACTGCTAGTTACAGTACCTGCAGCATCTCCCTCTCCGACTACTACAAGGTCAGAGGACAGGATTAGGCTCCCAGTACCGTCGGGAGTAAGAGTAAGGTCATTATCTGTACCAGAAGCACTGACTAGGGCGTCGGCCTCCAAGTTAGTCACCACAAAGGTGGTATCCTCTAGGCCAGCTAGAGGTATGTCTGAACCCGGAGTTGGTTCATTAGTAAGCCCAGTAGCAAGCTTCCACTTTCCGTCTGAAGCATCTCGATACAGTACACTGTACTTAGGGGTCTCGCCTTCCTGATACTGAGCAAAGATACCTATGTCCAGCAAATCATCGGAGTTACCGTTAGCCAGCTTAATAAGAGGCTCATCCACCGTGAGATTATCTACATTAATCTCTGAAGCGTTCCCTATAATATTGAGGTTACCAGTGATGGTGACATTCCCGAGAGCATTCATGTCCCCGGCGTAAACAGTCCCCCAGCGAAGGGCTGCAGTCCCTAGGTCATGACTACCTGTTGTTTTTGGAGCTACTGCTGCCATTTTTATACTCCTTTAAAGAGGGCGTTGCCGTCAGAGTCTGTCTCCCAGTATGTATCTGGAAGAGCAAATGTTGTTCCTGCGTCGAAGATCCAGACGGCACCCGAGGACTCCCCGTCACCGCTCTCACTAATTGTATGAGCGTAGTCCTGGCCGCCAATACTATGAGCTGCCACAGCTAAGAAGCTCTTCGCCGCCTCCAGCATATCAAAGGACCATGCTCCGTAGTGCCTATTTACTATTGTGGAGGGGTAGACCACACTAGAGTTGCCCGACCTTTGCCAAATACTACCATCCATTCCTTTTAGGTGCTCAGGCTGTATAGCATCATCTGCAACCTTAGCCTCTGTGATGGCGTCATCTGCAACCTTGGCAGTGGTTACCTGGGCATCAGCCAGATGCTCCGTGTCGATAGCTCCGGCAGCGATATGCTCACTATCTACAGCGTCATCAGCTATCTTAGACCCGGTAATAGCGTCATCTGCTATATAGTCGGAAGCCAGGGCGGTGCCTTGCCAAGTACCAGTAGCTATGGTGCCAAGAGTGGTAATGCTAGCGCTTCCAGCCCAAGTACTGAGAGCAGTGTTCTCTACGTTATCGAGGCTTAGGTCTGATTTAACCTCGTCGAAGCTTTGGCTCTCTAGGCCGTTAGCTGTGAACCTAGCGTACTCGCCCGCAGCCACATCCGCAGAGTCTACCTCTACAGTGTTATTGTCAGCTATCCCGAAGGTCAGGATGTCTTGCTTAGCGGAAAGCTCACTAGAGATCTTGTTAGAAGACCATAGCTCATCCTCAGCTGTACGATCATCAAATATATAAGTATCGGCGTCAGCGCCGTCGGCACCCGCAGGTCCTTGCTCACCTTGAATACCTTGAGGCCCCTGGGCGCCATCAGCACCGTCAGCACCAGCGGGACCCTGAATACCCTGAGGCCCTTGGGCACCATCAGCACCATCAGCACCTCGAAGATCAGGTGTGCTGAAGTCAGTGCCATCATCAAAGGTGAAGGTAACTACGCCAGCGTTGAAGGTAGTAGCGGTAATCCCGTTACCATCAGCACCATCAGCCCCGGCTGGGCCTTGAATACCCTGAGGCCCTTGGGCGCCATCAGCACCATCAGCCCCTGCGGGACCCTGAATACCCTGAGGCCCTTGGGCACCATCAGCACCATCAGCACCTCGAAGATCAGGTGTGCTGAAGTCAGTGAAGTCAGTGCCATCATCAAAGGTGAAGGTAACTACGCCAGCGTTAAAGGTAGTAGCGGTAATCCCGTTACCATCAGCACCATCAGCCCCAGCTGCTCCTGCTGGTCCTGCTGGCCCTTGAGCACCGTCAGCACCATCAGCCCCGGCTGGGCCTTGAATACCCTGAGCACCGTCAGCCCCCCGAAGATCAGGTGTACTGAAGTCAGTGCCATCATCAAAGGTGAAGGTAACTACGCCAGCGTTGAAGGTAGTAGCGGTAATCCCGTTACCATCAGCCCCAACAGCACCATCAGCACCGGCTGCTCCTGCTGGCCCTTGTGGGCCTATGGGGCCTTGTATACCTTGATCACCTTGGGCTCCCTGAACCCCTTGTATGCCTTGCTCTCCTTGAGGGCCCTGCGCGCCTTGAGGGCCCTGTGCGCCTTGAGGCCCTTGGATAGATCCGCCGCTAACAAAGTTAGTACCATCATGGATGTGTAGGCTGTCGTCTGCCTGTACTATGTACGCATCTCCAGCAGAGGCGTTTACAGGCAGGTCATTAGTAGTTGCTACTGAGCCCTTAAATGTAATGCCTGAGCCTGCAGCTCCTTGGGGCCCCGCAGGACCCTGCTCTCCCTGGATACCTTGAATACCCTGAAGACCTTGTGGGCCTTGAGCCCCCTCAGCACCTGCTGGACCTTGGTCTCCTTGAGGGCCTTGAGGGCCTACTGCACCTTGCGGACCCGCGTCTCCTTGGAGGCCTTGAATACCTTGCGGGCCTGCGTCTCCTTGAGGGCCTTGTGGGCCGACTGCCCCGTCGGCACCGTCAGCTCCCGCTGGGCCTTGAGCACCCTGTAAGCCCTGCTCTCCTTGAGGCCCTTGAGGCCCGACTGCACCGTCAGCTCCCGCTGGGCCTTGAGCACCCTGTAAGCCCTGCTCTCCTTGAGGCCCTTGAGGCCCGACTGCACCGTCAGCTCCCGCTGGTCCTTGGATACCTTGTGGCCCCTGGTCTCCTTGAGGGCCTTGAGGCCCGACTGCACCATCAGCGCCTCTAAGGTCTGGAGTACTGAAGCTAGAGCCGTCAGTAAAGCTAAACTTAACTACACCGTCAGTAATAGTGGCAGCCGTGATTCCAGTACCAAGTACTGTTTTCTGCTGATTATTATCTGTTACAGCTAGAGTGCCAGTATCAGTGTCAAAACTAACGGTAGCGTCACCTAGAAATAATGAGTTCTCACTAAGGTATAAGTGCCTAAACTTATTCTCAGCGCTACCTAGGTCCTGTGCCTTGTTACCTGCAGGTATAATATGAGTGTGAGGAGTAATAGTGTTAGCTGTTACACTGAGTGTAGTAGTGCTATCTACAGTTACACGAACTTCCCCAGCCCCACCTGCACCGTCTAGGACCTCTACAGTAGAGTCACCTTCAGTGATCTTATCAGTGAAGCCACCGCCCCCACCGCCATTAGCCTGTACGTAATTTACTACGGCTTGCTGAGTAGGAGCTACAGTAGCAGAGGGGTTGGCCCCGTCTATCGCGTCGTTAGAAGGAGCCGCTAGGGCAGCACCTGCAACAGTTAGGGTACTAGCTAGTACTACAGGCCCATCCGCGTTGATGCCTCCGACATATAGCGTATTGAACCTGCGGTTACTAGAACCTAAGTCATGACTTTTATTTTGTTCTGTTCTAATCGCAGTCATTATGCAGCTCCAAACACTATGTCCGCGCCATCCCGAGTAAAGACACTCTCAGGGTAGCCTGTATCCTCTTCTGGGAAAATTATATCCCCAGTAAGAACATCCAACAAGGAGCCACCTGTGTGCCCCGTAAGTATGAATGTGGTAGCTATGATGTCATCCCCCGAAGCCTTAAATAGGCTTGCGGGGGGAAGGTCTATGTTCTCTATGGCGGAGCGGAGCTTAGCATCTTCCGCAGCTCTTATAAGAGCTTCTTGCGCTAAGCTTATTTGATTAATAACTGGTGTTACATTAGTTACCGCCATAGAAGGTCTCCTTAGGACTCGGAGGCATCCTCCGTCTTCTTACGCCTACCACGCCTCTTTTTAATTATAGGCTTAGGCTCCTCTTTTACCTCGAGCTCTGGATCTGGCTCTGGCTCTGGCTCTGGCTCTGGCTCTGGCTCGGGTGCGGGTGCGGGCTCGGGTACGGGCTCTGGCGCAGGAGGGTCAGTAGGCACTGGGGGCTGTACCTCTTCGGCTGGCTGTGTGTCGGCTTCAGATACATCTACTTGTGGTGCAACTCTAGGTAAGGGCATGAGTACCTCCTTGTCATCTCTTACAATGGCAAGTTTACCCCTAGAGATTAATCTAGCAATACGACTATTCGCTAATACACTAGAAGAGACATTGACTGTCTGGCCTTTGCGTAGTTTCCCGTGGCCTGGAACGTCATAAACACCGAGCCTTAAGTTTTTTAACTTTGGCATTTAAAGATCTCCTTAAGTTTGTGATCTAAAGAAAAAGCCCTGAGGTCCGAGGACACACAGGGCTTTATTCTAAGCATGTATTATAGATGTGTCTAGTAAGTCTATAGTTACCTCACCCTATCTTAGACGATTGGGTTGAAGTTATGAAGTTTAATAATGCTGTTAGCGTTACCGATACCGATACCGGGCGCGCTGTAGGACCAGAACTCGATCATGTCAGCTTCTTGCTTAATGAAGAGAGTTGCATCCTGAAGAAGGAAGAAGTTCCCGAGGTAGTTCTGCGGAGCAAAGAGATAGATCTCGTTGTCCTCTACGATGTCGTTCTTGATGGTGGTGATAACAGGAACCCCAAAGAGCTTATCCTCACCGTCCATGCCGTTGTCGTAGTGGCGGCTCACAACGTCATTACCAACGTCAGTGTGGTCGAACTTAAGAGCTTCCATGAAGGTGCTCTTAGTCATAAGAAGCTTGCCGATAGGAAGCCTCTTGCTCGTCATGCTCTGGAAGAGCTGCGCGATGAGCGACTTAGAGAGCGGCTTCTCATTGCAGTTTAAGCGGTTATTCTCTCGAATCTGCTGCTGCGTAAAGAAAGTATCCGCAGCATTATTACCTAGAGTAGCGATACCACCAACCTGGCCCATAGCCGCGCCAACGGTCTCCATGAACTTCTTATCTTCCTCGTTCGCCATGTCCTTGACCGAGTTATCGGTGAGGATCTTGCGAATGTCGTTCTGATAAGTGAGGAGCTCGAACTTGCTCTTCGTGAAGTGCTCAGTCTCGATCTTACCGAAGCTAACACTATAGCGTGGGCCACGGAAGAACGTACGCTGACCGGAACCCTTGAAGGTCACGAAGGTAGCGACCGAATCGGGCTCCTTCTCGATGATCTTCTTGGGCTGGTCAGTGTGCTCATCGCGGTCGATCTCATCTGCACCAATCTCGACTGGCTCTAGGATCTCACGCGCAAAGCTCTCCTCGCGAAGCTTGCTGCGGATAAAGCGGCTGCCCTCGTCCTGGGCCTCCTTGACTCGGCCCTCATCCAGCTTACGAACGAAGCTCTGATTGATGAACTGGGCACTAATTCCTGAAGTCTCAACATTCATCGTGTTACTCCGTGTCGATATTAGTGGAAGAGAACGTCTAGCGTCTCGTTATCAGAATCATAACCAAGTACGACACCGACAGGCGCGTTAGTCTGCCCTTGAGCCGGGTTATACGCAACAACGATGCCGTCAGTAATAGTGACTAGTGCGCCACCAGCCATACCCGCCTCGTTGAACTGGTCTACACCATTCGGGATGCTAGCTGACCCGAAAGCATTCTGGGACATGCTGGCCTCTTTATGGAAGCGAGCCACAAAGCCGCCCCCAACAAGAACAGTGATGGTCTTGCTCATAGCAGCGGAGGTCTCTTCTAGGCCTTCGATGATAAGACCGAATCCCCCGAGGCCCTGATGCTGTCCGTTAGCATCAATAACCGCGTCTACGTCTTCCATAGTGCTACCAGCGATAGCCCTACCGTTGTCGTTGATAAGCTTAACGAAGGTGCCCGCGCGGAACTTGTGGTTGTCCGCAGCCTCCATGCCTACATCGATAGCTACAGCCGATCCGTTAGGCCAGCCGCGCAGAATATCGAACTTGGAATTTAAAACAGCCATTTTCTACTCCTTCTATTAGGAAAGGATCCAAGATGCAAATGCGTCATCAGCGCGGCCTTGGCCTCTGCCAGCGCTTGCAAGTTTAGTAGCCCCTCCTAATTGGGGAGCATCAGTACCAGCAACCTTAGTAATAAGGTCGAGAGTGTCGTCATCAAGTTGGCTAAGCTTCTCTACAGCGTCATCACCTAAATGGGAGAACTGCTGAGCGAGGGGCTCAACCCTTTTCTGCCTTTCAGCTTGCTTAATAGTATTAAGCTCATCCTGAAGAGTAGACTTCTCTTCAGCAACAGCCTCAAGGACATCAGCTACCTTTAGTAGGAAATCTGAGTTCATTGTAGTTTTCTCCTAAGAAGTTCCAAACCGGTAGCTGCAATCGTAATAGAGGCAAGCTTTTTCTGCTTGTTAGCCTCGACTTGGTGAGCATACTCCCTAATTAACTTAGCGAGTTTTTCTAGCTTAGCCGCGTCCATTGAGACCTCCTACGAAAGTGTATAGATCCTGGTATGTAGGTTCAATATTTACAGAACGTACTACGCCAGCAAGCTTTACTAACCCCTTTACTTCGTCGTTAGAGAGGTTTAAAGAAGCAAGCTTTTCACTAGCTTCTTCTTTTACAGGAGCTTGTAGGCTAGCACGAGCTTCTTTAACCAAGGAGTCCATAGCCGCTGATAGCTTTACCTTTGCCATTAGTAACTCCTCCTAGAAGGCTTAGCTGCAGACATAATCATATTTAGATCGTCTGGTGTAAAATCAAACTGCCCATACCCGGGAGTGCTAGGGCTGCCCAAGGATTCGGGAAGTTTAGAACCAGCGTAACCCGCTGCCACACCTAAGGCCGCCGCCACAGCGGGGGAGACATAAGCGGGCTCAGGGTCATCAGCAGTAGCCCTACCTAGAGCAACCCCACCTAAGCCTAACCCTAGCGCGCTTCCTCCTATGGCTAAGTTTTTTAAGGAACTAGCAATTTTTTGCTGTACCTCTAAAACCTCTTCTACGCCATAAGAAGATGCAAGCTTTTCTATAGCTGCCTTAACCTCAGGTGATCTAGGCATGATTATCCCGCTAGCTTTGCTAGGATGTTGTTGCCAACTTTGAAGCCTAGGCCTTCATAGTGGCTAGCAAGCTTAACGAGGTCAGACGCAATTTTCTCTGCGTCCTGCTGCCCCTTGATGTAAGAAGCAACCTTAACGGCGTCTTCTTGGCCCTTGTTAAAAGCAGCTACTTTATGCATCTCTGCAACCTTATCAAAAGATGCAGTTTTAACTTGGGGCTGGGCCCCCTGTAAGGACCGCATGGTATTCCTGTACCCAAGCTCCATGGCCTGCTTGATGAGCTCAGGAGAAGCCTGCTCCCCGTGAGAAGCAGTCTTAACACGAGGGCTAGCAGCCTCATAAGCGTTCATCCGGTGGATAAAGCCGTCAGCTACAGCAGCTCCGTAGATATGCGCCTCTTTGACGAGGGCCTCTTGCTCTGCGTTAGCAAGGTCGCTAGCGATCTTCATTAGATCGCCTGCGGGCTGAGACTGATTGTCAGAAGCTACTTTCTCTGTAGTAGAGCCAAGTGCTCTGTCGATAGCGCTGCTTAGGGAAGAGCTTCCCTGGCTAGTGCTGGCATCAGCCGAAGCGGTCTTCTCGGTATCGCCAGAAAGTGAATTTAGAATCTCTGAAAGTTCCATTGTAGCTCCTTAGGAATGTATGAGCGCTTGACCTAGGTGAGTAAAGTACTTATCAGGGTCCGTCTTAAATAAGTTTATGTTCCCTAGCTCTTGCACGCTAGAACTCTTTATGAACCCAGAATGATTATTTAAGACATCTGCAGCCCTAGACTGTAGGTATGCCAGCTTATTGCTAGAGTTTAAAGCTTTTCCTACATAAACTAAGGATGCTAAGCAAGTAATGCCGGCAACCTTATACATCTCTGAAGACAAACCCTCGGCAGAAGCGTGCTTAAGGCTATACCCATGCGATGCTAGAACCACCCTGACTTCAGGGGCATTCGAGCTCTCTACAGCCACATCCGGTAGCCCCGACATGTCAGAAACTGCCTCTGCAATCTCTGGGTGCTTAGACAAGACTCTAAGCATGTCTGACTGCAAAGATACGAGCTTACCTGCTAATCCAGAAGGAGCCTTAGACCCTGTAAGCTTCATAAACATAAGGTCTAGGAACTCGGGGGTCATTAGGAGGATACCATTATCTCCAAGCATGCTAAGAGACTCTGACAGGTTCAGGGAACCTAAATCTCTTATAGCGGAGTCCGGGAGCCTCTTGTAGCTAGATACAATCTTAGGAGCTAAGGTCTTAAGCCACTTTACTGCTAGGTGCTTTTCCCCTTCTCCCATATCTTCAGTAGGTATGTGGTCTAAGCCTACTGCTACACCCTCTATAGTCTTATCTATATCGGCGGCTTTATTAAGGTACTTAGCTATAACAGTCAGACCTGCAGCCTTCTCAGCAAGGTAAGCACTAGATTCTCCCCGCTCGCGAGCTCCGCCATCAAAAGCGACTTTCTTCAGCATGTACCCCGTCTTATCCGCAGGTCGGTAGACTACAGATATATCAAAGAAGTTAGGGGCAGGGTTATCTGCGCATACCACCCTGCCGTCAGGGTAAATATCGTTCATTTGGTACTTAAGGTGCGTACAGTACTGCGCCCTAGTTGGGGCCTTATTGCCGCAGATGCTGCAAACATCGTATTTAATACGACAGCCCATGCTTACAGCTACGTCTTTTTGCTCCCTTACCTTCTGAACTATGTCGGGACACAGAGCATCATCTAGTTGCATGATGATCTCTACTCTATGCATATCGTGGTTGTAAAAGCTCTTTATAACCTTACCGATAGCTTTTGCGGGGTCTTTGTTGACGTGTGACTTAAACACATGGGCGTTAGACTCAAAAGTATGGTGATGCTTTATAAGCTCAGACTCTCTGAACGCATCGCCATTTCGGTTAGGGCCGTAGTATTCACTAGCGCCCATTGCTAGGACTAGTATACTAGTCTTGCCCGGTTCTTTCTTTACATGCTTAGAGTACTCAAGGGCCTCTGAAGCTACCTTCTCCATGGAGAGGGTGTCGTAGTCTAATAGCCTAACAGTAGGCTCGATGCCTCCCGATTTAGATACTAAATAAGGGTCTGTTTCTACTATTTTCTCTAAGTAACCGGGCATAAAGCTTTACTCCCTATCAAGAAGGCAATCTACAAGAAGAAGCGCTGCCTCTTTCTGCAAAGGAGTTCCTTCTGACCTTTCGTATACGTCTAGGCAAGCCATGAGCGAAGCCATTTTAGGCATAGAAAAAGTAGTTCTGGGGGCGGATTGGCCGGATGTGCTACCGCCCTTACCCCCTAAGTAAGAGCCTAGACCACTGGCAGCCGCTAGCGCAGCTATAGCTGGGAGAGCATAGTCTTTAAGGGTCCCGCTAGCCGTCTCTTTAGCCTTTCGAACGGAATCGTCTACTAGCTTGTCAGCTGCATAGTACCCCGCGGTAGCTAGGCCAGCCCCTGTTCCTAGACCATACCCTACGGATTTAGCTACACCTGTTACCTCAGGATTACTTTTTAAATAGTTAGAGACATTTCCAAGGTACTTCCTAAAAGCCTTCTTCTCTCGCCCGTACCCTGTATACTTCTCCATCTCCGAGTGCTTAACTTCTCTAGTAGAGGGGGATTCCGAAGCGTACTTCTTTTTTTTAGCTGCAAGAGCTATTTTTTCTACAAACTGCAGAGCTAGGGCATCCGCAGAGGAAGCCACTTTACTGCTAAGGAAGGGATTAGTCTCCCCTAAGCTATCCGCTAGCCCGTAGGCGGAAGCGCACTTGGTAAGGAGGCTAGAAGCCTCTGACAAAGAAGACCCTAGCATTAGAGCCTCCCAAGTTCTTGAATAGATGCGGAGATTAGCCCTGCTTCTTTCCTGCGAAGGTAGGACTTAGAAGCTATAAACCCTACAGCTCTGTGCAGCTCAAGATCTTCCCCTAGATCAGTGGATACTTTTGTTGCCCCACTGCTCACCTGTGGAAAAAGCTCAGCTACTTTAGCCATACCTTCGTCAGACTGTAAGTAGTTCTCAATGAGACTGGACATATTAACCTCCGTAGGGGTTGAGCTTAGAGTTGTTCAAAGAGGTAAGCGCCTTCTCTGCTTTCGCCATAGCTTGAATACTGGTAGCATCCAGGGTGGGGATGCCTCCATCGCTGTTATAGAGCATCTGCCTAGTGTGAGAAGTCAAGAAAGGCACGTTAGTAGATAGCTCGGGAGCTATCTTACCTATAGTATTTACAGCCATAAGAAGATTATTCTTGCCGGATGCGAGCAAGTCAGGGTTTGACTTGAGCATCTGCGCCGTAGCTACTCCGCGCTGCTGCTTTAGAGAGTTCAGACGATCCTCCTTCTCTCTTGCAGCCATTGAGTCTTCTATAGAGTCACCAATGAAGTCCATAATTCCGTCAACGGTTTTCTTACGAACCTCTTTAGCAGTCTCGTCTACCGCCTGAATACGGTCTCCAAGAGGAATAAACTTTCTTCCAAGCTGGTAGCTTAGGCCCCTAGCTGTATCTCCCATTAAGGAGTTTGCACCAAGTGCAAGTCCTAGGCTAGGAAGACCGATAGCTGCAGTCTTTACAGAGCCAGTCTTTAGGTACTCTAGTACGGAGGAAGCCTCTACGTACTGAGAGAGTTTCTCTAGGTACTCCTGGACTTCTGCCATCCCCTCAGAGTTCTTATTAGAAACATACCTATCTGAGGCAGTTTTAATCGTCTCGGAGCTTACATTAGAAGATAAACTAGGCATCCCAAGCTTAGATCTTACTGCTTGAAGAGCTACAATAGCAGGCTTTCCGAAGTTAGCTAGAGCCTCTTTCTCAAAGAGAGGATGCCGCTCCCTTGAGTACATTCCCTTAAAGGTAGAGGCCAGCTTTTGAGCTAAGTCATCGCATCGGTAGTTGGCAGCAGCCATTTTATCCAGTAAGAGCTCTTCAGTTTTCTGCCGGTCAAAAGGCGAAAGAGTCTCTGCGGTACTAAGAGTTGCTGAGGCTACTTTCTCCTCTGAGCTTCCATTTAGATCGCTAGAGCTTAGGATATCCCCAAGGTCTAGCTTATCCAGCTTGGTAGGGGTTATGTCCTCGTAGAATCGGCTATCTTCAGAGTCAAGACCAGGGTCTCTTTTAATAGATTTAGTAACCTGGGTACCTTCAGGGCCACTACTAACAGTTACTGTTAGGCTCTTTGAAGAGCTAAAAGCGGGCTTGGGGTCCTCTCCTAGGTTTTTCTTGATGATCTCTTCTGGATCAGCAACTTCGAAGTCTACGAACCTATCGTCACCAGATGTTCCTTTGAACTTCTGAAGGAACATATCGGTGTTGGCCATCTCAGTCAGGCGGCGTATCTGCTCTGGATTCATAGGATTACCTTTAAGTACTCCTAGAACAGAGTCAACTAGCCTGTCACCTGTCTGCATAGACAGCATGACACTATGGTTAGCCAACTTTTCTAAATCATGCCTAGAGTACTTCATCCTTTAACCTCGCCATCTAGTTCGTCAGCAGTTAGAGTCTCGTCGCTACCCTCAAGCTTAATTTTAAGCTCTGCAAGGGCGTTTTCCATGCCAGAAGAGTTTTCTATACTTCTAACCATTTCTACACTCTTTAACACTGCGGGAGCCCATGCTCGCGCTTCCTTAGCCTCTTGGCTAGACAGAGGGCTTAGCCGGTGCTCTCTACTTCTCCACATAGAATCTTGCAAAACTCCTTGTACGGCGTCTGTAGGGCTACCGGGCCCCCTATCCACTCCTATCTTCCACGCTATGTAGTCAGCTCCTAGGTAGTGCCCCCAAGAGAGCATTTGCTTCTCAAACTTGTCGGACTCTGTATCCTGGGGGAGGGACCTAATATACGCTATCTTAAGCAGAGTATTTCTAAAGACTTCTGTGTCGAAGAATAGCTCCTTATATGCGTATATAGCTTCCGTGCTCTCACCCGCTATGTCTGATATAGTAGAGATAGGGGCATTGCTGAATAGGAGGCCTCTAAGTATAGCTCTACTAGCGGGAACCCTATCCATAAGTAGGGCGACCCTGTACTCCGAGTGCTTGGAGTCTTCAGGCTCCCTAAATACCTCTACTAGCGCTTCCTGCCCTAGGCTATACGCCTTAGGCAGGGCTTTTCTCTTGGAGTAGTTCTCAGCCGATAGAAAGTCTACTACCTCCAAGTACCTCCAAGAAGGAGACCTTACTTCAAAAGAAGGTATTGTCTTACGCTGAGAACCCATATAAGTCTGCCCCTTCCTCAGGGACATTCTTCGTCTGGTGTAGCCGAAGGATAATGTCCCCCAGGCCATGGAATACTTTCTTGAGAGAGTTCTCAAGCTTTGCGTACTCTTCCGGCCCTATCTGCTCAGATAAAGTATAGTCATTCATCTGCACAGTAAGCAGGATCCTCCCTAAGGAGTCAAGAGCCTCGCTGAGCTTAGGGATGTACTCAGAGGTTAGTTCTTTGAGCCCAGCTTGCTCTAGAAGAACTGAAGCTACTGTAGCATCTAGGACTTTTTGGTCATTAACCCGAGCGGCCTCCTCCATCATAACTTGCTGCTCCATTGGTATTCCCGGAGGAGTCATAGGAGGAGCCCCAGGAGGAGCCATAGGAGGAGCCATAGGAGGAGCCATAGGAGGAGCCATAGGAGCCATGCCGGGCGGCATTGGAGCCTCCATCCCTGCCTGGAAGTCTGGAGCAGGAGCACTGGGCTCTCCGCTGAAGATAGATCCCAGCTTTAAAAGATTGGTTCTAGGCACTAAATACGCGGTTGTGGTTGCGCTAGAAGTAAGGCCCCGTAAGAACTCCTGGGAGGACTTGACGCTAGCACCCATAGAGGCAAGCTTCTCCACAGCTTGGAACTCTTCTCCCACATTACGGCCATCAATAACATACTCTCCGGCAGATCCCCTACGGGCCCGCACAGAGGCTGAAGCGTTCTTATTTAGACCTTCAGTAACGAGCTTACGGATAGCGTCTGGGTCAGACATAAAGTCTGATTCACTAAGCTGGTTCCTTAGGTACAAGGGCTTGTAAGTGCTAGGAATGAATACAGTAGACTCTCCCTTAGGCCTATATGGCTTGAAAGAGGCTCCGTCTTTTGTAACCACTGCAGTTAAGCCGTGGTCCGCTAGCCTAGCAGTAATCCGCCCGGAGCTGCTGCTGCTAAGATTGTCCAGTTTTTCGGGAAGGGTACATCCTTGTACTTGACCATCAAGAACTTTAATAAAGGTAGCGGTGCCCGCCCTGTATACAGGATCAGCCTTCATTCTCTTAAATAGGGCTGAGGACTCAGAAATGCCTTCAGCGGTGTCTAGCGCACTAACTTTGTCAGTAAGAAGGTAGTCCCCGTTCTCTAGTATACATAGGAACTTCCGGGTGGCCCTCTCTCCGCTTAGGTCTGCAGGCGCCCTAACTACGTAAGCCTTAAGAGTTTTACCGTCAGACTTTAGCAGTTTGTACACACCAGATGTTGTAGGCTCACTAGCCTTTATTGGCGTCTCCTGCGCAGTCACTACCTCAGCAGCATTCTTACGGAAGTCTGCTGCTACGTAGCCAGACTTAAGCGCCTCTTGGTAAGCAAGCTTATACCTATCCCCGAAAACCGATTTAAACTCTTCAGGAGAAGAGAAGCTGCTAAGAATTGAGTAGCTAGCGGATGCCGTCTTTTCGGATTCTTTAGCCTCGGAGAGGGAGTCGATAAAATCCCTGCCGTGGTATTTGACCCCGGACCTGAGAACTTCTTCGCTAGTCTTGAGGATCCCCTTAAAGTGAGACTTAACCTCATTAGGAAGCTTGGACATAAGTAAGGGCAAGTCATAGCTAGCAAACTTACCGGAGGTAGTAGGAGGGGAAGTTATACTGCCAACGTCAGGAGTTCCTAGGTCTTGCAGGCTAACTTCTTTCTGCGATTTTCCTAGGTCGCTACTAGAAGGAGAGCTAACAGTCTTCAAGTACTTCTGCGTCAGCGGGTAGAAAGAGCCGCCTGTGGGGTCAAAGAAAACCTCTGGGGACTTAATCTTACCGCCGGCAAGCATAATAGGAATATGAATCTCCACTTCACCTATTAGGCAAATAAATATCCCTGAAGCTGTATTTTTCTCAAGGGAGCTCTCTAGAGTCTTAAAGTGAACTATAGAGTTAGCTAACTCCGGGCTCTTAGCCCCCAAAGTAGCGTGGGCTTTCTCACTAAAAAGCTGCTCAAACTGCTGCTTCTCTGGAGAGCTGTCTCCTTGGTTTACCATAAGGCTTCCAGTACGGGGAGAGATAGCTGCTAGTTTAATCATTGGAACTACCTTTTTGTAAATGTGAGAATAAGCTAAATGTGCCCGCGCCACTAAGATCATGCAGTGAGTGGCTAGCTAGTCCTGGAGCAAGGTTCTTTAGAGTCCTCAGCTTTGACGTGCTATTAGCCAAAGCATTGCTAGTAGCAGCAACTTCTTCTACTAAGTTAGGCAGCGCTGCCAGGGCAGACGCTGCGGCTAGACCCCTTAATAGGCTTCTTTTGTTTGAGTCTTCTACTGCAGGAGAGTATGTGAGAGCCGCTGCGCCTGGGAGTGCGGCTGTACCTAGCAGCCTAGTGAGGGCTTTGGAGCCTTTAAGGATACTCTTATAGGTGTCTCCAGCGTCGTGGAGCCTTTGGGCGTGCCCCACCTCGTGAGCAAACACATCAGGATCTGAAGTACCCAGAGCTAAGCGCTTTTTATCTATATCGTAAAAGCTGCCACCGGAAGACTTGCCTACCTGCATATCTGCTAAAGAAGGCTCGTCTTCTATGAACTTCTTAGAGTAAGAATATATTCTTACCATGTCTTCTGGAGAAGCATTTAGGGCCTTAGCCGCCCTTGTGAGTCCAGAAGCAGTAGTAAGGGCCCCTATAGTTAGCGGGGCTGCCTTACCTGCAGGCTTTTGAGATAATCCCCGCATAATGTAGGCCCTTACTTTCTATTTTACATAGGAGGAGGCATAGCCCCCGGTGGAGGGCCCATTGGAGGCCCCATCGGAGGGCCCATTGGAGGGCCCATCGGAGGAGGACCCATTGGAGGGCCCATCATAGCTGGGTCCATAGGAGGGGGGCCCATTGGAGGTGCGCCCGCCCCTCCTTCTAGGAACTTCTGCTGAAGCTCAGTGAGTACCCCTAGGATCTTAGCTAGGCTAGAGATATCCTGGGAAGTGATCTGAGAGCCAACGAGCTGCACTTCCTCGGGAGTTGCAGCGTCCGCAATCTGAGCAGCCTGAGCCATCTTCTCAAAAGGCATCTGAACTAGCCTTCCCGAGTCGATAAAAGCTTGGTGCATGCCCATGATGTAGGCTTGCTTAACAGAACTTTGCTTCTCTAGAGCTTCTATAGCTTCTTCTGCTCGATCTATCTCATCTTGGTAGCTTCTGTACCCCCCATAACCACCACCCGCAAGGATTCCCAGTAGTGCCGGGGTCTTAGAAAACCTGCCTAGCGCAGCCGCGCCTAACGCAGCCCCGCCTATCCCCCCAACGGCACCATACCCTAATGGCTTAAGTACCCCTCTAAGAGTGCCTTCAGGTAGAGTCGTAACTTCATCGATCTCTTCCTCAGACATTCCTGCAGCTCTGAGTTTAGACTCTGCGTCCATAGCACCCATAGTGCCATAGTTTAGCCCTCCTCGGGCTTGCTTAATGAAGGACATATTATGCCCCAATCCCTAGGCGGCGAAGAATGAGAGCTGCTTTCTTCTCCTCGTCCTCTGCTGCCTCCACCTTAGAGTGAGGGGCGTTCTTCTGAAGAGAGTTAACCTCTTGCTTTAGCTCTTTGAGCTGCTCATTCTGCTTCTTCTCGTGGACCTCAGTCTGAAGGAAGCTGTCAGACTTCCCCTCAGCAGCCTCTTTGATTCGGCCAATGTAAGCTGCTCGCTCTGGGCCGTTCATCCCGACCATAGTGCGGAGAGCTGCTAGCTTATCGCTAGGTGCAAGATAATCAGGAAGGAAGTGGCCTACCTCTGATGCAGTCTTTTGGACTAGGTAAGCAAGAACTTCCATGTCCGCACCCGAAGAGCTCTCTGCAACGGCGCTAAGAGGCATAACAGCAGTCATGCCTGCATCCCCGGTGCCGTCAACTTTCTTGACTGGGTTCTCTCGGACAGCGCCCATGTTTTCTTTCTCTTTATCTCCGGGATTAGCTGGCGCCGGGTTAGCGTCGTTCTCAGCAAGCTTACGAAGAAGATCGATAGCGCTCTGAACCTGGCTTACTTTCTCTCCTTTAGCTTTCTCAGCTTTTTGCCCGTGGTGCATAGACACCTCTGTGGTGTCAGCAGCTACAGCATCTAGCTTTTTGCTAGGGAGAGCAGCAGTGGCTGCGTAGCCTTCGCTCTGCCTAGGCCCAGCCTCAGTCTCTAGGTCTCCTGGGTTGCTAGGAGGAACATTTGCTACAGCAGAAGCACGCTTCAGCCACTCAACAGCCATAATAGCCTGAGCAACCTTCTCATCGTCGGAGCCTTCGTTGTTCTTAACAACAACCTGGGCTAGAGCGTCAGAAAGCTCTTCTGCTGCCTCGCCTGCCTCTTCGCTCTTAGATGCGTACTCCTGAAGCTCCTCAATAGCCTCCATCGTAGAGTCGCTAGCGCGGTCATCCTCTACAATGTCAGTCATGATCTCAGAGACTTCATCCTCGGACATCTCCTCCACATCCTTGTCATCCGCCTTAAGCGCGTGCTTACGGAAGGCCAAGTTCGCTGCGATCTTCATCTGAAGCTCGGAGCTGTAGGGAGGCATGGCGCCACTGGATACCAGGCTTCGCTGTAGCCCGTGAATAAATGCAGTTTTTAGTAAGCTCATATTAAGTTCTCCGAGCTATGAAGGGAGGGTAAAGACTACTTACAATGTTGTGTAGTAGCACATTACTCTTCAAGATTAAACTATCTTCGTGTGTACCGCTGGTACGGCCTTACGTACCTGCCATACTCATCGACGTACCTTCTCTGATTAGGGTACTGCTCATAGTAGTCGTAAGTGGAAGGAAGAGGCGGGCCCACAGGGGTCTCAGCCTTGGTTCCAACTAAATTACCTAAAGACTCACCCGCAGAAGCTAGGTAGTGCGAGGGATTTATAGCTTCTGTTCCAGGAACTATGCCCCAGGAAAGCATTCCCATAGGCCAAGTAGCAAGAGTACCAATTCCTTCGCCAACAGCGTGACCTACGTTACCTAGGTAGGTTCTACCTGAGCCTGCTTCAGGGCCATAGGCCAGTGCGGACCCTACTGCCGCTATAGGCATACCGCCTATGAGGCCTACCTTACCGACTTGCTGTAAGCTCCTTCCAGCTAGGCCTAAGCCTTCACGGGCGGCATCAAGTTTTCGCCCATCTTGTAATGCCGACCGTAGTCCTTGGTATCTCATACTCACACGAGGGTCCACCGCTAAGGCTCCCCGTACAATGCCCCCCTTACCAAATACTCCTCCTTGTAGAGCTCTGGCCCCGAGGACAGGGGCGTGGCCCATGTACAAGCCCGCCCCAAGGCGACCGTAAAGAAGTCTCTCAGGTATTGATTGAAACTGCCCTTTTTGAGTCAGTACATCTGCTGCTCTTCTAGCGTAGTAGCCACTCTGCTGCCCTAACCTTTGGCCTAATGTGGTATTACCTCTAATAACTTCTTTTACTCTAGACTTGCCTATTTCTTTAGCAGACTTTGCAGCAGCTTCTGCTCTCTTAAGATCTGCTGCTAAAGCAGTAGTATCTTGGCCCGCCGCCTGAGCAGCTCTCAGTTCTGTTCTTAGCCGGCTAACATTAGCTTGCGCCTGCTCCAAAGCTTGAGTGCTAGCTTGCTCAGCTCTTTGAACTTGGCCAGCCACATCCTGCCCGTAACTTTTAATCCTAGACTGCTCTAAAGACCTGGCTTTTGCTTCTGCAGCTGCAGCCCCTCTTCTTTCAGATTCTAGAGCCTGTCTTGATTTTATGAATCCCTGCTCGCCCTCTCTTAGGCCAGCCGCCCTATTATACGCGCCTCTTTCTATTCCCGAGCCCCTATGGATGTTCTTTTCCATCCACTTCTCAAGCCTGGGACTAGCTTTTATAACGTCGTCACTGAGGCCTACAAAAGGAGCTTTTGCGTAGCTAAGAGCAGTTCTAATCGCAGAGGCGTCTTTCTCCATTCCTAAGGGAAGGGGAACTAAGTCCATGCTGTCCATCAGTACCTTCCTCCTGGGCCCCTGCCTATCTCGCCTGTAAGTATAGATGGAAGAGGATCAAATCCAGAGATCTGCGCAACTTCACCTTCTGTAGCAGCCTGAACCATGACTTTCTTTTGATGTCTAAAAGCAAGTCTCTGCATCCAGTTAGGGTTCAGGAGAGGAGTTCTTGTAGCTGCGGCCACTTCCGGTACAAACTTAGGCTTAGTCGCAGAAGTCTCTACTGAGTCCAGCTTTGCTTCTCTAAAATCACGCAGCATGTCTTTGTTTACCTGAGTTCCTGCTACGTGCTGAAGAGTGTTCCTGGTTAAAACCCTACCGTGAGCATCTTTAAGCTTAGTCTTTCGGCCCGACTCATTGAACGCCTTAACGGCTGTGTTGTAGGAAACGACTTCTCCGGGAAGAATATCCCCTATACGCTCGGTAGGCTTTACGTAATTAAACTGAGCTTTTACGAGGTTCTCGAAGTGCTTAGGGTCAGCCTTGATCCCTGCTTCAGCGTATACTTCCTTCAAGGAGTTGGCCACGTAAGCCCTACCCGCCCCTAGGCCCTTATGCTTAAATATATCTGTAGGATTAGGGATACCGGAGCTCAGGACGTCGCCCGCCTCTAAGACCTGCCCTTTTTTAACTTTAAGGTCTCTCTTCGGTGGCACATAATGAGACATGCCGTTTATTTTAAGGTCAAAGCCGCCTTGAGGAGCCTTACTAATCTCTTCTACTTTACCAGAGGTCTCTGACACTGGTGCCTTGTAAGCAAAGCTCTTTGGCATCTCCACGAACTGCTTAAACGCAGCTAGGCCTCTAGGCTTATTAACATCGCCCTTCACAAGGCTCACCCCATGCTTAGAGCTAAGTGTCATCTGAGTAAGAGGCTCGGTAAGTGCCTGGCTGCTACGGATTCCAATGTTAGACCCAATATCGTAATCCTTGCCAAGTACATCTCTTCCTGTGCACTTCTGGCAGACTCCGCCATCTTTCTCGCAAGTCATAGAGGAGCGTACTTTAACCTTGCCCTTAAGAGTACGCCGTACCTTAGAGTCTACATACTTATTAGACCCAGCAAGGTATCTTCCTTCGAGGTTTTCCTTGCCGGCATCTAGCATAATACCGTTGGTTGTGCCGCAGTCTGTGTCCGAGACAACCAAGGGGCTCATGACATTGGCCATGACCTTTTGCATCTCACCGGGAGCGTAGGTACCAATAGCTGCCTGCTGCCCAAGGTCTCGTGCCTCTTGAGCAGAGATCCACGCCTCTGCAGGAGAAACACCTTCTCCGTAGCCGCGTTCTACTAAGTACGGAACAGGAGCACCCTTCTTACCGCCTACTACTACGGGAGAGGATACAGTCTTCATCAGCTGTATCATATTACCTTTAGCGCCAGACCGTGCTTGAAAGCCCATATCCCCTTGATGGGTAGAAGTGGCTTTTATCATACGAGCTTGCGCTTTAAGGAGTATATCTGTGATCTTAGCGTCCGACTTAGCGGCTTTCATCTGGCGCCGAGCATCTTTTATAATCGGATCTCTCTTCTTGTACTCGGGCTCTATATCATCTAGGCCTACACTGAGGCCCTCGTAAGTAGAGATCTCGTCCCCAAGTCGCTTAATCTCAGGCGCAACCACAGAGTACTTGTCTGGGTCTGCCATAGCCAGAGAGTTTAACTGAGCCTTTACGTCGTTGTGCACGAAGTTAGGGCCCACATCGTACCCCTGAGGAAGGGTAGAATTTACCAAAGCCTGACCTAGAGTCCCTCTATACATAGCGTACTCTCCTTAAGCGTAGCCCTGAGTAAACATGTTGTTGGGGCCTTTACTTACCATCTTGTCTGCAAAGTGGCCCTCAGGAATACTGGAAGCGTATATGCCGCCGCCAAACCCGGCTACACCTCCTATAACCTTACCTTTGTTCATATCTAAGTAAGCCATAGTCCTGTCAAAGCGGTTTACGCCTTGGTTCTTAAGGAATGCGTTATAGTTGGACTTAGACGCTGCCAGCCTCTGCTGAGCTCTCGCGATATCAGCCTTGTTCTGAGACTTTAAAGCGGAGGAAAGCTGTTTCTGCCTACCCTCCAAAACTTTTTCATATTTGGCTAAGCCCCGCTGGTTCTTTACACCCCCCATCCATCTTTGATTAGCCAGGCCACGAGAAGCGTTTAGGCCTTTGAATGCCTTCGACCCGAGAGCGCCAGCTCCGCTGAAGGCTAAGCCTCCTAGGAATCCGCCAGTAAAACCTTTAATTATATTTTCAGTCGTGTAAGATTCGGCAGTAGCCGCACCCATAGCGCCGAAACCCACAGCAGAGCCTAAAGGCCTTATAAAGTTTGGGCCCTTAGCACCAGCTAGGATCTTAACTCCTTCTTTAGCCCACCCAGGAACCGCAGCTCCAGCAGCACCAGTAAGCTTACTAACGCCCTTGCCAGCCTTCCAAGCGTTAGATATAGCTGAAATAGCAGCAGGAGAAAACGCCTCTTTGGTCAGGCCTTGGTACTCCGCTAGCGCAATCGCGCAGCCAAGATCATAAGCAATCTTTTCTTGTTCAGTAAGCATAGTAAACCCTTAGTTCATAAACACTGAGTCTAGGTTCTTACTCAGCTCTATTGGGTCGCTGTAGCTGTTCCCCGCCACATGCTTATTATGCTCACGCATGTTCCTAGTAACAGAATCGCTGTACTCTTCTTCAGACTTTTCTTTTATGTCTTCCTGAGAAGAAGTCTGCTCAATAGCTACTTGCTGGAACTGGTTGGCGTTAGCTAGGGCTAGCTTTACGCCGATGTTGTAGGCTAACTCTAGCTTGTTCATTTTTACTATTTCCTTATCACTACGGGGTCATTTAAGTTTATGGTCCCAGCTCTGTAGGCGGCTAGTGCCTCGCCCCTAGTATTAAAAGTAGTAGTAGCTTTGTTAGACTTTTTAGCCATTCCGGCCATCTGCATACCTGCTACCGCTTCCATCGCAGGAGTAGCGAGGGCCTTGCCGTGAGTGATATCTCCGAATACGTTTCTAGAAACCATCATCTTCTTAGCGTCTTTTATGCCTGCGTCTGTAGCAGGAAGATGGACCTGTAGCGCATCTCCGTCGTAGTCAAGGTTCATACCCTTCTCTATAAAGGGGTTAACCTGTATGGTCTTACCCTTCACTAACTTAGGGTAGCTACCCACTAGTCCGTGCTTGTAGAGAGTAGGCGCTCTGTTAAGTATTACAGGCCGCTTATTCATCTCTGCTATGAGCTCATTTCTAGCAGTAGAGTCCCTATCTTCTATTCTCTTTTTAGCATCAAGGGCACCCATACCTCTCTTTACGAGATTCTTAGTCACGTACGGAGTGTACATGCTCCAAGCCATTTCTTCAGGTAAGCCCACTTCGTCCATATTTAAGGAAGGATCTGGGGCTGCAGTTCCTCGGCCTGTAAGGTTGAGCCTCTTTGTAAGCATCTTCCCTATGTAAAAGCCGGACTTAGTTCCTGCAATAGTGTTTACTATTCCCTTTGTGCCTGCCTGCTCCAGCTTAGGAGTAGCAGGCTTATCTAGTCCAACTACGGCCCCAACCGTCTGCTGCATGTGCTTACGAACATCTTTAATATCTTCGTCAGCCAAGCCAAGCTTCTTTGCCTGCTTAAAAGCATCTGCAGCCTGGATAGTATCTTTGTACAGATGATTGATATCAGAGACCAGTAGGTCCCCGGACTTAGATGGAACTATAGGTCGCATATTTGGAGGAAGAACTGAGATGTTCTTCATCATATACGCATCGCCAGCCTTAAGGTTGTTCTTCTTAAGAGCTCTAAGCGCCTTAATTTGTTTAAGCTGGTTATCTCGTTCTGCGCCCTTTACCTTACCTACTGTCTGCCCCAGAGATCGTAACTTTGACTCAGTATCTATGGCGTTAAGCTCTTTACGAATGGCTTCTCCACCTCTCTCGGCCAAGTCGTTATCCAGGTCCTTTTGAGACTTACCTAGTAGCCTTCTAGAGGCATCTTTAAACAGGGGATTCATAACAGACTCTGGTAGCTCAATGTGAGACCACCTGTTACCAGTGAGACCACCTGTTTTCCCTAAGTCAAACAGTCCTCCAGACTCTGGGCGCAAGTCCTTAGCAGTAACCATCTTAGAGTTGTTGATAGCCCCATGAGACATCTGCTTAACTTCGCCGTCAGTCATGGGAACTAGGGACACGTTGTTGCCCTGACGGTTATACTTAAGGCCTGCCCCTGCTAGCATACCTTTGAACTTGTTAAACACTGGGCTCTGCTCTGGCTGAGGGATTGGCCTATTGAGCTGGACAGCTCGCCAGTACTCGGAGTTCTTAGATCCCTTAATAGTCGCATTCTCTTTGAGAATATCCCGAGCATCATGGGCAAGGACAGAGTTAATCTCCATCATACCCATACCCTTAGCCCCCGCAGAACCTCCTCTAGCTGGGGCGTCATTAAGGTCGTAGCCGCCCTCGATTCCTCTAGCGCTAAAGTTAGTCTCAGTACTCTTAAATAGCTTGTAAGTATACTGAGGGCCTACCATTATCCCTTTGATCTTCTTACCTGTAATAGGATCAAAGACTGTTTCTTTATCTTTTAAGCCATGCTCTTTGAGCATCTTTTTGGCCATCTTTACGTTGTTTACCTTCTGAAACTGAGGAACAACAACCGGCTTACCGGTCTTGTCAGCAACCTTAGCTAGAGCAGTCTCCACAACCTGCGCAGGGTTAATACGGGATACAACTCCAACGCTAGTCCAGAGCATATCTAAGGGCTTGCCCTTCTCATCCTGGACCATCTCTTCGTCTTCTATAATCTTACTGATTACGCCTTTACCGCCGTACCGGTTAGCTACCTTATCTCCTACCTTAGAAGGATTCTCACTCTTAATAGTGACAGTGACCTGCTTGTGCCCTCTCTCTACGTCAAGGACCTCCCCTTCTACGTCTTTATCCCAGACCAGTGAGTCATCAGAAAAAGTCCTACGTAGAGACTTATGTATCTTACCGAACATTTTATTCTCTACAGAAGGCTCCGCTTTCCTTAGCACTGTCGCTATAGGGTCGCCCTTCTTAATCTTCATCCCAGGCTTAATTACTCCTGAGTCGAGCTTACCGTACTGGTCTTTGTTAAACTCTTTTGGAAAGTTAGAGAAGTGCTTCTTTGTGTCTAGGTGAGTGTCTTTATCTAAAGGTATAACCTTCTTTACGACCTCTACACTTGTCATTTTGTTAGCCGCGCTGCGGGATACCACAACAGCGTCATTGGAGTTTAGGCCCTGGTACGCCATGTAGCCGACCTTAAGGTTCTTCCCGAGAGCTAAGGTACCGTTTCTAGTAAAGTTGCTGTCAGCGAGAGCTTCGCCCTTAGCCACCTTATCGCCCTTCTTTAGCTTAACCTCGTGATGCATCATAGTCTTAGATGCCATAGGGAAGTTAGTAGCGTACGGTACCTTGTGGGTCTTGCCACTATTGCCCTTAATATGGATGAAGTCCTTATCTACTTTAGAGACTACCCCCGCTTCTCTCGCACGGGGGAGAGTAGCAACTCCTATGGTTGTTTCCATAGACTGCTCTCTGTCTGTGACAGAGTCATCCTTGGACTGGACTAGTGGGACTTCCCTGTCTTTAAGGCTCAAAGCCTGCGTAGAGTACTTAGCGCCCATGCTTAGTCGGTTACCTTGGCTAGACTCGATCATAGGCACTAAGTTAGTAGCTATTCCGTGCATACTGTTAGGGCTATCTACTTGGTACTTAACGTCTTTAGGCTTCAGCTTGCGCACTGTTCCTTTTGTAAAGGTATCAACGTTGCCCTTCGTAACCTCCTGGTTGGGAAAAGCGATGTTAGTGTTCATAACCTCGCTAGATGGAACGTACTTTCTTTTTCCAGTCTTAATGTCTTTTACTGGTGTGTACAGATTTCCATCTTTGTCTTTCATGGCGCCCAGGGACATTCTAGTAGATATACCTATCTGCCCTGACTCAGGAGTTCTATAAGGGTCCATCACCCCAAAGTTGCTGGAGTGAAGAAGCCTTACGCTGGAAGGCACTGCTCGTGCGCTGCTGATGCCTCCTTCTCCTAGGCGAGTAACTGCAGACGCGCTGTCTAGGATCTCCACCGGATTAATCTGGCTTGGAAGTTGCGCAAGCTGGCTCGTAGTAATAAAGCTGCGAAGCGTAGGAGTGAGCGCCGAACTGGGGAGAATCTCGTCTACCTTTTTACGGCTCGTAACGTCCGCTTTATTTCTGAACTTAAACCCTATCTCGTGCTTTTTAACCTCTAAGCGCTCTTTTATGAAGTCTTCAGGGGAGACTAACTTCTGAAACTCTAGAGAATCTCGGTCGTCCTCTGGCTCCTCTTCGTTGTAAACCTTAAGGATCTTGTTCCCTGCCTGAAGTAGAGTCTGAGCGCTTACTCGATCATGGCTCTGCCCTAGAGTCTTCTTGGTTACGCCTGCATCTATTCGAGTCTTCTCAAACTCTTCGCTAATAGCTCTCTGCTTATCTAGAATGCTAGCGTGAACCCTCTTAGAAGGCGGAACAATCTTAGAGTAGATCTTATTAATGTGGGACTCTCTGTTGGAGTCGAACTTATCTCGGTTGCGGTCCGCTAGCTCTTTACCAAAGCTCTTCTGGATGTCTTGGTGAGAAGCGCCCATGCCCCTAAGAACAGAGTATGCGGGTATCTTAGTAGTGCCGTACTCTATGTTCATGTCCCCAGTTTCTGGAGTCATGGACATACGAAAGTTCTGGCCCTTAGAGAGGTTAAAGCTTGCCTCTATATCCTCGTTTTCCCGCCTACGAGTGTAAACTCCAGGCCGAGTACGAAGCTGATGCATAAGAGAATACTCATTGCCACCTACAACCATAGTCTGGTTGTTAGTGACATGTGGTACTCTCATAAGAGTGTGGTTCTTCTTTTGATCTATAATCTTACCGGTCTTGCGGTCCTTAATAGTAACGTTAGCCTTAACACTCTCATTAAGCGACCCGCCGAGCATAAGAGCCTTCTTGTGGTCGTTATAGGAGAAGTCTTTAGCCTCTACCTTAGGGGTAGATATATGGATCTCCCTGTGAGTCCCAATAATAGGGAAGAGGCTCTGTACGCCCTCTACTGCGGCGTTCCTAACCCTGTCTCTTTTTTCATCCACATTCATGATGATAGGGCTGAGACCATCGGATGATTCTTTAATCATAGACATAGTCTACTCCACGCAAAATCGGCACCTAATTATGACACAAGTATGTGGTCGCAGCAACTACGCTTGTATGTGGACAAGATTGCGACTAGCCCTACTTAAAAGTACGGCTCAAAACACCAGCTGTCTCTCGATAGACTTCCACGTTAGCTGGTGCAACCTTCTGTCACAGAAGGGAGTGTTCTAAATGGGTAAGTCCAAGAACGCTAATAATAAGAACAGCGCCGGTATTGGCGCTAAGGCTCGTAAGGGCCAGGCTCGTAAGAGCAACAAGGGCCGTATGGGCCCAAGCGCTGCCGAGGCGCGGCTCCACCAAGATGTGGAGCGGGCGGGGAAACTCGCTGAGCAGATCGCCAAGGGGACGGCGACTGCAGGAGCTGCCAATGAGCTCCGCGGCCTGTTGGAGGCTGAGCTTCGCGGCGGTCGCGGAGCCGAAGGGCTGAAGCGGCTCTGGGCCGCTCTGGAGACTCTAGTCTCCGCCTCTGAGGCTAAGCGCCTCAAGTCGGCGGGGGATCTGGGCGCGCCGACAGCCACTGCTCTCCTCAGCCTCTTGGAGGGGCTCGGTTCAGATCGCTTCAGCGGAAGCACTGATCCCTTAGAGCTCCTGCGCCGGCTCCGAGGCCTTGTTCTCAAGAACAGGGTGTTCGGGGGGCGCGGGGAGGAGGGCCGCACCATCTGGAACAACTCGCCTCACAAGCGAGTATTCCTTGGAAACGTTCCCGAGGTCGAAGACCTCAACGCTGCGGGGTCGGCGTTTGAAGGGGCGCTTCTTGTGGTGGTGGAGCCGGGGGCGAGCTTTAACCTCCCTCAGGGTGCAGTTGCGTGGACCACGCATCTTGTACCCTGCGAAGAGGGCAAGGGCTCGAAAGAGCTGCGGGCCCTCTTCGCCCCCAAGGCGCTTGTGCACTCCGTCCTCCGGGTGGAGGGGCAGGAGGATGAAGCGGTGAGCGAGGTGAAGGAGGTGGGCCTGCGCTCCCTCTGCAGCCTCATCCTGGAGAGGGCGCTGGTTCCAGTGCCCTCCGGGGACGGGAGCGAGGCGAAGCTCCGCCCACTCCAGGGCCTCGCCCTCGTCGGCCGCGTGTTCGCGGCAGCAGCGGGCCTCGGGGAGGTCGTAAAGGCGTCCATCCGGGCCACCGAACTCCTGGAAGGCTGGGAGGGGCGAGAGAAGAGCCGCTCCTACGCCTTCTGCTTAGAGACCGCGGAGGCGTGCGGTCTCAAAGGGCGGGAGTGGTCACTGGAGCCGCAGCGAGTCCGCGCTGCGGAGATCTTGGCAGAGGCTGCGTTCTCGGCAGAGTTCGCAGAGGGTCCCGCCGCGGCCTGCTGGCAGTACGACGCCGAGACATACTCCCATC